ATGGGATATAACAAATCTTTGAGGTACAGCCGTCACGACGGTACCACTTGTGTAATTGACAACCACCATTTGAAGAGCTTGGGAGCCGTGTTACACGATGTCAGACGTAAAAAAGATCGCATCCGTGAAGCGGAATACGAGCCCATTATCGATATCGCCGATCAATACATGGTGACCGAGGATCCATTTCGTGGACCCGGCAAGAATGTAAGGATCACCCTTTTCAAGGAAATTAGACGTGTCCACCCAGACACAATGAAGCTGGTATGCAACTGGAGCGGCAAAGAATTCCTTCGCGAGACTTGGACCCGTTTCATCTCTGAAGAATTTCCCATCACCACAGACCAAGAAATTATAGATTTGTGGTTTGAGCTTCAGCTACGACCAATGCACCCTAACCGTTGTTACAAATTCACTATGCAGTATGCTCTCTGTGCCCATCCCGATTATGTCGCTCACGATGTGATCCGCCAGCAGGATCCCTACTATGTAGGACCTAACAATATCGAGCGTATCAATCTTTCCAAGAAGGGTTTCGCTTTCCCACTCACATGCCTACAGTCCGTCTACAATGACAACTTTGAGAATTTCTTTGATGACGTTCTGTGGCCGTATTTCCACCGTCCCCTGGTGTATGTAGGTACTACGTCTGCCGAAATTGAGGAGATCATGATTGAAGTTTCTCTGTTGTTCAAGATCAAGGAGTTTGCACCCGACGTGCCCCTATTCACCGGTCCAGCCTATTAAATAACTATCTTTTAAAACTAAAATTTTCTAAGTTGTCTAAATCATCATCTATCCACTCATGAACAATATCATTGTCGATACTATTTTTATCAATATCAATTTTATCAATATCAGTTTTATCATTGTCGATATCGTTTTTATCAACAACAATTTTTAACTTTTCCTCATCATCTATAGTATCCGCTTTAATTTTATCCTCGTCACATACCACCACTTGATTGATATTGTTTTCTTGTAAACGCATTGTGTTTTTAGGTTGCGGCGATTCCGCTACAATTTCTATCTGTCGTTTATTTTTAACTCCTACACTAATTTTATGCATCATTAAAATTATACTCTCAAAAAGTTCTACCACTTCTTCTATTGTCATAACGACTATGTCGTCGCCAATTTTTGATGCCAATTTTTCTTTTAAGCTCACGTTCCACTTCATCAGCTTTATTATATCGCGAACATCTGCTTTAAAACCAGCTCTCTTCATGAATACCAATAAATCCATATCGCGTTTTGCTAAAGAATTATCAAATTATGAAATTTTAAAAAATTTAGACGAGAATGACTGTCAATCTTATAGTAACGTATTTTTATGTAAAAAAAAAGGTGAACAAAAAATGTATGTTTGCAAAATAGTTAAATCATCAACCTTTAATTCTTTAGAGTTTGATGTTCACATATTAATGAAACACAATATAAATTTTATTAAACTACATCACTTCGTATTCAACAATGAAGAAGATATTTTGTTGATAATGGATTACGTAAAAGATGGTGATTTGTTTGAGTTGGTAAAAAAGAATGACATCAAATTGGATGAAGCTACGTGTAAAAAACTTATTTTAACACTAGTAACAGCTCTTAACGATCTGCATAGAAAAAATATAATACACAATGATGTTAAATTAGAAAATTTACTGTATGATCGTAAAAAAAAACGCCTGTACGTGTGCGATTACGGATTATCAAGAATAACCGGTACACCTTCGTTATACGATGGTACCACAGTATACTTTTCACCTGAAAAGATTCGCCATGAACCATATCAGGTCTCTTTCGATTGGTGGGCTGTTGGAGTTGTCTCATACGAAATTTTATCGTGCGAATATCCATTTGATATAGACGAAGAAAATGAAGAGGAAATGGACAATATGGAACCAGAAGATATGCTTCCTCTATATTCCAAACCGTTGCCTCCCATCAAAAATATTTCAAAAAAAGCCATGAATTTTGTGAAACAAATGTTGGAGTTAGACATCAACAACAGACTGAGTTCTTACGATGAAATAATAAAACATCCATTTCTAAAATTCTAATATATTTTTTTATTTTTACATCTTCATATTTTGTAATATTATAGCACTAGCTTTATCGTACGCATGGTAAGCCTCAGACAATGACACAATATCATCAAAGTGTTTATGGTGTTCAGCCAAACACACAAACTTTTTCACAACGTCCCCGATTACTTCGACGTTAGGTTGATTTGCTAGCATATACTGTTCTAAAACTTTAAAATAAAAATTAAATGAAGCGCTAATGCGCGTTCTTAATTTACTTTTATACAATTCCAACCAGTTATGATTATGGTTTAAAACTACTCGTAAGGTACAATTAACTAACATCATTTCAAATTTATCTTTTTCCCCAAAAATATTGCTTTCTAACAAATCCAGTATTCCTTCAAACGACACATAACATTCGTCACATTTCAAAAGCCTCAAATCGATATCAACCCCGTTTGTATAAAAAACTTGATCATTACAACATTTCACCTTAAGTCTATCACAAGTCAATATCTTCTTATCCACCTGTTCAAACCCGCACTCTATCATTTTGTAAAGAATATCGTCAAAATTGTAGTACACGGTGGATTCATCGAAAAATATGGACAACATTTTAAATTATGAAGAACAAACAGAATGGAACCGATTAAATGATGTACACATAAATATAACAAATAAATGCAATATTAGCGAAGCAGAAAAGGTTTTTATTGACACTATTATATTTCGGTGCAAAGAAATGATGACCAAAGAAAACAAGAAAAAAGTCTTCAAAATTATACAACCTCTATTGGATGAAACAAAAAACGCCTACGAAAAATTCACTACTGAAAATGAGTCCGAGTTAATTTGCGAAAAATAAAAATTCTTGAAATCTTGAAACAAAGTCCGACTCATCTCACAATTTGTGAACATATTTCGTGAAACCATTTCGCGAAACAACATTTACAAAACTCCGTCTACAACTCTCCGTATACATCTCCGTGAACGCGACGAGTCCGAGTTAAAATCAGATTCTGAGAGAAAAAACTTTTTCGCATTTTAACTCGGACTCATCTCAGCATTCGTGAAACAGTTTCGCGAAACGTTTTACAAAACTCGGTCCACAACTTTGTGAACGCGAAACGTCGGTCCACAACTTTGTGAACGCGAAACGTTTTACAAAACTCGGTCCACAATACGCGAATGAGATGAGTCCGAGTTAAAATCAGAGTTTGGAGAGAAAAAACTTTTTCGCATTTTAACTCGGACTCGTATCTTTTTGTATTAAATTTGTTAATTCCATACAATTTTTTTGTAACGCAATTTTGTATTTTTAACATCTTGTTCTAATAATTCTAATGGTCTTTTAGACAGTATATAACGTATAACTAATTTAGTAACCTCGGCATGTAATTTACTTAACATAGAATTATACATGTAATCAAACTGTAAAATAAAATGTGTACCCCATTTGTGTTTTTGTAACATTTTTTCCAAATTAAATCTTTGTACATCACTGTATACCATACTATTTACCCATACATAAACATTATCCATTTTAAAGCAGTTTATTCTGTACCGTTGAGTGTTAGTATCGCGTACTTTCATATTGAAAATTACGTCACCATTAGGATAGTTTTTTGATAAAATCATAAAATCTTCCACGTCTTGTTCGGTACCATCTTCGTTCTTCAAATTATGAAGATCATTTTTTTTTTCCAAATCATACAAAATCATAACCAAATCTTTGATAAGTAAACGAACATTACTTACACAATCCATGTGTCTCAGTACACGCTTCTTAAGTTGTAGCATGTTCTGATAAAAATTATCATAATACAATTCATGGTTTAAAGATTTGTCTTCTACAAATTTCGGCACCATTCCGTTAGAATAAAGAATTTCAAACAGCTTTTTATAACTTTTTTCACCGGTTACTTCATTTTTAATTTGAGTAGTGTTAATAATACTATTGCTGTTCTTCAATTTTCTTTCTTCACTTCTCCAACTATACTTTGTCTGAATATTTTTACGTCTATCAACTGCTTTATTACTATTTATACGTTCCATAACCGAAGATATATCAGAAGGACCCAAACCGATAAGCAATACATAAAATAATTGTTCAACCATATGTTGTTGCACAGTATACCCGTCTCTCATGCGCAATTTCAAGATACGCGCTGACGTCACCGAATCAACATGTTTTATAATGCTTTCTGTAGGGTACCACATAGAGTCTACTTTTAATAGTTGCAACATCTTGGTTGTTATGTAAAACTTGGAATCTTTGATAGTAATTTCAAATGCGTTACCATACAATGAATGAAATTTTTGCAAGTACACCTCTGCAGGAAAACGTTCATTTTTTACGTAGTCAATACTAGAGTGACATACGAACATGTGACAAGTGGTAGTTTTAAATTTATTAAACCATTTATGGTTTTCGGATACATCGTCACTAGGTGATGGTGGCGATGGTGGTGTACCTTCATTTGGTTGATTTGGTTTACTGGACATTTTCAACGGTACATTGTTATAATTTATATTATTTAAAGATACCGTTTTGAAGTTAATTTCTGAATCTTCCATTTCGCTATCTTCGTTTTCGGAATCATTGGTGGTCATTATTTGATCTTCGGTATTCTCGACGTCCATATTGAAATATCCGCTGTTGTCCCTGAAATAAAAAAAATGTTTCAAATTGGAAAATCGAACAGTGTAGACGAATCAGATATTGAATTTCATTTCACCAATACAATAAATTCAATTAAAAAATATTCATATCGTATAATCGATGAACCTATCATAACGAACAAAACTAAATCTGTAAGCGGGTTGGATCAAAACAAGCCGATAAATTGTGTATTCAATTGTACGGGTTCGCAAATATCTGAAAATAATTATGTAATGAGCATGTTTAGAGTGACAGAGTTGTTGCCAAGTATTTTACTACAGACACCGATAAATGTTGTAAAGGTGGTGACCAAAAACCATTTAGAATATTGGTATGTACTGGGTGTACGGAAAGGTTCAGAGGGGAGAGGACTAAGTGCCTACCAAAAAATAATAGTAAATGGTATCGAATACAACAAGCAGATTTGTTTAATTTCGGGTAATGTGCCTGCTGATTTGTTAAAAGCACTGAACAACAAAGAAAAAAACATTAACAACTTACATAGTTTGTGTATATCTTCTCCGAGGTCGGTAACTAACACGGCTGCTGTGAGGCTGATTAAAAATACGAGTGCGACTATGAGCTAATGACTCGCCTTTTATACCGAAGGTGTCTTAATCTAAAAGTCGACGAGAAGCGGTTTCTAAACAACCGTTGACATTGTTAAGAGTTAATGACACGCAAATATTCTTATCGGCATCGAACTGTTCATTTACATCGCAAAAGAATTTGATACCCTCTGGACACTTGTAATAAGAGTCACACTCGAACGGATCCGCAACAGTACCGTAATAACCATTGACACACACTCTATCCATGATCCAAGTTTGTTTCTGCAAATTTTTTACTCCGTGATATATAATCACCTTGATGATTATGAATAGGATGAATAAAAAGGTCGATGCGTTCAACAAGTCCATGATTGGCTTATCTGAAGTATGTATATATATATTCCCCCTAAAAGATTGACCTTTAGCAGTCAACATGTATCGTTTGAGTAAATGTGTCAAGCCTTTAAAATTTTATCCCTGCAAAAATGAAAACGAAATATCCACAGATTGGGAGTCAAGATTTGAGACATGGAACTGGAAAAAACCAACTACTTTACACACTGAAATGTACAACATATTGTTCAAGTACAAAACTAAATATTTAATCAACGGTGCTCCTTACTGGTGTGACCAGTTTAAATGGTTTAATTATAAACGGTATATTAAATTTAACCAAACTGGAATATTGAAGAATCTAACAGAAAAGGATTTTGAGTATTATGATATCAATGGATATGGAAGTGTAGGCAAAACTGTATGTGTGAAATGTTATAGAGAAAATAAATTTGATCACGATTATTTGATACAGGACGACATAGAAAACAGAAAGTTATTGTACGAAAATGAATACTTCAAAAAAATGATTGATATAAAAAATTGGTGCGAGATTTGCAAAAGAACACCATTATTTACCTTAAAACCTTGTAATTTGGATGAAGAAACAGACGATAGCGATTTAGAAGATACAATTGACTGTTACGAGCCCGAAACGGATAGATTTTCAGATAGATTTTCAGATAGATTTTATTATAATAATGACAAGGAAAATATAGATCCGAAATAAAATTTTTAATAAACTATTTTTCTATATTTGTCTTTATTTTTATTTCATGCACAAACAGCTTCCACCGCATATATAATTGCATTTTTCAAAGGACACAGATAAGTTTTGTAACTTTTCCCTAACAATACAATTTTTTGTTTTTCATTACTTAAATGCAAGTCATCAGTATCCGTCACCAACACAAAAACGGAATCGCTATCAGAACAACCGTGCGAATCACATAATCTAACCGCTGCACGGGCTACGCCACTCGTGCTAACTTCATGAGAAATTTTTTTGGAACTCAAATCCAAATCAGTACCGTTCTTGACCACATGGTCGTCCCATAAAAACTGTACCCTTTCTCCATCACTGCCGCTCGAAATTTCCCATTCTAGATTTAGGGTGACATTGTCATACACTCCCTGTACTGAACTGCTATAAGATTGTACTTTATCATTTAATAAAGAATATGTATGTGTAGCCAATTTAATTTGAGGTACGCCGGGTTTTGCAACTGCCGTGCACAAGGATAAAATCCACCACCATATGTTTGTCATAATAAGCCTTAATATTAATTTTATAAGAATATTTAACAAAAAATGAAATTCCTATCGCTTTTTTTACTAGTGTCAGCGTTTAGTTTTATCGAATCCGTTATATATAATTTAGAACAAAGTGAAAAACTGTTCGATTCGTTCGTAAAACAATATAATAAAACATATCTTACAGAAGAAGAGCGCATGATAAAGTTTGATAATTTTAAAAACAACTTGCGTATAATCAATGAAAAAAACAGAGGATCAAAACACGCAGTTTTCGACATTAATAAATATAGCGATTTGAACAAGAACGATTTACTGCGTCACACTACTGGTTTCAAATTAGGATTAAAAAAAAACTATAGTTTTACCACCGTTAAAGAGTGCGGGGTAGTAGAGATTAAAGAAGAACCTCAAGTGTTGTTGCCCGAAACATTTGATTGGCGCGACAAACACGGAGTAACACCAGTAAAAAATCAATTAATTTGCGGATCATGTTGGGCTTTCAGCACTATAGGTAACATTGAGAGTTTGTATAATATTAAATATGACAAAGTAATCGATTTGTCAGAACAACATTTGATAAATTGCGATTTAGTAAATAACGGGTGTAATGGAGGACTGATGCACTGGGCGCTGGAAAACATTTTACAAGAAGGTGGTGGTGTGGTGTCCGAGGAAAACGATCCTTATTACGGATTAGATTCGGTATGCAAAAAGACTCCTTGGGAGCTCAATATTAGCGGTTGTAAAAGATACATCTTGCAAAACGAAAACAAACTCAAGGAATTACTGGTTGTGAATGGACCTATTAGTGTAGCGATCGATGTAAGTGATGTTATTAACTACAAGTCAGGTATAGCTGATATATGCGAGAATAATAACGGCTTGAACCACGCTGTCCTGTTAGTAGGATATGGAGAGTACGACGAGGTGCCGTATTGGATATTAAAGAACAGTTGGGGAATTGAATGGGGAGAGGACGGATTCTTTAGAATACAAAGAAACAAAAATTCGTGTGGTTTACTCAACGAATACGCTTCTTCTGCAGTGTTGTAAGACAATCGATCGTCGTAATGAACACTACTACTTTACAAATGCATCCAGTATTGAGGATGGATAGGCTGTTTATAGAAATACTCAACAGATTGGACACAAAAACCAATACATACCAGATTTACGTCGTGTTCGGCATGTGGATCGTCGTAATTGTGTTAAAGTATTTCGTAAAAAAAATTATCAAACGGCTTATCAACAAATTCAATATGAGAAACAAAGCCAAAGATAACTCAAAAGGATTAATGGAAATCACCACGGTGAATTGAAAAATCAACTATCTTATCATTATCAGTATTATGTACGCCCAGTAACAAGTGTTTCAATGTTTGTTTTTTTTTTGATGAAATAAAACATAAATATTACAGTTTTTTATTTTGTTTTATTGAACTTTATATAATTTTTATACTGTTCTTGTTGTAGTTGTATTAGTAACTACAGGATTGTTACGTAACGTGTTGTTTAGTGGATTAAAGAAACCAGCTCTTGTGGTGTTGGCACCAGAACCGGAGCTGTCGCTACCGCTGCTCATATTAAACAACAACACTAACAGTATAATTATTACTAATACCACAAGGATGGTCATCAACAAATTGGGTTCCAACCCAGCGATTCTCCTATTAACAACACCGGTGTCTGCGCCTCCTCTAAACGTGTCCATTTAATATTTTCTTACAAATAAATTCAAAATAGTGTTGTATACCCAATTGTTTTTTAGATCTCTCAATTTACGAGAAGTTCTTATTAAATTATGTCTTACTATTAAATCTTCATCTATATGAACCACAATATAAATGGGAGCGCCGTTAGATACAAAATTAGTTTCTTCCAAAAAGTAAGATCCCCCTACATGATAAAACACGTCTCTGTCGTGTATTTCGACTTTAGATTTTACAAATGTATGGAGATCTTGTTTCGGTTCAAAATTTAATACCTGCCTAGCACCAAAAAAAATATGTTTCGCAAGTATGACCAAACCCAAATTTGGAACAAAGGCCGCGTTCAATGTGTGTCGTATTTGAAAAATTTGGTTCGGTACAAAAATATAGTTTTGAGTCAAGTTATCTGGTAATATATAGTTATCATTGACTAACATTTTTCTAAATTTGTTAATTGAATATCTGTCTATTACCAGTTTCATGTTTAAATCATACACATCATTGGATACAAAGCGGTTTATTTTTTTGTACACAGAAGTAGGTGACATGTAGTTTTTTTGTAACAATACTGCTAAGTCTTCTGGAAATACTGCATCATAAATATAATCGCGTTGAACAAAATCTATGTAACGAATTTTTGTTTTAAATTCTTCTTCGAACGCGTCAAATACTGCATCATAATTATTGGTAGTAAATGTCCTATCGTTAACAACATTCGATTCATTATTAAGTACTCTTTTTAAAGGTGTACCTTTATGGTAATTTTTTAATATACCGTCCGTTATTTCTGTAACTTCAAGTTTTGATTCTATAAACAGTTTTGCGATAGTTTCACCTAGTAAATAAATTCGGTAATAATTGTCTTCGGTGTGTGGAGAGCCGTTGCAAATTTTCATACCCATCCAATCTAAATAAGGACGAGCTATAACAATCCCTTCTGTTCCATTCCACATATAAAATTTGTTACCTATTGATATCGTGTGCTTATTGTTAACTAAATAAGTACTGATAGTTTTAACACCTGTTATGTAATCCCAAAAAGAGCTTGGAGTTTTAACAAATAAATTTGTCGCATACACCACTGCGCCTTTCTTGAGATACACATCACCAGCATCAAATTTTACAATTTGTAGATGATAGTCACGATCGCATACAAATTTAAATTGAGGCATAATATAGTTTAATGTATCCGATGTGGCTTCTCCGACCATATTTTTAAGTTGTACACTTGCTATATAGTTTATAATTTGTTCGTAATTATTTTCGTCATTTATAAAATTTTCTACTTCTGTATCTATTGTGTCGACGTCAAAATACATATGAATAAAGGACAACTGTAACAATCTTTCGTCGGCCATACCGTCTTACTAAACTAACACTTGAATAATGGTTAAATTTATTCTGTACACTCAACTAAATACATAAAAAAAAATTCAATACAAAAAATAACTAGACGAGTCCGAGTTAAAATGCGAAAAAGTTTTTCTCGCCAAAATCTGATTTTAACTCGGACTCATCGCGTTCACAAAGTTGTGCATGTGACTCATCTTGTTCACAAAGTTGTGGACCGAGTTTTGCAAAACGTTTCGCGTTCACGGAGTTGTGGACCGAGTTTTGCGAAACTGTTTCACGAAATACGTTTAACGAATTGCGCGATGAGTCTGACTTTGTTTCGAGATTTTAAGAATTTTTATTTTTCACAAATTAACTCGGACTCATTAAACATGTTTTCTAAATACTTTTTAATCAATTCTTGTTGTATATCCAAATTTTTATTATAGTCAATATACACAATTTTGTAATCCATTACGCGAGCCCATATTAAGAAAACATGGCGTTGACGATGTACATATTCCTCGTTCAGACAGTCGATACCATTGTTTCTTTTGGTCATCATATCGACCACCACACTTTCTTGACCATAACACGGCACCAAAATAATCGACTTCCATTGTTCTCTTTCTTGTTGATTTTTTAAACATTTAATAATGTTGCAATACATTTCAATGGTTTCATCATCGTGATCAGAAAAAATTAAACGATATAGTATTGCAGAGGTGGGTTCTCTGTCGAAAAGATGTCGACGGTTGGTGTTTTTAACTTGGTAATTAAAACGGTACATCATGTATATCATGCCATCTAAAATGTTGTCCTTGTTAAGATGAAGTAAATCAGTAATTTCTTTGTAATCTATCATATGAACCGAATATTTGTTGATTTTTGCCATTTGTGATAATACAGTAGATTTGGTCGTACAAGCAACACCGTCTAATGCAATAAACATTTTGGAAATATAAATAAATTGAATTTTGGATATTTATATAATTGATTTCAGTGATAAGGGTTTATGTAGTGTACGGTTAGTCATGGAAAGTGAAGTTGAGCGTTTAAAAACATTTGTAGATTGGCCTGTTGTGTTTTTGTCGCCGCAACTGTTAGCCAAAAATGGATTTTACTATTTGGGAAGAAGTGATGAGGTGAGATGTGCTTTTTGTAAAGTAGAAATTATGCGTTGGAAAGAAGACGACGATCCAGAAACAGAACATAGAAAATGGTCTCCTCAATGTTCTTTGTTTCGAGGAAACGGAGTGGACATTCCGCCACAAAAAGAAGAAGAAAAACTTACGGGACCAGCCCATGATGGATACATTTCTCATCGCTCGAGGTTGGATAGTTTTAAAACTTGGCCTTTTAGTATGACCCAAAAAGCTGATGACATGGCACAAGCTGGGTTTTTTTATACAGGTAAAGGAGACAGGGTGATTTGTTACTATTGTGACGGAAAGTTGAGTATGTGGGAACGCGACGAAGATCCATGGGAGGAACATGCGCGTTGGTATGGCTCTTGCGCTTTTTTAAAACTGGTGAAAGGTGAAGAGTTTATACAAAAGATTCATTCGGAAAGGTGTATGTTGAAAGACGAATCACTACCGCCTTCACCGCAAACACAAAAACTCGAAGACGCTGAAAACGATAACGATCTTTTGTGCAAGATTTGTTTTGACAAAGAACGAAACGTTTGTTTTGTGCCGTGTCATCATGTGGTTGCGTGTGTTTGGTGTGCATTGGTGTTCAAAAAATGTCCTGCTTGTCAACAAGATATAAAAGATGTAATACGTTTGTATTTTGTATAAAAGATTTTTAATTATATTGTGTCGTTTTTTTTGTTAACTAATTTAAAAATTATATATCCTATAAAAATTAAAAAAATTACTGCACCTATAACCAAAACTATGGTCAAAAAATTATCTGATATACTTGTCAGGCTATTGGAACTAGTAGTGATTAGACCATTGTCTCCCAAAAGCCATTCCAATCCCAGATCACCTATTAGATCCCCAAAATCGTAGGGTTCTACACATTGTATGGTTTGATTAGGTTCTAGTTCGCTTATGTCTAAATATTGAAGAGAAAGAGGATCCGCGTTGGTATCAGATCCTCTGCATACACTACCTTCATTTTCGAAATTATACCCGTTACAAAAATCACGAGCCTGATTAAAGTTCATTAAAGGATCTACATTATTAGGATCGTGAGGATCTAATTCGCAAACAAAATTAGATATATCCGCAAAAGACATTCCACACGATCTATACCTCAATATGCACGCTTGTATATTATTTAAATTATCACCACCATTATTACCCCTGTAATACCAACTACCTCCTGTTCGATTTAAAGCTTCCACAATAGATCCAACCAGATCGGCTACGTTAATTACTAAATATACACTTACACCAAACAGTGTTGTATATCCAGCACCACGTAAGTAGTCGGCTAAGCGTGGATTTTGTGATAAAGCATTTTCAACACCCTCTCTATTTTTTACCCTTGTTTCGGGATGAGAATCTTTTATGCTAGTCTTTCGTGTATTCAAGCTATGCAGTGTTGCATCTGGAATATTGTCTGCACGCCTTAAATTGGTGAGACCGTTCATCTGATTGTTAGAAGCGTCTGGAAAAAGATTTCTCATGGATATTACGTCATTATTTCTCAGAGTCGTATTAACATTTGAGTTACTGATAAATTGACCATTAATATTATAACCGGGAGCGTAGGTTCCGTCCGGTAACCGTATCGAGGTAGGATTGTTTAGATTAAAACCGGACGGAGTCTGATTACGAATTAATAATGTATGGTCGTTAATGAAACTGGATGGTTCATTATAAACTTTGTTTGTGCGCCGTAAACCTCTGAAAAAGGACATGCTTATTAATGCGACACATGCTTATTAACACACCTAAGGTTATAAAAACACGATAACAGCCACGTGACAGATTATAATAAATGAATGAGGTCGAAAAACAAATTAAGATAATGTATCGCACGGATAATAAATTGAATGGAGGTCGAAAAACAAACTCATTAAGATAACATATCGCGCAGACAAGGTCGAAAAACAGGCACATAAAGATAATCTACGCTATCGTACAACACAACAAGGTCATATCGCTACCGACACACAAACAAGGTCGATTCAATGTTAAACTGATAAAACGTGTAGGGTAAATAGGTTAAACGACTTTGTTGGAAGATGATACTAATTAATTAGTGTTTTCAATTTTGATCAAGTTAAAGTTATCGGTTTCAATATATATGACTGATCAATTCTTAAAGTTAATATTCTCATCATGGACCGTCAGACTGACCGCTGTCAATCACTGAGTCGTCAAATGGACGAATTGTGTTATATTAAAAAACAAGCTTATATCAAGCTCAGTCACCAGGAGCGGTTGTTAAAAATTGAAAAGTATCCCGAAAAACAGGAGCAAAAATTAAATAAAATGAGAAAATATTTTTTTAATGAAATTGTTAACAGGTTATAACAATAAATGTTTAGGCGATAACCGTTGTTTCATTTCCTTTTTCCAACAAAATATCATATATTCTATTTATCTTGATGTTTACCTCATCTAATTGCGGGTAAGCTCGTACGTCATAGATCGCTTCATCTATGAATGTGTTTCCTAAATTGTGCAATCGTGTGGATAATTCAAAACGGGGCTGATTGTGACACACCGTTGAAGTAGATGATGTAGGATAGGGATCTATTGGAGTGTTATGGTAGTAAGAAACGGTTTGACAGTTTTCTTGATGTTTACGTCGTGGTGAAGGTGATCTGCATGGTGATCTGCATTTTTTTCTATGAGGTGAAGGTGATCTGCACCTTTTATGATGATGATCAGTGTGGCACTCGATATTCTGAGATCTTCCTATCAACAGTCGTACACCTAAACTTGTTATAAATTGTTTTTCGCTTTGTACTTGGGGTTCTAGTTGTTTCCACAAAGCTTTCTGACTGGTTGGTAAATATTTAAGCGCAGAGCATAAATTTTGATTAAGAATCGATAATATTTCATCTGCTCCAAACCATGCAACAACATCTAATATTAAGCATGTCACGTCAGTACCTTCAAAAGGTTTTATGAAAGCTTTAGAATCAGCCGGAATAGAAGCCATTTAATTATATCTTATACTATTGAATAAAACATATATGGATGATTTAAAATCATTTATTTGATACGCTTACATTTGATATTATAATTATGAAGTTTTATGTACAAAAAAGTTAACTTAGATTTAATATTTTGATAATGCCTATCAATGTTTGAAACATGAACATCACTTAACTTATAAAAACAAAACGTCTGAGTATTGCGCACAATTAAATCATTGTCTATTAAAAACAAAACCCAAGTCAAAGTATGATACGGACCTAATCTATAAATATGTTCGCGTAACATACTCAACAAAATGCGATCTCCTTTTTTAATCAAACTATTATAATATTCAGTATTATCTTTAGTAATATTAAAACCTTTGACAGATTTAATTATTCTAAAAATTCTTTTCATGCGTTTGTTAATTTTAAAACAATTATTTTGAAATAAACTAACTATGATTGCATGAATTTGATCGGTTAACAAATGATTAACATGTAAAGTGCGTGCTCCACCGAAAAGTGTCACTTCTTGACGAGACAATTTTTTATCTACTGAAATACTTATATCTAAAAAATAATAGTTAACAATAATGAAAGGTATCTTTCTAATAGATTTTCCACGCTTCTCATACATGTTGTCACCAATCATTTGAATTTCTAAAAAATATCTATTTAACAAAAAATTATTATCTACTACACAAAGTGAATTATTAACATTTTTAATTTTGTATTTTAAATCGTTTGCATTTTTAATTTCATAAACACAATCATCATTATTGGTAAACAATATGACACCGTCGTTATAAGCTTGTTTCACATTCACATTAGCAAAATTTTCTATTAAATCAAAATCATCTAACACATCATCAATGTTACAATTAAATATAAAATTAAAATGATCATTATTTAAATCCACAATATTACAACTCAAATACTCAGCTAATTTTGTTTCGTCCATATATTGGATTTGAAAAAATTCTTTTTCAGACACACTAAACATGAGGTCCAAATCGCCTGTCACCTTTTTTCCAATCAAATGGTTTATAACCAAGCCGCCCACCACCAATGGGGGTTTACGAACTCTTTCGATTATGGTCGTATAAAGTTCTTCATTGATGTTCACTTTATCGCTTATATACGACGTCACAGCATCATTCAATTGTTTGGTGGTATAAAAAGGAATTTGATAGTCGTAGAGTCGGACTATATCGTCGGCCTAAAATAATAAAATAATTAATAAAAACCAAACAAAAGTAAAACATATTGAAAAAAAAAATTAAAAAGGATTAAAATATTTTTACCTTCGTAGTAGTCGTCATTTTCGTAGTAGTTGCCCTTGTAATATCAGGTATCGAATTGTGAATCTGACTTCGTATCAACCTAATTTATAGTTGATATTATCTGATAAAAATTGATAGTGTACAATGATTAGACAAAAAGTTTTAATCTTTGGTTATTATCTTTGGGTATTATCTTTGGGTATTATCTTTGGTTATTATCTTTATATCGATAATACGATTTCAGTACCAGTGATAAAAGTTTTGTTAAGATAAGATAAATTATACAGAATGTCCAGCAGGCTCATATTTTCGACTCGCGTAGACGGTACGGACGTGCCGGTATTTTATAGCGGTGTAACAGGTGACAAACCTTATGTGGGTGTTTCCGAATTGCTAAGTATTTTAGGTCATAGTAAAACACATGCCGACGAGTTTCCACGTAGCGAAACAAAATTATGGGCCGAATTGGCTCCCAATGATACCACCTATCCCGCGAACAAATTGTTTACAACCGAAGTTGGTTTTGCTGTTTATTTTGGTAAAACGAAATTAAGCAACTGGGCATCATTTAAACGTATGTTTGATACTATCGCTTCTTACATCGCCGATCCTACTACTTGTAGTGCTACAAACCCTTTGTGTATGATACCACCGGGTCACAGTTCGGGTCCTTGTCCTATACCAGGACCCGGTCCTAATCGTTGTGATTTATTGAATCAAATTTATCAAGTGGTACAAAATAATACAAACCTTTTGCAAACCATTCTCCAAGACCTTCAGCAACTAATAAATAACGGAGGTGGAGGTACGGGAGTAGATCTTACACCCGTTTTAGATGCCATCGCAGCATTAAGCGCTCAAGTGACAAATTTAGAAACTACGCTTTCTGAATCGATTGCTGCTCTCAATACTCTCCTTCAAAATATCACCCAAGTTCTGACAAGTTTAACAACAGATGTTGCCACCATTGTTAACTCTTTGCCTAACGTGGAGACAGCATTGTCAGGTATCATAACCGCACTGAACGCTTTTATCAACGGCGCCACTCTTCAATGGGGTTCTGATACTTGGGATACCACTACCTATCCCATAGAGGTCATACCTAATCCATTCACTGCTGCTGGTGTTTTAACAACAAATAATGAGTCCCTTCCTCAAAATGTTGCTGTCACACTGGACTCGTTACAAAAAGAAGTGAAGCGTCTAAACGACTATACTAATGATTTCGAAAAACTTTTACAAAACGTTCAAGTTGTTAAGGTCAAATAAAATATGTCAAGTTTTTTAATTATATATTATCAAAATCAAGTTAAAAATTAAACGAATTTATTGTACAGGAATTTATTTTACTGATTGAATCCTGAAGGGTTAATAAGAATAATTAAAAAACTATGTGCTCCACACAACCTTCGTTTTCCTGTCCTACACAACCCTTATATTCCTACTCTTGCTTATTTACAAAAGTGTTTGATAATGTCAACGTGCCTTTAGTTTTTGTCGATATGACATTGTGGGTCGGTGCTGAGGAAGCGTTGCGTATTTTAAAGATACCTTATCAGGCGATATTTAATTTACCGGATTGTGAAAAAACAACTCTGAAACAATTAGAAACTTGCTCAGAAAATAATAAATGTTTTGTAACAGCTTTAGGAATAGCCCTTTTGACGTCACGATTAATTAATAGAGGGAGTTTATGTGACGACAATGTTATTGTTAATGATAACCATTTACCCGAGCGTGCCAACGCTTTCGCAAATATATTTTTAACAGATGTTATTACTGAACTTAGAATTAATAGAATTCTTTGTAATATAAGTAAGATAGAAAATGATATTTTAAATTTGTTGAGCGACCAAACAACTGATACGTAATTGGTATAAACCTTGTCTTTAAACACTTGGTTTATCTATTGTACCTAATAATTTAAATTTATTATTTATTATTTTTGTACTAATTGTTTTACCTATTATATGTACTGTACATGTACTGAACATGTACTTGTTATCTACCTAATTTAAGGTACTGATGCTAAGTAATCGGCAGGGGTTGTAAATAAAGGGTAGGAGTAAGTAAAAAAAATATTATAAACTTTATAAATTTATTGTCACCAAATCACCAAAGTTTTATTTAATACAATCACCATATGTAAATAATAAAAAAAAATAATACCTACACCAAGTTTAATAAATCACAATTACCTACACCAAGAAAGTTAATAAATCACAGTTAAAACTTAAAACTAACAATACCAGATTAATAAATCACAATTACCTACACCAAGAAAGTTAATAAATCACAGTTAAATTAAAACTAATAACATTATTAATACCTACACCATAAAGTTAATAAATCACAATAAACTTAAAGTAAATAACATAGTAATCTTAACTATACAACAATATTATTTACGCTTTTTGTCAGTGCGCCTTAATGATTCGGCCAAACTTTTAATAATATAAGTTTGGTTAATGTATTTTTGTTTAATTGTATAATGCCGTTTTTTTAACAACAAGTAATCCCTATGAGAGTGCTGCGCCTCTTCCGCATTATCATTTATTTCTCTTAATTTTTCCTCAAATATTTTTTCTTGTTCATCCCTGAATTTTTCAAACTCCGTTTCAAATTTTTTATTTTGTTCATCAATTTGTATTTTTAAAGATTGAACTTCTTCAATTAATTTAATCTTAGATTTAGTACTATTAGCTAAATCCATTGTAATGTTGTTAACTTCATTTAGTTTAGAAACTAGTTGATCATTTTGCAATGTAATTAAATCTTTATACTCATTATTAGTGTTCGTTAACTGTTCAACCCTATTAGTTAAGTTTGTATTTGCCTTAACCAGAATTACTTTTGAGGTTTGATTTTCTTCTAACTCTTGTTTTAATCTGTTAATTTCGTTAGTCAAAATTTGTTTTGAATCTTCTATCTCTCGTTTCAACCTATCGATTTCGTTATTCGCTTCTTCTTTTTCTCGTTCCATAACAGCGATCATGTTATTCAGTGCATCGTTATCTAAAGGTGAATCAACCCTATCTATATTTGACTCATTTATAATATTAATGTAGTTATTGTAAAGACGCTCGGCGACCACAGTTCGAGGTGATTTAACTTTAAAGTTAACATACACAGTTTTAGTTTTAGTACAACCATAAAATCGAGTAATATCTTGTCTGCAAAAAGGACATTCCAAACGGTTTCTGGAGCGGCTGGCTATCCGAAACGCGCATACAACACACATTACATGGTTACATGACGTAATTACGAAACAACATTCTTCAGACGATTGTTCGTACGTGTTGCTGCATATAATACAGTCGCTTTTGAGAAGTTGGGGCTGAGGACGCTCGACCTCAACATCAAAAATTTCTTCGAAGTTTATCATGGTTACCTGTAACAATGTAATAAAATATAAATACATATATATTGTAAATACTAATACATTCATTGTTATATTTAGGGTGTGAAATAAAAAAATAAGTATTTGTAACAATAATTTTTATTATACCATCTCATAATATCACAGAACAAACAAGACCTAGAAGACCTAGGGTAGTAAAATCTAGGGTTAAATATTTAAGGATTAAACATTGAGTTAGGGTTTAACATTGTATTGACTTGGAAAAAAAAATCTTTATTTATAAAAATCTTAAATGGGTTAAATATATGGTTAAATATTTAGGGTTAAACATTTATTTACAAAGGATCTAACATTGACTTGGGTTAAACATTTATTTACAATCTAGGGTTAAACATTTATTTACAATCTAGGGTTAAACATTTATTTACAATCTAGGGTTAAACATTTACTTAAAAATCTATAGTTAAACATTGAAAAATCTAGGGTTAATTTTTAATTTCAGAATTTACAAATTCATAGAGTACATTAAATTGTTTTGGATTATATGAACCTATTTCATTAGTTAACATATTAAAAACTTTTCCTTTAGACATGTAAACAGGATTGTTAACAGTGACATCACACTGGGGACACTCAACACTTGTCTTGAATCCTGGCCCTCCTGAAGTGTAGAGTTCTTTGATGCAGCTGAAGCAGGTCATATGTCCACACTCGGTGACCACCATAGGTAGAGACGAAGAGTTGGAGTCCAAGGTGTGAGTATCTAAGCATACTTCACACAGGATAACAGCTTTAGGAACCGGATCAACGACGATCACGTCGTCGTCATCATCAGAATCCATAACGGTCTCTATCTCCTCAGGAACTGGATCCATGATGACGTCAGAGACTTCTTCATCAGTCAAGTTATCCCTAGGAACAGGATCCTCACCAGTCAAGTCGACCTGGTCATCCATAACCATAATAGTTTCTACACTCTGCTCCTCAACAACCACCTCATTGTCTTGCGTCACTTTTAAACTTTTCAAATTATTAATGTACTGAGTAACAGTGCTATTAGATTTTGTAGCATCATTTTTATGTTCAAACAAATCCAAAATAGTTCTTAGTATTAATTTATCTTCGTCAAAGTTTGTGATGTGTTTAAGATCAATTGCCGACTTTAGGGTCATAAAAAGAAAATCATATAACTGATAGTTTTTATAAACAGGGGTCAAACACAAAAAATTTTCTAAGTCCTTACGATAATAAGAAGGTAAGGAATGAAGCTGAGATGAAGTTAAAAGTTTATTATTACGTTGCATAGATTTGATTATAGTCTGATCTATTTGAGAAGTATTAGTACTATTACATATGTAACCATCACAATCTTGGACGCAATTACAATCGGTGGTGTTAAGAGAGCCAGTAAAACATGTGGCTAAGATGAAACGTTCTAGTTTTTGAACATCTGATCTATTCAATTTCTTAGAATTGTCTATTTTGCTGTATCTAGCCAGACTTTTGTTGGTCAGCTTATACGTCACTCTATTCTTAACCAAGAGTGGTAGGGAAATATATCTCGTACACACAAAACATCTGGACATGGTATTGATGCATTTCTTGCAAAAATAATGTCCACAGTCTATCATGACAAATGGGGTACTATGACCAACAGATTCCAAAGGATAAGGCATGCGACAACATTGGCAAGTTCTGGCCATTTTGTTAACTACGAAAAACAAAAAAAATAAGTTAAATACTAGAAAATAATCTAATCTCGTTAACATTTAGAAGAATTAAAAACAAGAAACTGTAAAATTTATGGTTAAAAACATGTGTTAAAAATTTATCTATTTAGTTAACAAAAAAATTAACCAAAAATTTAACTAATCGATTTAACCAAAATCTAATCTGGTTAACATTTAGAAGAATCTAAAACGAGGGACTTAGAAAAATTCACCCTAACCAAACACTTAAAAAAAATCACAAGTCCGACTGACGTCACTCGTGATAATGACTGATATCGATAGGTGATATCGATAGCCGACACGATACCAGTCACGTAGGCCCATCGCAAGTCACGTAGGCCCCGCGCCACCCGATATCAGTCACGTAGGCCATCGAGATAGGACAATGCTAAAGTTAACGGACGCGACTGACGTCAGATGACGTAGACAGGACTTAGAATAATTCGGACCAGCCAGACACTTGGAAAAATTACAAGTCCGACTGACGTCAGATGACGTAGACAGGACTTAGAATAATTCGGACCAGCCGGGGATTTAGAAAAATTCAGCCTAGCCGGGGATTTAGAAAAATTCAGCCTAGCCGGGGATTTAGAAAAATTCAGCCTAGCCGGGGACTTAGAAAAATTCAGCATAGCCGGGGACTTAGAAAAATTCAGCCTAGCCGGGGACTTAGAAAAATTCAGCCTAGCCGGGGACTTAGAAAAATTCAGCCTAGCCGGGGACTTAGAAAAATTCAGCCTAGCCGGGGACTTAGAAAAATTCAGCCTAGCCGGGGACTTAGAAAAATTCAGCCTAGCCGGGGACTTAGAAAAATTACAAGTTCGATTGACGTCATGTGACGTAGACAGGACTTAGAATAATTCAGTCTAGCAAACACTTGGAAAAATTACAAGTCCGATTGACATCACACTAGCGATGACGTATACGGGACTTAGAAAAATTCAGCCTAGCCGGGGACTTAGAAAAATTCAGCCTAGCCGGGGACTTAGAATAATTCGGCCCAGTCAGGGACTTAGAATAATTCAACCTAAACAAACACTTTGAAAAAAATCACAAGTCCAAAAACAAATATTCAAGAAAAATAAAAAGTGAAATTGAAAGATGACTCACCAGGGAAGAGAGTTGTTGCTGCTTCTGACTGCTCCGGAATAATGTGAGTCCGAGTTCGTTGCATGGGCTTATAAACCCCTATCAGTTGGTGATAACTGATATCGATAGGTGATATAGATAACCTTCACTGATATCAACCCTGGTGGAACACGATATCAGTCACGTAGGCCATCGAGATAGGACAATGCTAAAGTTAACGGACGCGACTGACGTCAGATGACGTAGACAGGACTTAGAATAATTCGGACCAGCCAGACACTTGGAAAAATTACAAGTCCGACTGACGTCAGATGACGTAGACAGGACTTAGAATAATTCGGACCAGCCAGCGTGTCATCTTGACAGGTGTGACAGGTGTCATCGTGATAGGTGTGACAATGACAGGTGTCATTATGACAGATGTGACGTATTTATTTATTTATATATTTATTTTTTAATTTTTATTTATATATTTATTTTTTAATTTTTATTTATATATTTATTTTTTAATTTTTATTTATATATTTATTTTTTAATTTTTATTTATATATTTATTTTTAATTTTTATTTATATATTTATTTTTTAATTTTTATTTATATATTTATTTTTTAATTTTTATTTATTTATTTTTTAATTTTTTTTATTTTTTATTTTTTTTATTTATTTATTTTTTATTTTTTTTATTTATTTATTTATTTTTTATTTATTTTTAAAATTTTATTTTTTTCTTTTAGAATATAATTAAAATTTTCGCTTTCGGAAAATCGCCCGAATTCACTGCTTACTTTTCTAGTTAAAATGTCAGCATATCGCGGTGTTTTCGAGAACGGCGGACTATTTTTAAACACTGCTTTTTTTTCGATTCGAAAAAAGTTGGATTTTAAAATCACTAAGATTAATAAAACCAACTTCGATTAACAGTAACCCTAAATTTAAACCAACTTCGATTAACCGTGGCACCAAATTTAAACCAACCTCGATTAACAGTGACCCCAAATTTAAACCAACTTCGATTAACAGTAATCTCAAATTAAAATCAACTGGATTAATGCTACCCCAAATAAAACAAAACTAACCTAACCTAAATTAATAATAATCCCTAAATTGAATCTCATATATTAAAACTAAATTTGATTCCGATTAAATACCATAATATTATAATTTGTTTTTGGTCACGTCCCAGATAAAATATTTCCTTGTGTTATCTTTAGATAAACTTGTTTTTCGGTCCGTATCATCTAATTAATTTAATAGCTGATAAACTTGTTTTTGTAATTTTTGATAACCTTGTTTTTGCAATCTACTGGTTTGGTCGGGAATGTTTTGCATAACATTTTTATGACCGCGCAGGCTATCTTATCGATTACCGCCTTTATAAGCCAGTCCTCAAAGTCAGACTCATCAGTACTCGCTTCGCAGTCACTATCAAACGACATCATGGACCGAAACGTTCAAGAAACTAATCTTGATTATATACACGATTTTATTGTTAGCAATGACTTTGCGTGTAAAGAAGGGTATTTGAATAAACCTCACCATTTATTATATAAACTCATCAATGTGTTCAAATCGAGAGAAGATTATGTCAAAGCTTCTAACATTCTGAAGGAGCTTTACGATGCTACAACACTTTTAAGAAGACGTGATCCAGTGCAACTTACACCACGAGCGCAGCCCATCACAAGAAAACGTCATACCGATTCCAGTTTGCTGTGCGATCAAGCTAATGTGTTCCTGGAGAATTGGGGAGAAACATACAAGCGGTTCAAACCTACTCCAGATACTTTTTTGCCCTACGCCAGTGACTCCAAACTACGAGCCAAGCAACGACAACGAGGTTCTGATGGACGACGATTTTGATTTTGATTTTACCAGACCTTTTGAGCTGAACGATGTTCCACCTATGCCTACGCCTTTTCACATGGTATTTCCGCCCACTCCTTTACCGCCGCAAACCGAGTCTCCCAAACACAATTCTCCAACTTCTTCTCCAAAAAACTCTTTACTGTCTTCTGATTCAGAAGAAGAAATAACTTTGGAAAATACCACCCCCGAACATCACGGTATTTCAACCCCAGTAAATCAAAATATTGAACCGTTGTCATCGCCTCCAAAGATAAAACCTAAGGATAAAGTGACTTTTCGGGAGTGTTCGTCACGCCAAATTTCAATTAATTCATCGAGTCCAGTCAGCTCAATATTTCGAAGTCCTAGTCCAGCTAGTCCAGCTCCTAAACGTCGTAAATCTACTAATAGTCGGGCTCCTCGTCGTCGTGCCGTCATCCTGATTCGTGATAAACGTTACAAATCAAAAATTACTTGCAAATGGGGTACGGTTACTTATTTAAGAAACAAACACAAGAATGACAAATTTGTTTTAATAATGGTTGAACAGGAAGAACAAAATGATGCATCTGATCTTAAAAAAAATTGGGATAACACTCGTGACAAACTTGTAAAAGATAATAAAAATGTAAAAAAAATTAGTGCTAGATCTATAGATTGTATTGAAGATATTGTAGATGTAACGACGACAATTGCATCAAACTACTTAAAAATTGGTTTTGTGACAAAAGAAAGTCTGTGATACTGTAATTTTATTGATTATATTTGTAGTAATTTAAGTAATTTAATATTATGATTTTTTGTAAATGGTTTATTTGTATAGTAATGCTATGGGTTGAATTTTAATTATAATTATTGGTATAGTTATGTCGTGCTTTGCGACAAAACCTTGATAACTTAGCATGATAGCTATTCTGAGTTATTACGGTTAGCGATGTGTTGTTCATATGCGATTTTATGAAATTAATATTAGGTTAATTTCATAAGTAGGGACTGTGCGCACCGTAGGAAAGAACACATTTAATCGAAATGAACAATAATATTGCGATTTTTAAAAATTGTACCAATAATTATACCAATAGTTATTCTAAGTTAATATTTTAAGTTAGTAATAAGTATTATTATTATTAAAAATTAATTATCATAAAATGTAATAAATTTATAACACGTAATAAAAAATAAAATATGTATATATTTACTATTGTTTTATTATTTTACTCATTTAAACGTTTAATCTTAAACAAGATACAGAAAAATGGTTCAAAAAATAACCACCAACGAAATTGTATCACTGCTAGACCAAGTAGGTAGTAAGGTTACAGATGTATATTTAACAAAAGAGATTTGTAGAATTAAAGAATATTGTGTCGCTAGTAAAATAATCAAATGGAAAAAAATAAACGGTGATGAAAAGAAACGTGAACACAAAATTTATCTACACGTTTATCACAGTGTAGATAATGTTAATATGGATAAGGAGCGAGTGTTATCATTTTATATCAATTCTAGAAAACAATGTAAACCGATATCGGTTGTTATCAGCAATGCGTCTAAAGAGGTGACTCGTTTTGAACCTGCTTTATCTGTGTTGTTGGGCGCTAAGCATGATAAAAAAAATGTGACTTTATTAAAAGAAATTAAGAAAATGGATTTTTTTTATAAGTATCCCAATACTAAAAACAAATTTAGATACGTGTATTTTAAAGATGTTAAAAAATGTATTGAAACAATAGCCCAAGCGTGTGAAAATAAAAACTATGAAATTGTAAATAGTAATATTCATAATATTTAACGTTATTTTTTACTTTAAATTTTTGTATAATAAATGTGTATTAAAAAACTGGATTATTTTTATTTTGAAATGATTAAAATAATACCTATTTTTTTTTATGTAATTTGTGGTGCTCAAAATATTGGGGACTATGTGCATATTCAGCCCATATCCGATACGGGATTTCATTACGAATTTCAAAATCAGTTAGGTTTTGTGGTTAACACGTGGAGTTTTATTTTGAATATTGAATATGTCAAATTAAAGAACCGTTTGGCTGATTTACAAAATATAACTGCTGAAATACATCAGGCTTTCGACAATACTCTTATAAATTGCAGCGCTAATTACCAAAGCGAAGTAGATTACATATTAAACGAAAAAATCGTGACCCTTTTCGACACTCACAACAGTATAGAATTTCTGTTAATTCATAAACGTTTACCTAAACAGACTCGTAGGAAACGTGGTTTATTTGGGGGTGCGTTCAATTTTGTTGGAAGATTTTACAAATACACTCTAGGTGTGATGGACGATAGGGATGCTGCATTGTTATATGAAGTTGCCGAAAATGCAAATAATACAGAGTTTAGAGTTAAAACTCTGACAAACGAAACAATTAATTTGGTTAAATACGTAAACAGCCTAAGGTACGCACTAAATATTGCTGAAAATTGTGAATCATTAGACAGAAAATTAGTGCATATAAAAGATAATTTGGATGATATCGAGAGTACATACAACAAAATAATTGCCGGTATTCAAATGGCTTTGTATAGTAATCGATTATCTTCTCTGATCATGAACCCAAGAATATTACTCGACGAAATGAAATCCGTGGACAGTAACCTGTGGGATAACGAAAGTGAATGGGTGGTAAAACCGTCATTTGAACAAATGCACTCAATAATGCGCATGGTGCAATGTAATGTCTTTATAAATCCAAGGGACGAATTAATGTTTGTAATACAAGTTCCCAGAATCGATAAATCGAAATATATGCTGTATAAACCAGTACCGCTTCCAGAATGTGACAGTAATAAAATATGTAAATTTATACCTTCACAAAGTCAATATATTGGATTTGAAATGCACAAATCGAAACATTATATTAGATTAGACGACACCAGTACTTGTAATGCTATAGATAATATAACTTTGTGTTATGGCAGTATGACAACTAAGAAAATCATGTATTCTCCCAATTGTGATGTAAAATTATTTAAAGGTTTGCACCATAACAATTGTGAGGTGCACGCCACGCGTTTCCATAGCGAAATATTTTATAGTTTAAATAACGTGAACAGGTGGTTGTATATGGTCATCGATAAACCTGTTCACGCAGAACTGAATTGTGGTTCGGGTCGTTACGACAAACAAATAACATTAAATGGGACAGGGATATTAACTTTATTGAAATATTGTAAGCTGCGAACGTCTAGATCCTTGCTCATCAGTAAACATGTCGCAAACTACGAGCAGGAAACCTTTGCTATTGTAAAGTTTAATTTTAGCAATTTTTTATTACCTCCAGACGGTCATTTAGGTAATAAAGTAGCAAAGAACCTTGACTTTGACTCGTTAAATGACATCACCAAAAACTTGCAAAGACTATTAACACGAGAAGAGACCGACGCCATCATTAATATTCCGAATCCAGACGACAATTCAAATGCCAACTGGTATACTAACCTGTTCGGCAACTGGTGGTGGGAATTAAAATTCATCATGTACGTGTTTTGCGTGTTAATTCTGCTAACATTCGTGTTTTACCTTAAAAGAATTTTTTGTAGCGGTCAAAATGTCGTACTACCGATATTATCTCCAAGATAAATGCGTCCGGCTGCTTATCGAGGTCATGCGACAGATTAAAGTTTATCGCTTTTATTATCAAATTAATTGACTTGTTTTTATCTTAGTAGTGGTATAAAACAAAGGTGAAGACGAGTTCGCTTTTTAGTGTTATATCACAACTCCATAAATGGACGTGCCAGTGAAGGCTTCCGAAAATATTGACTCTTTAGAAATGAACGAGTTAGTAGGGATAATGGAAGAGGTAAAAGGTTACAATAATTGTAGCCAATATTTTGGAAACGATTTCACACCCCAAGATCACATGATTGATTTTGAAGAAGTTAAAACTAGAGAATTGGAACCTATGAATGCAGTTTTGGAGTTGGAAAATATTAAATCAGTTTTAGATATGGAGTCTATGAATATTGAGACCATGTTACTGGAAAACGAAGAATTGACTCAAGAAATGACTCAAGAAAATTTTCAAGATTTAAAAAAAGAACCTTCTGAAGAAAGAGAAAAAACTGAGGACACCATAAATACACTCAAAAACATTATTAAGAAACATGAACAAACAATTGAAAATCAAATTAAAAAAGCGGAAGAGCGTAAAATTGTTATTAAAAATCGTGATTATACCATGGGTAAAATGAAAAATAAACTGAGTGAATACAAAAACATCGAGACTAGCCTCAACGATGAAGTATCTTCTTTGAAACAACAATTAGCATCTAAACACGACATAGAGTCGAAATTAAACGAAGAAATATCTTCTTTAAAACAACAATTAAAACATAAAGACGACATAGAGTCAAAATTAAACGATGAAATAAGTTCTCTAAAACAGCAGTTGGAAAATAAAAACAGTGAAAATGAAACTATTCAAAAAAGTTTAAACGACGCTTTAACCAAATCTAGTAAAAGTGAGTCGGAATTAGGAAGCTATAATGATTTGCAAGAATTGTACACGAATTTAAAAAATTCATATTATAGTTTGCAAATTGAGTACACAAATTTGAAAAATAAACCTAATCTGAAACGTTTACATGTGGAACCTATTATCGATGAGCACTTAAAAAAATTCAAAACTAATTTGTTTGAAGAAATGCAACTGACGGAGAACGATCTGCATATGGCGAAAGAAAAAGTTCTGAAGAGAGACACTCAGATAAGAGCGATGAAAGAGTACCAAACAACTTTAAAGGATAATGTAAAAAAATTAGAAACAGAGTTAAGTGCAGAAAAAGAATTAAACACTACTTTGACCAAAGAATTTCAGGACCTGAAGAACCAATCCAAACACTTATATTCTAAATACACCAAAACTTTATCAAGACTGACGTTTTTTGAAGAAAAATTAAGAAAAAAATGTTAAACTGTTAATTTTTTTTTATGTGTTGTTTGTAAATAAAATGTTTTTATTGTATTTTGTATTTTTTTTAATTCCATTGCAGCAGGATTTCTAAAAGACCTACTGACCCTTTCAAAAGTTTTAAAAAACTACGCATAACGTGAATTTTTTCTACTTCTTTGTATGTATTTAAATTTGATAATTGAAGTTTGACATTTTCATAAATTTTTTCACATAGTAATTTTTGATTTTCTGATTCTGCCCCTTTTTTTGAGTCGGGATCTTCAGGTTTATGTTTTTCATTTTCAAATTTCATAACAACAATTTTAAGCCTAAATAACCAATATTTTCTGACTTTATCGTTGTATTCAATAAAGTTCCAGTAATCGGTTACGTCAAACAATGACATTAAATGTATGTTATTTAAATGTATATCTATATAATAGGGTAATTGTTGGTATAGAAACTGTTTAATAACTGTTTTGTGGTTATCGTGTAGATTTGTTAGAGTTATTAAATCATTGGCTTTACAAAATTCACTCTTTTCATCCACTGCTGTAGATAGAGATTCGCCTATAACTTTTTTATTAAGGGTGTCTATTGATAGCTGGTGCTCAGTTATTTGATTACCAAAACTGAACAATTTACGTGTATCGACATTGGTGGTCAAACCGATTTCTCGTAAACATATCACATCTAGCCACAGATTTAACTGTTCATCTAGTACGACGGGCCATTCAAATTTGTATAAATCGTCATATTCGCACCTGAAATAATGCACGCCCCTACTCATTTTCCCTTATGAAATATTAAAATACGGTATGCGTTTATTTTCTAAAACAGTCACAAGATCGTCTGGTGGGGGAGTATTAAAAAACACGGATCGTAAGTATTTTAGATTTACATCGTTTCTAATTAACACTTCATTACCCAAAATATTAGGATAATCTTCCAATAAATACATACTTTCTAAAGATGTTATGGAAAATCCCGGTTCTCCACTAAATTGTGATTCGCCAACGACACCTTCTTCAGATATTAAAAAACCAAAATTTTCTTCAGTGTTTATTACAAATTCGTAATTTTTTAACAATAAACTACTAAATAACATGACACAATCAGAAAATTGTGTACGCAAAGATTCGGTCTTTAAACATAGTCTCATGTACACTCCATCTACCTCATCATACAATTCATAAAAGTTTGTCATTTTTAGGGACATTGCAGGATCCGAGGTTAACCTTCTATTTTTTCCACCCTGACCTCTTGCTTCCATAATTTCTTGTGTTTTACTACTTGTAAATATGTGCCCACTTTTAAGTATACCGAAGAGTGAAGTAAAACTTGTTTCGTGAATTAAATAATACAAGTCCATTAAACTATGTGGTGGTGTATAATTCTTATTTTGATCTTTGTCATGGCAATGATATTTGTTTTAAACAAATGGCTTACTGCAGATTTTGCCAATTCAAATCGACGCGTAAATATTGTTTTTGAACGACACAATATACTAGATTGTGACGCCATAAATATTCCTTGTGTTAGTGACAGGCAATGTAGAGACAATTGTCGCGGTGGTTTAGTTATGCACTGTAATTTGGGTGGATTTTGTTCTAGAGGAGCGAGGTGGTCTGTCGAAGATTGTGATGCCAGCAAAGGTTTGATCGTGGCGTTGAACGCTGTGGATGGGTTAATGGTTGACAGATTGTGTCTGAGTTTGTATAGAGATGTGATACAGGATGACGGTGAAATAAGACCTTACGTATGTGAAGGTGGAAATCTAGAACTTGATTTAGAAAATCAACCGTTCCATGTCGATAATTGTATTTGTGGACCTAATCACACAAAATTTTCTTACAACTCAGGAGCTTTTACTAGAACGATACCTGTATGTATACCTAATGAATCAGCATCTCTGTATGATCGCATTTATTCGTAATCAAACCAAAACTGCAGGTAAGGTACTGGGTTGTTTAACGTGTAAACTCCATTACTAAACATGGAGTTCACAGGAACCGTTTGACCTGTTTCTTGAATATCTAATTTTATGTTTGTCAACACTTCTTCACTCAGTGTGGTTATTTCGTGTACATTACTCACCGCTAATCTACTACCATCTTTGATTGTTACGTATGGATATTTAAAAAGTGCTTTAGTATCACCCACAACAACGAAAAATCCTTCAGAATCCAACAAATACGCTCTTAAATTATCCGTCAAACCTTCTACATTCAGTTTGTAACTACACGTTCCTTGTTTGTTATGTAAAGCATCAAAACCTATAACTTGTTCTACAATTTCCACATTACCCTGAATTCGTGTACTCAGACTTGGTATACTTAAACCTGTAATTGGTATTCGGTAACAAACCACTCCATTGTAAACTGTTCCGTCACTGCTATTTCCATTTGCTACACGTTGATCAGCAAAACTGGGATCAGTTGTGTTTATGTTCATGTCCCGCCCTAAAACAACCACCCTGCCATTGTTTGTTCCCAATACGCCACTTCTGACACCCATGTTGTAGTACAACTGGTACATTCCCTCATCGTAATACAAGGTACAAGAAATAAATTCTAGGTCATTCAATTCTACAAACATGGAGCGCGACAACATAGCACCGATGTTATCGGTTTTGACTAAAGCTGTTTCACCAATTAATGGGCGGAAAGACTGAGTCGACGTTGTAGTCGATGGTATTGGTAGTAAACCGTTAGGAGACTGACACAAAACTCCTGATTCGAACAGAACACTATTGACGGTGTAATTAATTACAGGTTTGTTTCTATTCCATATACGCCTGTTCATTGCCCATAAAGGTCCCTGAATATTATTTGTAGGATCTGATTCATAGTAAGCCAATCGAGGCGTAGTTCCTACCACCGAACCGAAATAATTTTTACTCAGTTTCGTTAACACTTTAGAATAATCAGCCGAATGTACAGTAATTGGATAGTCTACGAAGAAACCTATTACGTTGGAATATAGGGTACCGTTTCTGGACATCACGGCCGGATTAGCAATACCTTCGGGTGATGCAACGTTCTGAATTGATTGATGAAGACCTACTTCGTTCAGAACCCTGCTACCAAAACACATTATGTAGTAATTAAAAGTGAAAAAAGAGTTTATTAAATAACCATAGGCGCGAACATCGATATGGTCAATGTATATTGAATCAATGTGCAACCCGTTACCCTCTGTAACAAACGGGAATCTGATAATATCCAAAACAGCTTGTACCGATGGTTGCATTTCGATTTCTTGAATCAAATATCCTTTTAATAATTGACTGTAAACATACGGCACACCCATACGCATTGCATTACCGGCCGTTCTGGTCCATCCTAAAGAGTTTACCGCTGTCGGCAAATACAGTTCCAAAATTTTAATAGTTAATTCTGCACATTCGTAATAATTTCTTGTGTTATATAAAACAGCAGTAACGTTAAGGAATACCTCGGGCATGGTTATAGTAAAATGATACCAATCGGCCACAGGACCCCATGGTGCCTGTTGATGAGGTGGTGGATTAGGTAAATTTTTATCTAACAAACGCAAGCTGTTTGTTAAATTGTCGGCCAGAGATTCGTCATGGTACAAAGAATCATTAGAGTTGTTGTACCTGACACAATAACCAATAACAGTATGACACATTGTACCAAAATCTGCAGTGCTCGTCCACGGTTGTATGTTTACAAACACGTTTACGGGATCCCATGCTCTAGTGGGATTGGCGATCTTTTCTGCTTTTTGAGAAAATTGACTAGATAAAGTATTTTTGTATAATCTATTAAAAGCGTCAATTTCTCCGGTTGGATTTGGAGTAGGAGTAGGTGGGTCAGGTGGGGTAGGAGAAGGTGATGGATCGGGTGGAGTAGGAGTCGGAGACGTCACAGGTGGAGCGGGAGTTAAAACTTCATCGTTTGATAAGTTTCGAACTATCAAAATTGTTAAAATAATCACGATTATGATTAACAAAAATATATTTCTGTTTTTAGCCAAACGAGCGTTAGCTGCCATAATTTTAACTTATTTGACTGTATAATAGTAAGTTTTTAATGATGCACGAAGAGATTTTAATTTTGTTAAAAAAATACAACAAAAAATATAATCAATTAGATGATGCTTTTCAAGAATTACAACAACAATATGACAAAACTCAGTACGAGTTAAAATGTTTAAAAAAAATATTATTAGAAGTTTGTTCAATAGTGGCTCCCCACAAAGAAGAAATTGTGCAAGAAATGATAGACAAACATGATAAAGTATACAAAACTTTATACGAAAATGGTTCTGAACCGTTAGCTTCAATAAGATTCAATCACCAATTATCCCCTGAACTAGGATCGGGTTATCTGTGGAATGTATCATTCTAGAAAAAAAAAAGTTTAAAATTTTAATCAACCATTTTATTTCAAATAATTCACATCCATAAAACACGATCTATATTCTATTCCATTACAACCGTTGAACCACTTCACAGCTTCTGCAAACGATTTAAAAGAAAAACGTTGTCCGCTATCTTCCAACTGATGAATAGACCCGTATCTTTGTGACATCATGAAGCTTTGATTTATGAGACTGTTATATTTGGAATAGTTGACACAGTCCACACTTATCACATAACATTGGGTATCGTCATATTTGGCACAAATGACAGACAACCCGTCCAGCACTTTATCAATATAACGTTCGTCGTCGGAAATTATAATATAACAAGTTATAATTTTAGGAGACATGATTCCACAGTGAGAGATCGATAATAATTAAAAAAAATTAACTATCCCCTCTTTAATCTTTCCTAAGATTGCTTTAATCAATCGGCCTCAGTCTTAATCAAAATGTCCGATTATACAGTGTTCCATCCCAGATTACCTGTAGAATCTGATAAAATATATAAAGTTGATATATTTTTAATGCGATGGGCAAATATAAATTTAAACACATCATTTTTACCCGGAGGAAGATTTTTTTTGGTGTCGGGAATATGTCTAAAAAATTTGATAAATAAATCGAAGAGTTTCGAAGAACACAAAGAAATGGTTTATGACGTAAAGAAGACAAATGTGTGCTTCCTAACATACACCAATAGAGAGGATATTATAAAGATTTATCGCAAAATTTTTTATTCGAAATCAAACGCCAAAACTGAAGAATCATTCAAAAAGTTGTGTATACGACCGAGGACCAACCGTTATGCGTGTCGTCTCAGTTTCAACTATTTGGTGGTTAAAAGGCTGCAATGTTGTGAATGTAACAATATTTGTGTGTATGACGCCTTAAAACTTTTTTACTTAATGGATTCAAAGTGTGTCAAACAAGTAGATAATTTAGTGGCAAAATTGTAACGTGTCAATTTACAAAATAAAATTAATAAATTTTAAATTTATTTTGTGTGCGTTTTAATATGGAAGAAGTTTTTGTTAACAAGAACGTTTTTATTAAATTAGCTAAACAGTTAGACGAAAAGTCGCTTAAAAAATTTAAACCTATGGTCAACAAAATTCACATGTTGATTGATATTTATTGTGTAACTAGGCGTGAAAAGGATTTGTTAAAATTGCTTTATTTTTTACGTAGTTGTAATTCAGAAATTACTAGACAGCTGATAACAACATTCAAAAATAATTATAAAATTTATAGAATCTTAGAATAAAATTTGTTTAATTTATGTTTTTTTTATTCACCCTTTTTTATTCACCAACAAACATTTCAAAATAGTGCTCACCAAAATTAATTACTCTATTCGATTCCACATTTATCAAGGTTTCCAAACATATTTCGCTGAATATTTTCACACCAATCAATTCAATTTGGTGTTTGGTGTCACACAAATAATTCCATACACAATGTACGATGTCAACAGAATGTAGTATATCGTATACTTTAATCAAATTATCTTTTTGTGTTTTGTTGACACAATCTTGTTCACCCCGCAACAAAAAGTATGTTCCATCAAATACGTTTTTGTAAATTCGTATACAATGTACGACATTAGTAGGAGAGAGGTTAAATATTTTTTTATAGTCAAAGTGTGTAGTTTGTGTATAAATCATTAAAACAATAAATAAAATATAAAATTTTTTATTATATAACAATCAAGTAAACATTTGTAAAAAATTGTTACTTAAAGAAAAGTTTTCGTCGGTATTGGCGTTTATAAAGTTTTCAATATCCTCATCGGTGATAGATGGCAGCAAGTCGGATTTGTCGACATTTTCTTCTAAATTTGTAACATTTTCGGAAGGTTGATAGAAAAGTATGGACTCGATTCACAACAGGAGCATATTCCGTGTACGGTACCATTATATCTTGCGTTTTTGATTCCATATATTTAACCGCAGCATCTGCATCCATTCCATGATGTGCACGCAAAAAATACACTAATGTAGGTAGCGTCAAACTTGTGTTTCCACAAACAATTATAGCGTTGGTATATAAATTTTCTCTTATGAAAATATACATTCTGTGTATATCCTTTAGTAGATTCAAAGCATTCGTCTTCAAAATCATCAACTTATTAGTCTGGTACAATAACAAATTGTTTGAATTTTCAACTTTAAGCATAATATCATTAGAAGATATGGGTGTGTTGAACTCAAAAGTCCAGAAAATATTGTCAATAATATGAATAGGCGGAACAGCCATCTTATAGCTATCAATTACAGATTATTACTGAAAACAATCACTACAACACGCTAATGTTTTATACTTCACTCGAGGTTAGTTCGGTTATGACATTGTATTTAATTTTTCTTATTTTTCTTTTTAAATTTTTATTTGTCTTCGTCAAATCTGTAACTGATTTAGTTAGACTTATGTATTTGTGTTTAAAAAATTCATTCTCTGCTCTTAATTGATAATTGGCAGTTTCGATTTTGTCCAATTCGTTTTTTATATTGTTCAATTTTTCTGATAAATAAGCAATAGTTTGTTGATTCTTCTTGTCTAGTGCTGCAGCCATTTTAATAATGTTTAAATTATCCACCACCGAATTATTCATTACAATGCCGTTTTAATATTGACAATTTTTCGATACTAAAACTATGTTTTATAACATATAATGTTAGCATGAGTGCATTAGAGGTTCGATAGGTTTAATTATTTTATACACATTTCCTACTTTTGGATTCGACGTTATTTTAACGAAATCCCAGCGTCCTCTACCTATTCCCGCGCTCACTGTAGATTTATTAATAATTATCCAATCGAGGTGTTTTATTCCTTCAAACTTTTCATTTACTAGTCCTCTGTAAACATCTGTTATTTCGTTTTTATCATCTTTCATAATTTCATATAAATATTGACCACCCACAACACCAAACAGTGTGTTATCTTCTACAAACAGAATTGTATATTTATTTTTAGACAAAATTCTCACTCTATCTAACGTTGTGCTCTTATATTCAAACCATAAATTATTGTCTACAAATAAAATTTTCTCATTTATTCCAACCGCTCCAATGACTTCACATAATTCCGGCCATAAACCAGTTTTAAAGGAGTGAGTTTCGATAAGTCGAGTAAACTCAAAATCTTCAAATCGCCAATATTTGTTGTCACCGAAAATGTAGTATTCCCCCCTGATACAAGTCACACACTTAGGAATGAACTCACATATTTCATCTACAGAATTGGAAACTTTTTCATACACCCATCCCGGTATGTCGAAATTTTTTGTATAGTTGTTGTTTATGTACAATTGTTCCAGACCGTTCACGTCGTCTTTATTCAAACTAATATGGTCCGAATTGTAATAGCTGTACATTAAGGATTTTTTTACACTTGAATGTAACAAACCCAACGCGTGACCAATTTCGTGTACCAATACCGGTAAATAATATGTACCATTTTCATGTTTTTCGTTTTGGGTCAACCACAATTCTTCCGAATCCAGGTGCACTTCTCCTTCAAAAGAACCTTCCTCTTTGACACCCATTTTTGGAGGCTTAAAACCATGAGCCAATACACCTCCCAATCCGTCAAAATTAAACCAGTCTTCGTGTTTACTTTTTTTGAATAAAATTTTTATATCGGCATCGATGTTATTGTTTCCAACATCAAAAAATGTTACAATATTTTTTTTATTTTTGTAATACACAGCTTCTTCCCATACTCTGAACGCAAACAAAGTTTCCTGTTTGACAATTGACAGATTTAAAATATCCGGTAGTGTATTTGTGAAAAGACTATACGTTATATTTTCACGATTGGACCAAAAGTATTGTTGTTCAATAAAAAATCGTTTACTTCGTCTACTTCCTAAATCGAATTGACGACGAATTGAGTTTATTAAAAATTTACTCATCCTGTCGTCCAATGTTGGATTTTCTACTGGATTTTCTTCTGGATTTTCTACTTCAATTGTTTCTTCTTTTTTTTTTGTATTTATAATATACTTGGGATGATTTGTATTTTCGTCAATTTCTTCAAGGGTTCCATTATTGTTAATATAAAAGTTTAAACTCAAATTTTCAGCAAAACAATAAATGATACCAAAAGAAAATATTATTATTAATTTCTTCATGTTATAAGATGAAATGTGCGTATGTCACTCTCGTTATGTTAGGAAACGGTTATGTAAAAGGAGCGGTAGCTTTGGCTAAAAGTTTATTGAAATCTGGTACCGTTCACGATATCGTTTGTTTAGTTACAGACGATGTGACAAAAATACAAGATTTGAAAAAAGTGTTCACACACGTCTTCGTGGTGTCCTATTTATATTTTGATTGCGGTAAAATGCTAACTGAACGACAACGTCAACTATATAGCAAATGGATAAATTTTTCGTTTACGAAATGGCGTTGTTTGGAGCTTACAATGTACGATAAGTGCATATACTTAGACGCTGATCAAATAGTGTTACGCAATATTGATCATTTGTTGAGACATGATTATGCAATATGTTTCAACTATAATTACAATTCGTCATATAAAGTTTTCAAATATGGAGACATAATAGATTGTAACGTTCAAAAATTTATAATGGAAAATTACAATTTGTTGGGATTTACAGGAACGTTTGTTTTTATTCCCTCTTTAAAATTATTATCCACAATTACATCATTGTTGACACCTACAAATAAATTAATCGCTCAAGATAACAAGTATCATAATGGATTCGACGAAATTGTGTTAGCCGAAGCGTTTATCAAAAACAACATTAATATCACTCAACTCACACCAATGTATATCTGGAACGCCGGTGATTATAATACTTTAAAGGAAAACGATCAACCGTATGTGATAAATTTTTACGGTGACAGAAAACCTTGGGTGGTTAATAAAACAAATAAAAATTATATGGACATTTTTATTTGGAAGTACTTTTATCATTCAAAAGTATAAGTTAACATGATTATAGTTGTTATTCTGTTTATTCTTTTATTATCTTTGTGTTATTTGCCTTTGTTTAACGCTCACCAAAAGATATACAATGAAAAAGTAGAGCGAGTTGAAATTTTGAACAATGAAGAATTTAAAGAAATTGTATATCAACGACGATACGCTCCATTGCATACGCTACCCACTGTTAAGTGGCACAGTAATTTTGATACTTTGGAAGGTAGCAGTAATTGTTTTTCAGTTCCAACTTTAGTGACCACAACTAATACTGGCACATTTGATTGCGGAGCTGTATGCAAAGACGAAAGAGCTCTCTATTTTTTTGTAACTCCTCACGATAAGTTTGTTGTTAACGGTGTCCTCTTGCCGTCAGGTGGTTATTGTACTATGAATTCGGTACCTCGCAACTGTAACAGTGAAACATCATTAATCATTTTCAGTGTCAATCAGTGGACATGTATAGCCGAGGATCCTAGGTATTTTGCGGGAGAAGGTAACTTGATACAAGTAGCGGGTAGACAACACAGTTCACACATATCACCAGAACAAATCGACAAAGTGGTATTGTGGGATAATTTAATGAACAGAGTCGTAAACCCTGTAGTGAACACATTTAGGTATTCATGGGACGATGTATTGGAAGATGGTAATCGTAGATTTGAGGTAAAATGTGACGCTTTAGATTTGAAACACAACGAAATGTTCCTCAATCCTTTTAATAAAATAGAATGTTTACCTAATGTATGCACTTCGGTTAATTGGGCACATAGGGATGTTAAACCAAATTTTGAAAGAGGTGTTTGCGAATGCGGTAACGTCAATATAACCCGTGTGCAACATATAGACGAAAACGATGCCAGCAGTAAATGTGCGGCTATCATAAACAGGTTAAACAAAAATGAACGCAATTATAATTTTAGGGTTGAATGTCTGTCTATGGATACTCCTATAACAGAGTTTAAATACGACAAATTATTATGTCCGCCTGAAATTTTTACTCAAAACACAGATTTTGCATACACTTTTTCACTTAATGGAGTAATACCCTTAAGCGGTAACGGAATAGACGAACCAACAACAAGGCTTTGGAAAGATACCCAAAACAGAATATTATGGAATTCCATTAATTAAGTTAAATTTTATTGTTTTGGTCAAATTTTTGTCATCATCATTGTTTCCGTTAATTATTTTGTTAAAATTTTCAATTTTAATATATTTTTTTCGTTTTTTGTCTAAATAATCCATGACTTTGTCATCGAGCTGATCCATTAATAAATTTATTACACGGTCGTCGTGATATTTTTTGCAAATTTCATTTGACCAATTATTGTACTGTTCAAAAACTAAATCAACTTTTTTATCCATTAATTCTTACAAATTATAAGATGAACAGATCTGTAGCGAGCTGGGTAATTGAAAAACATAATTGTACCGAAAAAGAAAAACGTATAAGAAATTTATTGATCACTCACAGCGGGTTAAAATTAGAAGAAGGTAAATGGATAGATAAAAAGATAGATTTGAACTCTATTGATACTGAAGAATTGTTAATAAAAATTTTAAAAGCAATTAACGATGACAAAGTAAGGTTATACGGAGAACTGTACAGTAGTGGTAAGTTTGACAGTAATGACATCATTTTAGATAATGATTATGAAAATATTGTAAATACAAATGTAAAAAATCTCAATAAAGAAGTAAGTAAGTTATTAACAAAAAGACCTAATCTCGCTAATGTCAATTCTGTGCGTGAATTTATTTATCAACTAGGCAGGACCCTTGTTGCCTGTAATAGTTCTACCCAAGTTTTGCATTCAGATATAGCTTATATTGCTTCCAATTATGGTACGGCACAAACGTTTCCTCAAACAAGCTTTGGTATAATACCTACTACCCGTAAAACAGATTCGGGTACGACAGACAATGAAAATAGTAAATTATCTAAGGAATTGGAAAAATGCAGGTCAGACCTATTAGATTTCAGGTTTAAAAATCAAATGGAAACGCAAGACGCTAAATTAAAAGCACGAGGTGAGCTACAAGAATTAAACTTGAAAAAGGAAGGTGATATAAAGGAATTGAAAATTACTATTAAAGATCTTGAAAAAAGATTAAAAAATGCCGAATTAGATGCAAAAAATTGCAATAAGGATTTAAATACCACTCGATCCGAATTGGACACTTGTAATAGAAACTTAAAAAAAGCTGATGAAGACCTAGGAAATTGTTTAGAAGATTTAAAAAATAGTTCTAAAAAAAGTTCTGACTTGAAAAAAAATACAACGGATTTGGAAAATAGAAATACAAAGTTAATGGAAAAAACAGTCGAACAAAACAATTCAGATTTAATACAACAAATAGACAAAACACAGGCAAAAAACACTGATTTGACAAAACAAAATGATCAACTACAAACGGAACTTGATAGATTATACCAACAACTGTCTAGGATATATATACATTATAACGAAAATGCTACTATTGAAAGTTATAAAAAAACAAATTGGTCAGAATTATTTGAAAAAATAAAAATTACCAAAACAAAGTACGATGAGTGTTCAAAAAAAATAACAGAATTAAATAAATATAAGGAACAATCTGATGAACTTGAAAAATTAAATCAAGAACTGTTTAAGGTATATTATCATTATAATGAAAATAAACAAAATAAAAAAATAAATTGGACAGAATTTTTTGAAATATTAAAAAATACTAAAACAAAGTATGACGAATGTACAAAAAAATTAGATGAATCTGCAGCAAAGGAACAATCTGCGGACCTTGAAAAATTAAATCAAGAACTATTTAAAGTGTATACACATTATAATCCAAATGCTCCTGATAAAAGAAAAATAAATTGGACAGAATTTTTTGAAAAATTAAAAGATACCAAAACAAAATATGACGAGTGTGCAAAAAAAATGTCAGATTTTGATAAATATAAGAAACAATCTGATGAACTTGAAAAATTAAATCAAGAACTATTTAAAGTGTATACACATTATAATCCAAATGCTCCTGATAAAAGAAAAATAAATTGGACAGAATTTTTTGAAAAATTAAAAGATACCAAAACAAATCATGACGAATGTTCAAGAAAATTAACAGGTTTAGACAAATCTGTAGCAGAAAATTTGGAAACGGCTGAGGAACTTGAAAAATTACGCCAAGAACTAAATAAAGTGTATTTACACTATAATGAAAATTATCAAGTTAAAACTAATATAAATTGGATAGATTTGTTTGAAAAAATAAAAATGACCAAGACGAAGTGCGATTTAAGTTCAAAAAAAGTAAAAGATTTAGAAAAAACTATAAAAGACTTGGAAAAATCTGTAAGAGAATGTTCGGGGCAATCTGAAGAAATTGAAAGATTGCAATCAGAATTAACTTCAGTCCAAATTTCATTAGATGCCTCTTTAGAGGAAGAACGACAACTTAAAACGGAAAATATTACAATCGAAAAAAAATTGTCCGAATGTGAAGAAAAACTCTCTGGTACTAGGGGATCGTTAAAAGTTAGAAAGTAGATTTGATAATAATAACGAAGAGTACAAAAGACCAAAAGAGGATATAACAGATCAATCAGAACCAACTCCGTCTCAGTCAGCACCTTCATCATTTCAATTAGATCCTTCATCATCTCAGTTAGTACCTGCCTATCAATTTCCAACCACGTCACCATCGCAATCACCAAATCAAACAATATTTGAATTGAACAAAAAAATCAGTATACTCACCAGAGATAACAGGAACCTTTTTGATATGTTAGAACATTTAAAGATACAAGTTCAACATAGAGAAGCTGAAATTTTTAGGAATTTTAGCAGCATTCGAGCATCATGGGTAGAAGAAATTGCCAGATTAAATCAAATAATAACCAGTTGCACACATTGTAACGAAACAATAAATACTCAAAGTGAACAAAATGTAGATGTAAATTTAAATTTAACGATGCCTCCTCCAATAGTAACATCCGAATATGACACTTCTTCTAATGTGGAAGAAGAAAATATAATTTCAACAGAAGAAGAAGAATCTACAATACCAGATTATCTTGATCCCAAAATAATATCAGTTAAAAGTAACATTTTAAAGAAAGTTTTAAATATCAACATCGTAAATAAAGTCGAAAAAAATTTAAATGAATTACACAAACGTTTTACTGACTACTATCTAGTTATTAAATTTGCATTTAAAAAAAATTTAACTCAAGCTGAAAACTTTAAAAACTCTATAAAATATTTAAAAAAATTGTTAGACGACAATGAAAAATCCAATAGCGAATTGTTGCAATCAATAGACGCCCTTAAAATAAACCTTAGAGAAGAATTTAAAAGAGATTTTCTTAACATGAGACAAAGATATGAGTTAGATATTTCTAATTTGAATAAAAAATTCGATCTAAACATAGAACTTATCACCAACGAACATCATTTGTATACAACCACAAGGGATGTTTTAGACAATATTAAAGAAATAATTGGTCTAAAAAAAACTGTAACGAACAGACCAATCTCCAGACTTGAATTGGAAAAAGCTTTAGAGAATACAAAAAAATTACACAATAATATTAACTCTTTCGTTTCCAATCTCAAAATTTGTTTCGGTATTACAATGTCTACGGAAACACCTAAACAAAAAGAAAATTTTTTTAAAATAATCATTGAACGTTGTACACAAAATATTAATCCTGGTCCAAGTAAACCGTATGTTAATCCTGATTTTAATCCCAATCCTAGTCAAAGAAAACGTAAAACTCCAATAATCCCATCACCTATACCCTCTGGCAAAGGAGTTGGAAAAAAGACTAAAATACCGTCAGCAGCAGAAAAAGAATCAATATATTCTAAACCTATAGTAATATCTGAATATACCGAACCACAAGTAACTTCTGAATCTTCTTTACCAGCAATATCTGAATTTACCGAACCCGAATCAATAGTAATATCTGAATTTTCCGAACCAATTGTAATGTCTGAATCTACTGAACCAGCAATATCTGAATCTTCTGCACTAGCAATATTTGAACCTTCTGAACCAGCAATATCAGAATCTTCTACGTTAGCAATACCTGAATCTTCTACATTAGCAATACCTGAATCTTCTACATTAGCAATAACTAAATCTTCTGCATCAACCGCATCACCTACTGTGAAAAAAGCTTATGAAAAACTCAAAGGAGTTGGAAAAAGGACTAAAAAACCGTCACCAGCAGTAATGGAAAAAGTATTCGAATCGATATATCCTGATTTATACACACCAATTCCTGATGCATCCAATTTATACACACCAATTGAAGCTGCTACTCTAATTTCGAGATTTGCACCCGATGACCGAATCGAGATAGATATGATAGATGAATTACTTAATGAAGATTATCAAGTTCCTGTTAATCAAACAAATAGAACAACTCCTTTTCCTTTACCACTACCTTTTCCGCTAGATGACGAAAATTCAATTTTAGATACTAATCGAAATAGAACAGAGGATTCAGAGGATATGTTGTAGATTGCTCTTTTTTAACCAATCTAATTTTTTCGTTCAGTTTTAATTTTGGTTTTTGTGCCGGTATGTTTATTATATTCCCGTTTAAATTTGTCATATCAGATACGCTCTCATATAAAATTTTTGTAATAATTGACTTTGCATAGGATATCATGTAATGATCGTCAGTTTGGGGATTTTCCATTTCTTCAATACATTCGTAATAATGTTTTAACATATCTTTTGGTGAGGCCTTTATATCTGGATCAATTTTTTGTAATCTATTGGAAGTGTTGATAAAAAAATTTTTGTAGTTAGGAAATATGTCTTGACATTTATTAACGATAAGATTCATAGCGATCAAGAAAGTACCTCGATTAAAATTTTTATATTCAACACTTTCTTCAACGTATTTCGTTTGCAAAATTAAACGTTTTATTTTGTTAAAATTTTCGGTGTTAGGACGTTCAGTATAGTCTTTGTGCGCTTTCTTTATTATAGCCATTTCTTTTTCAGGAAGCATATTTTCACTTTCAATCAAAGATCTACATTTATCCGCTATTAATTGTTTTGCAAACTCTTTCGCATCTACTGTCGTTTCCATACTTAACTAATGATACCGATTTTTTTTATTATATTAATTACAATCGTTTGCATATTATTATTGTATTTGATTAAATTGAACAAGGGACAAGAAACGATAAAATTACTACACGAACACAAATTTATACCTTTGGCTCTGGGTAAATACGTAAATAAACTTAAATGAAAGACAGTCTCAGTTATTTTAAATTATTTATTATCCTTTTTTAATGAAACACATTCCTTCTTCGGTACAAATACATATCCAATCATCAACCTCCTCTCAATCTTAACACCAAATGTAGCGTGCTCTCTTTTTGAATATTATAATCGTTTAATTGACGCTCATCGTCCAATTGTTTTCCTGCAAATATCAACCGTTGCTGGTCCTGAGGTACACCTTCTTTATCTGAAATTTTTTGTTTGACCATAGCAACAGTATCTGCCGGCTCCACATCGACCGTAATTGTTTTACCGGTTAAAGTCTTCACAAATATTTGCATGTCGAGTCTTTGTAACACACTGATGCTAATTATATAAATGTAAAATTATTTATACTTAAATTATTAAGGTCAATCCCCACACAATGACTTGTAACGACAACATAAAAGTTTACATAAGCGATTTGTTTATATTATTTCCTTACGATATTGTTAAAAATAATTTGCCATCACAAATACAAAAAATTACAATTTTTGTCCCCACGTATGAGGATGAAAAAGTTATCAATACAGATATATTGACGACAAACACACAGTTGAAACGAGTAAATACCATTAAATATGTATCGCATTATGAAGAAGATGAAATTGGAGACGATATGATCGTATTTTGGAACGTAATTGTACCTATAAATTTAAAAAATACAACAACGACTTTGGTTTTTAGTGTAGTGTTAAGCGATAATTTGTATTCTTGTAACAATATAGAATTTATAACCCCTTCATTGGTTAGATGTCCTTTACAAGTTGATTATAATAACAAAATGGTGTGTTTGAAAGGAGAATTTGCAGGAGATTTACAAGAAATACAAAAAGCTATCAATGAGACCAACAAAGAATTTGTTATTCATTTCGACAAACACACACCGATGGGTATTAAAATATTAAACACGAAACGATTTCTAATTGCACTCAGTCGTAGACAAACGATAGCAAAAGTTTTTGTTTACTTACCACACAATGAACTAACCAATGTACACAAAGAATTATCATGGGAATCGGTTAGGCGATTACTGAGAGGAGGACCATCTAATACGTGCAATATCTTGAATAGATCCAGTTACAAATATGTAATTGATGCTATGGAAATATTAAATATCAACAATTCTGATATATCTTCTGTCCATGACCTAACGTATACATTTAATCCTATAATATTACGGTACATGATTGTTCCCACCATATTTGTAGAACTGAATAATATTTTTGGTGAAGAAAAATTAGTACGATTGTACTGCAAATACGAGTCTGTGGCCATAACCAATGCGGGTCCTGTACCTATTAACATGCCGTCCAAAAACAAAAATCCTTTTAAACATCGCACTTTAAAACCGCCGCCAGAATCTTTCTATAAAGAAATAGGTAACAGAAATGCCTATTTACACTCACCTGTGTACAATTATTTTTTGTAAGTCTACATGGATAATTTTGATCAATTAGATAGATTGGTTTATGAAAACCGTACATCCATAAAACAAATAATAATGTTTGTAATCAGTACTACACTATTTTTAATAGTGTGCTCTTTAATAGTCGGAATAAATATTTTTTATAACAGGGAATTTTAATAAAGGGTATTTTAATAAAAGATTTTTTTATTTCATCAATTTTATTCATCATTTACCATATCCTTAGTCAGTATTTTCACTTCATCATCTTTTTTCACAAAATCATGTCTTTCCAAAAATTTTTTAAACAAATTTATTTTGTGTTCAAAATTACAATCATCGCAATGTTTGTTTAATTCTTCACATGATGCAACAAAAATTTCACTAAAACGAGTTCCAGAAGATTTAGTAATGCGTGTGAAGTTTTCATTACAGTAGTATGACTTTAACATTTCCTTTGCGTATTCAATAACCTGTTTTCGTAAAAACGTGGTGGAATCCTTGTCGATGATTTTGTGTTCCTCATCTTCGAATACTACCAACTTTTTGTGAAACGCTTCCATACCCTCGATCAATTTTCTAAATTGATAACCGTCCAAATCTACAGGTTTCTTTGTCACCGGATCTAAAGCGCCCATCAGTTGCCAAGATTTACTTTCTTTCTTAAGCTTTATATCAGCTTTACTCAAAAAGGATGTGTAAAATATAAAAGAATTTATCATGTATGGAGAACCATTCTTTTTTTTTACAACGTTCTTTTTGATCGCATCCACGGCCTTGAAACTTATTACAAGGGTCATATCTTTGTTTGGAACATGTTTTAGGTTTACCGTATAACGTTGAGGTGAGGAATCACAATCTTCCAATACTTCCACATTATCAATATCAATTTGTCTCATTGTCACGATTTAAACAATAATTATATTCGTCGATCAAAGTTGTAGGAAGGTGAAAAATATAATTTAGGCGATTTAGATGAGGAGCGACTGGAGCGTCTTGATGATTTGAATGTTTAATGAAAATTTGGTCCGCGTGTGCGTTAATAAACTGGGAAATGCTGGCAAACTGAGGAGATTCCACGTGTGCTGTAACGTCTTTTGTGTCATTGTTAAATTTTTTGTAACTTATCACCTCTCTTACGATAGCATACACTTGACTTTTTGTTAGCATTCCTTATATGTGAACCACTTTTTCATAAGACACACCGATAACACCACAACCTAGTCTACCACCAGAATTTCCAGTGATTTTACTCTCTTTATTATTACCTCTACCACAATCGTCTTCCATAGAATGTACCACAACACTGCGACCTAGTATATTGTATGAATCATACAAACTTATAATATTGTCAACAATATTTACGTAAGTCGGTTTGTTAGTTCCATTGGAGTAAACGTTTCCCAAATCACCCAAATGACGGTCCAGGTCTTGAGGAGCACCATGGTTTTTATGATGAGGATTCAAATGTTCTCCAGCCGAACTGCATCCGTTGGTGGTATCCCCGTATTCGTGAATATGTAGACCATGGTTTCCTCGCGGTAAATTATACAGTTCACCAATAATGTGCATCGAACTATCAGGTTTCGGTTGTATAAACTCGAGTGTTCCATAGACATCCCCTTTCATTTATACATATTCCTTTCATATTTATCTTACCTGAGTCCGAGTTAATTTGCGAAAAATAAAAATTCTTAAAATCTCGAAACAAAGTCCGACTCATCATCACAGAATTCGTGAAACGCATTCGTGAAACACATTTGTGAAACACATTTCGCGAAACGTTTTGCAAAACTCCGTCCACAACTCTGTGAACGAGAAACGTTTTGCATGAGATGAGTCCGAGTTAAAATCAGATTTTGGAGAGAAAAAACTTTTTCGCATTTTAACTCGGACTCGTCTCTTTTTGTATTGAATTTATTAATTCCATACAATTTTTATATCTCAGATAGTTTTATGGTTATAATTTTAGTATAGTATTGAAGTGAGGGAAGAATTAATAGGATTAGACATAAAATAATCAATATCAAAAACAATAATTCAATACATTGTTTGTAGTTCATAAGTATTTGATTAAAATTTTTTAAATAATATAGTAACCCTATTATCGATGTTAAAATACCGAATCCCGCAATCATTTTGACAGTTGGACTGATGTTTTTAACCAAAGCATCGTGTCTTGCACAAAACCATTTAAAATATGACCATGTGTCGTTTGCAGCTAAACTTATGCCTACCAATTCTTCTTCGTCAAAATCGTTAATAACATCTCCTTCTAGTAAATTTACTAATTGTCCGTTACTGTTAACATCTAATGCTGCCATATAATCTGCCAAATGTAACATATTACCCACAAAATATTCTTCTTCATCGTCTATGACAAAATTTGCAAAATGTTGAGGCTGAAACTCAATAAGATTTCTGTCGGTCGCATCTACTGACTCATAATATGCGGAAAGGAATGCCGTCGAAAGATCATCCAAGTAGTTGCGTGGAAACATGTTGTTATAACCAAACGGATCCCATATCATTAACACCAAATCGGCTATTGTTAAAAATGTAAGCGCTAAATTTGCTATAGAAGCAGCAGCTTTGACGGCTTTCACGCTTGCTTTTGCTACCGTAGTAACAGTGTTTATAAATGCGCGATTCAAAGAATGTATTATTGCAGCTTTATAAGTTTGTCCCATCAATGCAGCTGTAATTCTACCGCTTTGCATGAGCAACATGCGACGGAGAGCCGGTATTAATACTTTGTTGATTTGATTCAACATGTTAGTAATGGTAGATTCGAGTACATTAAAACCCAAATCGGTTAAAATACTCATAATAAAGGTGTGATCTTCTAAAAATTCTACTATGATAGATTCGAGTTCATTGTTATTAGATAAACCATACTTTGGTGGATTTGAAAAAACAGATTTTTCTTTGTGCAGACTTTCATGTCTGTTATCACCGTTTTTCAATTTTTTATTTCTGTACTCCATAAATTCCTCAATTAAACCCCTTTTTTTAAATCCGTTTCTACCGCTAGCATCAATTTGAAATCCGGAATTTGCTGTGTACATTAATACCTCATTTAGACTTTTAATAGGAAATATGTTGTGTAAGAAACCTAGTTCAATCGTACTATCAACATTTTTATCTCGGACACTATACCAATCCTCTAACATACTAATACCTTCCGGTTCGGGAGCGTCAGGTAAAATATTTGAGGGTTTATGATAGTCAAAATTTCTAAGATCATCAAACACGTTTGTGGATGCTAGTTTAAAAGTGGACAATATCGATTCGCCCAACACGAAAGAAACAAAAATTTCGTACCAAGGTTGGGTGCATGCGTTGTTATTCTCTGATCTACCAAATCGCCTACAATAAGCTTCGTTGAATTTACCTTTGATACGCTCAGGAAAAACTGGATCGTCCTCGTTTGATATATCAAACCCCGGTACGTCATCAACTCCTCGAACTACATGTTTAGACGTCCTAATATATGGAGTATTCATCCACACTTTGGTGAACGTGTCTACTAATATACATTGATTGTGATTGGTGTATCTCAATTCCACTGATTGTATATTACCATCTCGTGCCGCCAAAGAAGGATCTAAATTGAAACAAGCTGGTTGATTGTACTGAACAGAAGTGTTCGATGTTTGTGTATAACCACCTAATGGAGTGTTTTCAAAATCTATTACTCCAGTTTCTGTATAGGGATAACAAGACATAGATTTACAGCCTTCTTTAGAAAAAAACAATTGTACCACCACAGCGCTAGTCAAACGCAATTTGGGTGGTATGTAATAGTCGTTATTGGAAGCATAACGCACATTATAATCTACGAGAATATGAGGAAACCGTTGACGCCATTTGATTATATACTCTAATGTATCTCTGTTAGTTAAATAATTAACTGCATTAATTATGTCTAGCGAGGTAGGTGTGGCCATGCTTAATTATACAACATATTTATTTAAAATTATTTATTAACAAAAATCCTATTGTTATACACATTAAAGATAGCGACGCTCACCGGCTCCTATGTATTTATCTTCCACCACATTAAAACCTTCCAACCACTGGAAACATTCTGAATTAATGTATTTGTAAATAGGTTCATAATCATCCAATACGTTTTTATCCACACTCTGCGACCATGGATGATAATTTCTAGATAGAGCTTGTATAGTTTCACATAAGTATTGTACAACCATGTCGGAATTATTATAAATCAATGGATTGTTATGGTATTCTTGATAACTGACATCATCGTTACTCAAACTCCAAAACACATACAATCCTATACAGACATCGTATTGTTTTAAGTTACGGTTGCGCCATATCTCAAAAAAATTTTTACAACTTTCAGTAACAAACTCATCCGGATTACATATAAATAGGTATGGAGTATGGGGTGCAAAATAAAATCCCGCAGGTAACTCGACGTAAAGCTTATAACGTTTGATATCTCTAAAAATTAATGTAGGAAGAATTTCAGATAAAATATTTTCTTTGTCGGTACGAATTATTTTCTTTAATTTTCTACATACCATAGAATATAAAGACAAAATACCTCGCGGACCTAACCTTTTAACAACCATTATGAATGTTATTGACTAATCTCAAACAAAAACTTTTATATACTTTTTAGATAGGTGTCAAGATAAAAATTTAAATTATCAGCAAAGATAAAAATTTAAATAATTACCTAAGGATTAAAATTAATATCTATAAAAACAAATCGCTAGTCAGATTATAATTGCGATTTTCGATTTCAAGTTCTTCGTGAATAATTATGTTGTAGAATTAGTTAGATTCATCGATTTCATCATTATCATCAATGTGTGTAGGCTCATTCTCTTCGTCTTCATCATCAGATATATCAACTATAGCTTGATCCTCTTCTTTTTCTTTTTCCTCAGTTTTGGGTTTTAGCAAATTTAATACACTGCTTAACTGATGTTGTAACTCATTTAATCTGTCGTCAATACTATTGTTTTTGTTGTCTTCGTCTAACTTTTTTTTTAGTTCATTTTCGGCGCCAACTACTCTGCCGTACGTGATTGCGATGTCCTGCTGAGTTTTGATAATTTCGTTATACAATTCTTTTAAAGACGACATGTGTGTGAAATAATAATTATTCTTATATATTGTGGATGTTCTTACTCATTGCACGAATCTCAAAATGGAATCTCAGCAGGCTTTTTTAAACAGAATACATTTCAAGTCTCAATATTTTCCTCAATCGGTAAAGTATTTGTTTAAAGATTTAAGCGTATTTTGGACCGTTTGCAATAAAGCTGAAAACTATTACAAGATAAACGAAATCGTTCTGGTCAAAGATGGTTTTGTTTGCTATTCGTGTGATTTTGTAAAATTTAATATTTCTTTATTGGAGAACGGAAGTACTCCCGAGGACTTGGAACTGTTTGCAGAATGTTTAGGAGAACCCATATTGGCGTTAGTGTTCAAGGACCGTTGGTTTAAAGGTGATTTTAAAAGACTAAAATGTATGTTAACATTGAAAGACTACACCAAATTGAAAGCATTCGTTAAAAATTGTCTATGGGAAAGGAGTTATGAAAACAATTATACTTTGGGTCAACAGTTGAGCATAAGAATGACCACAAATTTAATACAAAGCGGATTAGATTTCAAACATCATGTCAACGACAACAGATCTGATCACAGTCGCGGTTGGAATTGTAAAGAATTTGAAAAATTAGTGTCCACCATAACGTCGGTGGCTGACATTACAAAGCGTTACAAGTGGCAAATAACATACATTTTATTAGAACTGGACAGGAACAACATTTCCTATACTTTGTCTGTGTTAAATAAAAATTTTAAAACTGTAATAAGCAACAATTTTATAGATAACATTTGTTTGATACGCGTCAAGGGTGAAAGTTTAACGGTACTGAAACGTTTAAATAATTTGTTGAAACACAGGCTTTTGAACGTGGTGTTTGTTACCGACACCGAAAACTACTTGCACATAGATAAAGTGTTTTATGTGTATATTTCCATGAAATTTTATTATTATTGTTTAAAAAATAAATTTGTTTTCCACCAAGAAGATTATGAAACGCTTTATTATATACATACAATTATTTTGTTAGAAATTTTCAATGGAGGTAGTTTGAATTCTTTCACTCTTGAAAAATCTCCTATTATGCATCCTCTAGAACTTAATTCTAGACGTTGCAATGCCTTGAAACGTGCCGCAGTATATAATAAAACGCTGTGTAATGATATGGAAATGAAAGTGGACTTTATAAAAGGTAAACGTATCACTACAGGTACACACGATCCCAATAGGTTAGTTCAAATTAATGATATTTTGTAAGGTAACAGACGATAACTTTTAAATACAACCTTTCCAATGGTTAAACGAGGAAAACATGCCGGTTTGTTGTTAATAACCGAAGACAACAAGGCCGTAATATTGCAAGCTAACAAATCTTACAATGAAAGTATTAACAAAAATTTAAAATACAATAAACACATTCCGTTTGTAGAAAAATTGAGTATACCGCGAGGTAAACACGACGTGGGAGAAAAGGATTACGAAACGGCCGTACGAGAATTCATCGAAGAAACAGGATTGGTTTTTGACAAGGTGTTTGTTTTTAACGAACCATTTGTATTAGAGTGGCAAGACAATTCAAAGATTTACAAATATGCAATGTATGTAGCTTTTCTTTCTGGAACACTTTATTATTTAAAAAAAAAACCAAACAGCTATAATATTAAATTAAAAGGTAAAATTTTGAACAGTTGCATGTTTGAATACAAGGTTGACATGTCTAAACAAAAATTTAAAACACAAGAATTAGTCCGTAAGTTAGAATTGATGAATCTCACAAAGTATATTTCTTATATGGAAAATAGGCAATTATCTACATATAAATATAGTAATTACGATGTTTTTTTTAATTATATTTACATGGTGAAAGAATTGTACAATGAAACCCATTTCGAATACTTTTTTCAATTAGATCTGATGTGGTATGTTGAGAGTGAAAAGTATAACTTACTGTGTTATTAATAAATATAATTATAAACATAATTTATCGTTTTATTCCATAAGGTGAAAATGTCTTTCGATTACAACTCTGGTCCTATTGAGGTGTTTATCGTGTCGAACGACGAAAAAGGTGTTAACGGTTATGCTGAAGTGTCCGCAGTAGTGAATTTATTATCACCCTTTACACGCCTCACCACAACCCAATTGTGGAACACCACACACTCTTCTTACAAAATACAGAATAACGGAAAAAATTTCATACACGCTATTGCAATTTGCAAATTTTTAAGTGTCATACCAGAAAACGACTCTGCAAACTACCAAAGTCTAAAACAATTGGTCCGAGACCTAATTTTAGGCGATCAAAAGGAAATTGACGACGAAACTAAGAAAGAGCTAAAAGACATCAAAGATTTAGTCAATGAAACCAAAAAGATTATCAGGGAGAATCACACTAACAATAACAACATGTTAAGTGACTTTAATGGATTGTTGCAAATATTAAAAACTGAATTGTTATTAGACTTGAAGGAAAATATTAGAAAAAATATTGATAGTTTGAGAGGTATGATAGATGTAAAAATAGATATTGAAAGTGAAGACCAGGATTCATCTACCTAGATCTAGACCTGGATCTCGATGTGCGATCCGTTGGTAAAACGTACGTATCGTCTGATTGAATTGACCTAGATCTAGACCTAGATCTGCGATTTGTTGGTAAAACATAAGTGTCATCTGACTGAATTGATCTCGAACGCGATCTAGATCTGCGGTTTATTGGTGACCTGGACCTAGATCTAGACCTATAATAATACGGCGATCTTCGCCTATACGACGAACGTCTTTGACGAAATCTAGGATGTAAAATTGAATTGGGATACTCGTAAATTTCTACTTCCTCTTCGGAAGTCGATGTCTCCTCCGGATCGGGACTATTAGTAATATCTCTAAACGGTGTTCTTTTGGGCATGATATCTTATAGGGAATAAAAAGCATACAAATTTTAAATCAAGTTTATTATATCACTTCATCACTTTTCTGAATAATATTTTTAACCGTTTCACAATTTCCGTCTGTTACAACAACAGTGTCCGTAACGTAGGTGACATTTAAACCATTTTCTGCTAAATATTGATTAAACTTTTCAATGTTGTTTGAAGGATCGACACATTTTTTTTCCATTACACATTCCGTGTCGGTGTAAAAATCTTTTCGTAAATTGTACCGATCGGTGTGACCGGTTATATAATGAATTGTGGTACCTTTGTTGATTCGAGATTTAATAAATATTCCAAAATTGGAACCGTCAGAATCCGAGTCGTAATGGTCGTAATTGTTGTTTACACCAGGATTACCCAAGAAAAAATATTCTTGTAGTTGGAACAGTTTGTTTTCCATTTCATCTAATCTTTCTTCGCACGCAACAACTCTAGTCTCGTACGGAAACAACCATTTATTCAAATAGTAAAACATGATCGCAGTTAAATTTATTTCCTTTGCTGTTAAAACTGTATGGCGCTCTAATTTGCTTTGTCGACACAAACACTTGTTTGTCCACGTATGGAAAAAATTCTTTAACAAGCGATATCTTATCGTTGAGATTAATATTTGGACAAACAGCTTTAATCTCGCGTATTATCCATTCATTTTCGAACGACTTGATGAAACACTCATTCAAAGAACCCTTCTGTGTGAAAATACCTATAGAATTTTTACTTGGTGGTTTTAAAACAGACTCAAAATAGTAATTCCTTATGTCGCGATCCATTTTCAAATCAAACTCTAAATGATCCAGCCATATATGAAGACCTCTGTTTCCAGAGTACAATATCTTTGTGCAATTGTCACCGAAAAAACTTGAAAATGTGGCGTGTGTAATCATATTTTTCAAAGCAACAAGTTTCTCATCATTTGTATCATGGTCTACGTCTATGACCCACTCACGGCTACCATCCACCAACATTTTTACATGAATATCTTGAGCGTCAATTGAGCGTACATATTTTTCAAACTCATTAAAATTTTGGAATGTTCTCTGTTTGCTAAATTTGGAATCGCTGTGCCTCCATGATCCATCTTTCCTCATAAACGCCCAATATCTATCCTCTTTGAATTTTACACCATTCCAAATCTTTTCCAACTGTTCTCTAGTATACAACATTATTTAAGAATAATGATCTATAAACGTTTATTTGGATACGTAAGTCTATTAATTATTAACGGATCCATATGTTATTTCAAAATCTGCAGTTATAACTACACCAACACGTAATAAGATGTTGTTAGTAGTGGTACTGATCGTATTGATAACAGTTCTTGCTCATTTGTTAAACACCCGTATATACAACGCCACACTCAAATTAAACAATGAAATGTCAGTATACAACAATTCTCATGTTCCTTTGATTAATCCTCCTAAAGAAATTATTATAAACGAAAATAATTTATCTTGTCATAAAATTCCCACCCCGTGTACTTCCAACGCGGACTGTCAGCTATGTTTAGAAGGTTTGGCCTCGTGTCAGCTGTTTAATGACAGGGTTATATTAGAGATAAGCGCCAATCAACAAATGATAGTGGAACCGGGTGATAGATTATGTTTGGCTATTGATAACAGGAGTGCTCGCAGTTGTAATCCTAACACGGGTACTTGGATGTTGAGGCAGATTGATAATGAAAATATGGCCTTGATTTGTCATTGTGATATGCCTGGTTTAGTGACGCAATTAAATATTTATGATGACTGCACTATTCCGGTTGGCTGTAAGCCACATGGCGTCATCGACAATATTAACAGTTTACCATTGGTATGCTCATGTCAGAACGGATATGTGCCAGAAATTAGTGATACCAATACCCCTTATTGCAGACCTAAAGTTATACGCGATGTGGTACTCGATTTAAACTATTTTCATAGACCACCTTGTCGTGATGGGTTTTTACCCGCAGAACATCCCGTTTTTGACCAAATATACAGAAGACAAATAGGCGCTAATGTATGTTTACCGGACCCGTGTTCGATTGATCCCTTAACAGGCGTTAAACATGAGGGGAGGGTTTTGTACGAAGCTGACGGGGGTGCCGATGGTGGACCTTTGGTTATGTGCAGATGTAATATAGCAGACAATCTATATCCTGTGTACAGTCCAGCTTCTATGCTAAACACCGTATACACTGAATTCGATAGAGAAATTGCTAATACTTGTATTAAACCTTTAAATGTTGACAGAAGAGAAATTAGGAGTGATCTAAAAGTATTTTGGGGCCGCAGCAATTTGAAATCGGATGCCGATATCGTTTTTCAAGTTAATGAAGATCATGTTCAAAAACCTTATCGGATCTTGTTGTACAGGAGAATAAAAGAACATCCAACAGTTGATTTAAATACATCTTTTATTTTAAAATTTCAGTTATGCAGTGCATACACAAAATCAGCAGTAAATAGTAATCAAAGAGACGTTTTCCAGGGCTATTGGCAATTAAACCACAATCGTATTAACAACAACAATTGTGCTCTGCCCGGGATTGGGTTATGTAGAAGTATACAATCTTGTGGTAACATATCATGCACATACCATCCTTGTATCGAGAATGTTGTAGCCAACAGTTTCAGGAATAGTTGTTTCTTTTTCAAAAGTAACAGGAGATATGAAGATGTAGGAAATATTTCACAAATATGTATATGGAATTCACCAAATTACTATGACGACAATAATGTACCGGTCACGTTTTATTTGAACGCTTTGGGTGCCACTGACGGAGGATACGGTACTGCCAATGATGTACGTACCCTATACTTTACAAATTCAATGAATACTGTTCCTCAATCAGAGTATAATAGCCTAAAGCAAATTTTGTCAACTTATCCTTTTTATAGTTCATAAGATGAGTCCGACTTAATTTGCGATTTTTAAAATTTTTAAATTTTCAGAAATTAAGTCGGACTCATGTCATACTAATTATAAATTATGAGTCCGACTTAATTTGCGATTTTTAAAAATTTTAAAATTTTACAAATTAACTCAGACTCATGTCGTTGGTATTAATTTTGTAAAACATTTTGTAAAATGTTTTGTAAAATGTTTTTGTAAAATGTTTTTGTAAATCCTCAAATGAATTCTATAACGAGTCCGACTTAATTTGCGATTTTTAAAAATTTTTAAATTTTACAAATTAACTCAGACTCATATCGTTGGTATTTATATAATTTTTGTAAAATATTTTGTAAAATATTGTAAACTGTTTTGTCAATCCTCAAATGGATCCTCAAATGAATTCTATGACGAGTCTGAGTTAATTTGCGATTTTTAAAAATTTTAAATTTTACAAATTAACTCTGACTCGTATCACTAAATTCTTTATAGGACAAAGGAGTATGTTTCTCGTCGGGAGTCGTGTATTTAGTCACACCGAACATTATCAAAATTTTTTTCCATAAAGAATAGTCTCTATAATGTTTTCTGGGTTTGTAATCATTTTCAAATCTTTGTGACGATTCTGAACAAACTTTGGTAGAGAGAGATGGTGTAAGAGACAATTCACAAGTCTTCCGATTATCAGTAGATACATATTTTAGCGCAACTCCGTCGTATTCTCTTTCTATGCTGTCTCCTTCTTTGAAACTCAACGGTACAAAATTGTAAAAATCATGTGTTGCTACAAAATCACTGTAATTACCCCTGTGTACGGATAATGTTTCAATGTCGTCAAATGCAGCAGTTGTTAACTTGCAGTCATCGGTGTGATATACACTATCATGATATACATCTCCACATTTATTAATGCACAAAAATCTACATATTCTTTTATTGCTTAAAAAATTTATTACAATGTTGTTTTGAAATTTGTGCACATTAATTTCTAAACGAATACAATCGCTTGATGAAGCGTCGTTTATATAAATTTTGTTATCCGATCTGTGGATACATAAATATCTTGTAGGATATTTTAATAAACTTATAAATCCTACGGATTCAATTATTATAGGAAATAATATTGTGAAAAGTGTTGCAAATAAAAGCATTTTTAACAGTGTACATGATTTTTAATTTATTCAATTATATACTTATTTTTAATTACACAAATACGTAAACAGTAAACACTTGTCCTAATGTTAATTTAGGGTGTTTTTTAATTAAGTATTTCATTATATCACGTTTAGCCGAGTTGTATAAATTTAAATCTCCTTCTCGCAAACTGATTATAGCAGTTAACATTTCGCTGTAATCTACCTGTACTTTAAGTTTAACAAAATTTGATTGAGGTTCGTCGGTAACAATATAAGTATTACACGCACATAAATTCGCAGTATCGTCTTCATTTTCAGTCCGAGACATTTTATTATAATAATTTTCGGTGTCTGATACTCTTTTCATTATGGCTTGTATACCAAAGAAAAGAAGGTTTCGTTTTGAAGAGACCGATTTACTGATGTGTTATATATGCGGGGTTGAAGTAAATGGATATACAGATTACGATTACATTGGATGCAGACCCACTTTTTGTAACGATTGTGTGATATGATGGTTAAGAATTAAAACATGTATGTTGTGATATTCAGTGTTTTTTTATTTGCAATAATTTTGGTGTTTCTGTTTACGCAAAGCAATAAAACTACTGACGGTGCAGATTTACACACTTGCACAAGAGCAGATCCCTCTAATTGTCAGCAATACTACGATTGTTTTGGTAATTTAAAAAGTTGTAGTGCTAACAACAGATACGACGAGGATAGGGGAATTTGTAGAGATTATTATTTAACAGATTGCGGTATCCGTTATAATCCCTCATTACCTAGTCTTCCTGTATTATGCAGACCTTTTTGGGAAGGTTTGTCTTTGGAAAACATATTTCCGCATTCAAATTGCAGACTTTATAACAGGTGTCTTGATGTTCCTTTAACCGCATCAATTTTAAGTTGTTACACTCAAGACACAGCGTTTTCAATAGAAGACAAAGAATGTAGACCCACAGACACGGTGGATTGTGGTACTCGGTTTATCTAGACAAAATGGTCGTCGTACCAATAATCGCCGTCTTGGGGCTCATCGAATTCATCTTCCTCATTTATAATAAACTCCATCTCTTCATCTGTATGTGCGTCGAAAATTGTTCCATCGGGATAAAAAAATTTCATGTTCTTTATAGTTTCCACGTCTTTTTTTTTATTAATTATTAAACAATTATGTTTACTCTTGATCCAATCAACCATATCTACTTCATTTTTTTTACCAACATACATCAATAAACTTCTCGTTAACCACAATGGATATTCGTTATTTATAAATAAAGGAATACGTTTGCTGATCATTGTAAAAAAAGACAGTATATGTAATAATTTTTATATTTATTCAATATTTTCTTCCTTACGTACATAAATATAAACAAGAGGTGTATACCACATAGAAAAAGAAAACTGTGAATCTTTGTTCTTCATAAATTTAATTTTTTCTTCAACCCCGTTGAACACAGTACACACGATAAATTCGTGTACATCACTAACGTTTTTATTGTCATCCGTTTTAAACAATTTTTGATAAAAGTCTAAACTCATTCTGTTTAACACATATTTCTGTAATTGGGTATTTTCTTCAATATTTTTTTGATTCTCGACAGTGTTCAACACAAAAAACCTGGATAAAAATCGTTCTTTTTCAGTAAAATTATTCGGAACAGACACCAATGCGCCGTCTTCCATAGTTATCGGTATAGGTTCAGGCTGTCTTTGATTTTTAAACAAATAATAACCCATAAACTGTTCCACATAATTAATTAGAGTAGGTTCATTGTTCAGGTTCAAAATGTGAAATTCTCCAAAATTACCTTTGCACAGCTTGAGTGTGGCTTTGTCCCAAAAACTACACAATTTGGGTTTGCTCAAAGTTTTCAATCCAATCATGTACTGTGTTTTTTTATCCGATTTCTCAATACTATAGATTTGGACTTTAGCTTCGTTATATTTAAAATACTTGGTGGACGCGTCGTAAACAATGTGTTGACTCAAATCATCCAGTCTATAGTATTTGTTCCACTGAAGTATGTTTCGAGAAAAATCATTTGTCAAACAATCGAAGACTTCATTGGGTTTAGATATATTCTTGTTCATCTTTATAACCAACTGTAAATCCCATTCTAAAGAATCAATATTTGCACTACTTTGGATCAGGTCGTTTTCTACAGGTACCAACTGTTGGGTGCTCATTTTGAATACTGTGCTTGTTGCAATTCAAGTAAACCCTTTTATTCAAGTCCTTAAATATTTGTTTACAATATCGATTGATTTCTGTGTAATCTTGATAAGTGGGGATAGAGGGGTACAACGTTTTTGGTGGATTAAGACGGGGTGGTGGTAAATCGTTTTCTAAAATGTCGATAGAGTTATGTAAAATCACGTATTTTTTGTAACAACAATGTGCACAATCTGTTAAATTTGTAACATGAGTCATTTTCTTAGTGTTAGATGTTTCAATCAGATGGTTTTCTTCCAATACGACTCTTAAAGTGTCGTAAATATTATTATTATTAATAATACTAATATTAAACACTTTGAATGCAATTCTTTTTAATATTTCACTGTTAGAATCTATACAAAATCTACCCAAAATGTATATTACAGTTTGTAACGGAGGTCCTTTCTCGATGATGTAACGTTTTTCTTTTAACCACATGAAAAACTGTGGTATCTGAGGCGTATTGGTTACACTTTGAATTATATCTACGTTTACAGAGTAATTGATAGTTTTAAAATTATTATTATTAATTTTACTAATTAGTGCTGTACTACATTTTTTTACCATTACTTTTTGGGTAAAATTTGGTAAATCATCTTTTAAAGTGTCAACGAACCTTTGTAACAGTTCGTAATTGTAAAACTTTCGATAACACCAAAGCTCTTTTAATGTCTTAAACATTAATGTTTTTACTGGATCGTGATATAGTAAATGTTCTGGTGTGTCGTTGATTATATTAAAAATGTTGTTTGGATCGGGATCAAGGATTAACGTCATATTTTATAAGGTGTAGCAAAAAATAATGAACAACAGCACGCAATACGACATAGATTATAATTTAAATTTTTTTAAACTTTGCGAGACACGTGGATTTGAAAATATACACGTTACGTTCACATGTTCTCTTACAGCTTACGAAATTGACACTCTAACATTTCTACTCGCCGAATATTTCAATCAACAGAGTCTGTTTCAGTTTGAAAAGTTAACATTTTTTAATCAATACAAATATGTTATAGACGTTATAAAAAGAGATTACGAACAAAAAACCGAAAGTGAAGTGGAGGTTAAACAAATATTTAGATTGTTCATCGAAAATGATTTTATCGGTCAGGTGCCCTCATTCCAAGTTATTATGAAAAGTGTGAAACCATACTTAAAACCTATAGAAAGTGTTACCGTTGATTTTAGTAAATGTAGTGTGTGTAAACAAAAATTGAATTGTATAAATTGTAAAGCAAATTACATGTCAGAAGCTTTGAGTCTGCTAGATTCAAGTCTACAAAACGGATGGGACATTTTTTTCAGACCTATGCTTGGTATGCCTCTGTTGTTTTTTGCGTTATTCAAAACTAACATGAATGATGTTGATCAAGAAGTATTCAATGTGGATAACATTGTTACAAACGCTCTCTTGCAATTTTTTTATAATCTGTTAGCGGATAAAGCCACACCTCAATATTGGAACTTTAAGAAATGTAATCATTTGATAGAGTCTTGTAGAGAATATATGTTGGGGGTGCAGAACGTAGAATTTTTATTAGCCAACTTAAACAACAATACCTACAATACTAAAATATACACTCCACTTAGGCAATTTATGGAGAAAAATTTTAGTACTAAACAAATTGGTAAATTGATTCACAAAATATTTAACGGATTCTACTTAAGAATATTTTTGGAAGCAAAAAAAAAGAATGACGAACGAGTGATTACTAAAGGTGCTAAAGGAGTGATTGTTTGTAATCCAGCCGATCTGGAGCTAAGAAACATTTGTCGGGTGCTATTTAGAGAGTATGACTGTAATGAGTTTGAAGACGTAATAAAAAAACTATATGCCATTAAAGGTGAGCTATTCACCGAAATTACCAACAATTTTATAATTCCAAAACAATGTGTTGTTAAGTTGTTTAACAAATATAATTTGAAAAACGACGTTGGTAAACTTATGCAAAAAACAGTACGGTTGGGATTAATATAATGAATGTGTTTTAAGACATTTGTACAAAATGGAAGATAGCTTGTTCAATAAAAATTCGGTTGCACCCGCTCAAACCAATATTAATAATGAAGCCCTATTAACAGCTTTATTAATGCAAGGTGTGGGGAGACAAATAAAAGAAGACATTTCTCCCGGTAAAAAAGAAATATTGTCCAAATTAGTGCCTAAAACTCGCAGTCTAAAACGTATGGTTAACGGTATCGACTTTCTCAATGACAATTTTATTGTAAGAGGTGTCGACGACGCCATCGATATTTTGGAAGTGGTTTATAATATAGTAAACAGCAAATTTGCCATCCAACAAAATGAAAACGAACCTAACATAGGTTACATATCGTAGGTTATATATCGTTTGCTAACATATATGTTCATCAACAAAAGATAAGACTGTACAGTTTAACAAAATGAGTAGCGCTAAGACTAGATTATTTTTGACTATCGAAAAACTCAAAAATTCAATGGATGATCCGCAAATGACATATCCATTTTGGGAAAAATTTTTCCCTCTTTTGGGTAACAGCACTACAATAACATTGGAATTGTCGACACTAAGCGAAATGATCAACGAGGCAGCAGAGACAGCCGAACAATTGATTGTTACACAAGGTGGTGTTGTTTACTCTCAATACGTTCAAAATGCAACCAATACAAGCGGTACTAACAATAACATGGTCAACCGGCGCCTATTGGTTCCACCGATTTCTACCGCTACACCCGTTCTACAACCTTTAGAAATTAAAAAATACCATAATTTCGCTGAGAAAATTGCCAGTTACTTTGTGTCAGCTTCAGTACAATCGTCCATGTACACCGTCAAAGATGTAGTTAAACTCTATTTGTATTTGTCCCATTTACCAAAATTCAAACCTCTGTTTTCTTTACTGGAAGAAGCGCTCTTTACAAAACAACGTAACTGTGTACCAGCTGTGACTTCTGACAAACTAATTTTAATTTTGGACAATTTACGAGATTTGACGGTCATCACAAATTTTAGATTGGACAACGAAGCTGTTTCATTAATGTTAAACAATATACAGATAGTGTTAAATAATGAACTAAGCAAATATCCGGTAGTCAAAGTGAAAGATTTTATATCAACATCAAACGTGTACGAAAAAGAAGTTGAACCGTTTAAGGCGTTTGGTGACAAGTTTGAGCTCTTAGTGGCGCAAAAAAGCTCTCATTTGGTTTTGTCATCCGAGAACACTCTTTTGTTCAATAGCAATCCTATTATAGTTGAAAATATCGCTGCCAGTATCGAATACAATTGCGATATTAACCGTATGGTTTACAACAGTATCAATAATATATTCATAAATTCCGTGGAACAAAGCGCCGCAGAAAATATAAAATTTGACGTGGACGATTATAACAGACGATATCGGGTATTAGATCGAATACGTGAAAATTTGCGAAACAATTACATTGAAAAAGTCGCGGTCGGTGATATTAGTAGCAAAAAGCGAATAACCAACAATCCAACAACAATTCCGCCAATAACCCTAAAAAAAAGACGTACATCCAATTTACTAATTGAAGATTAATAATTAAGGCACTTTACGAACACAATATGGTTAGACGTCGACGCTCTCGCTCACCGTACAGGCGACGTTCTCGTTCACGCTCACGCTCTGGTTCGGATAGGTCAAGATCAAGGTATAGGTCCAGGTCAAGATCCAGGTCAAGATCCAGGTCTCGCGCACGTTCCAGATCTCCATACCATCATCATATAAACCAATATATTTAAATTATAAATAAAAAAAAGATGATTTTTCAAATTATAAATAAAAAGATAATTTTTATATGAACCAATGAAATTTTATTTATGACCACATTTTTTACAAAATTTAATAAATGACACCATTTCATCGCCAGCTCGCAATTGATGTTCTTCTATCACGTAATCATGTACACACGACGCTATCGTGTATCCATTTAGATTTGATAAAGAAGATTGTGACGAAATTTTACTAGCATCGACTTCAATTTCATCCATATTTTCTTTTTCTTCACTCTTTTTGGTTGTAGTAGACTTTGGTAGTGAACGTTTTTTATTTAGACTGTTTTTCCAGTTGATTGAATATTTGAATAATATAGAGTCAATTGGCTCCTTTTTAAGTTTGCACGGTTTAGAGTCGAAATTTTTATTTTTTAAACTTTCGTTATATGCAATATTGTCGTTTAGTCTGGCAGTGATCAGTTCACAAGGACACTTGTCGTCACCATTCATTAGTTTAATTAGGTCTTCATACAACTTGAAATCATTTTTGGTGCTTTCTAATAAATTTTCTATACAGTCCAAACGTATTTGTTTGCGTTCTTTACTTGAAGGTGACGGTACGTATGCGTACAACATGTGAAAAATATGACCGGTGTTATGAAAGTTAAAAGTTCGGTTTTTAACATTCTGAGAATAGTTCGTTATAAGGTAATTAACGAGACCGTCGTAATCGTTTTCCTTTCTAAATTTACTAAACACATTAAACAAATGAATCATCGATGGACCGTTTTGCGTAACTCGTGGTCGCTCACTAAACGACATATTTTATTTGTAACAAAATATTCAGATTTAAAGGATATTCAAAAAGAATTATTAAACAGTGTCGAATTTGTAGTGTTTATCGGAGACTTTACCAAAAGTATATTTTTTTCGGATTACAAAATGGACAATATTGTGTGCAAAGATGAAATGCAAGATTTTCGACAACACTTTAAAACTAAATACAAATTATCTTACATGGGTCATATATTTGTGATACCACACAAACAACCCACATACGATCTGCTAACCGAATGGTTGGTTTGTAATATTTACTCGTTACAAGAAATTACAAACATTAATACTATATATTTTGAACCGCCTCATGTTGTAGTTTTCGATATGGATAGCACTTTAATAACGGACGAAGACCAAGTTAGAATTAGAGATCCTGCCATATACGAAGCGTTAGACGCATTAAAGAAATATAATTGTGTTTTATGTTTGTGGAGCTATGGAGACAAAGAGCATGTAGTTAACAGTTTGAACAAAGTCAAACTAGACGGTTATTTCAAAATAATTTTATCTGGTGGCAGAAAAGCGGGAGAATATCAATTAAACGAGGAAGAGGATAGATATTACAACGTGTATTATGAAAGTACGCCATTTTATCTAAACATGACTGATGTAAAAAATATACCCAAATCACCGAGAGTGGTGCTGTGGTATTTAATAAATCACAACATCGTTTTGTTCAAAACATTAACTCTGGTTGATGATTTATTTGACAACAACATATATTATGATAACTTTGTAAATTTAAGCACTTGTCCGGTGCCCGTGAATGACTGGGACAAATGGCATACCCAAATTGTACGATTTATCGTTAATTACGATAAAAAATTTAAAAACTACTGATAACTATTGATAACTACTGATAACCTATTCTGACATAGCCGTATCTGATTAACTCATTAATTATATCTATAATGGAAGTTTTCTCATAAAAAGTTGGTAATTTCCATTCAAAACTATCATTCTTAAAGTGCTCGTAAAGATCCCATGAACTGGTGTTAGTGCAACTGACGTTATATATACCATTTTCGTTTATAAGTCCGATATCGGTCAGACCTATCCTCACTATAGCCTGTTCGCCTACCGGACAAAAACGGCGACTGGCACCTCCCTCAAAATAATAATAAATTAATCCTGCAGTGTTGTACAAAAGAGTCTGCTCCGGTTCGATTACGAATAATCGATCTCCGTCACGTTCCAAAACGTGAATAAAAGGACCCACTTTGACACGAGTGCTCTCAATAAGACGCGTTCCGATCATTATAAGGGGATTGTCGAGGGTGTTTACAATTAAAAAAATAAGTGCTATAACCAGCAACAACACCGCCATGTCTGTGGATGACATAATGAATTCTTATGAGAGCGTACTGGAAATGGAGAGGGTGTCTTGTAAACATTCTTTTTTTACGGATGGCAACAAAATTAAACGGCATCATTGCGGTGATATAGATTTTTTCATCAATCTAATGGAACATTGTGATGATACACCACACAATTGGTGTATGGTGCCCAATTATTATAACACAAAAGTGTTTCCGTTTATACCTTACGAAGATTATAAACGATTAGATCCGAAATTATTTGATTTTACTGATGCCATGGACAATTCCCGAAGTTACCACACCAGATATGGCAAATATATCGTGTGGCCAGAAATGAGCGCCAATTTTTTGGGATGGGTGTTATATTTGTATATTAATTCAAAGTATTGGTTACCGCTGGAAATTCCGTTGAAAAATCATGTCGATTTGGGAGCATTCAATTTGATATCGAACAATATGTACACTCTGGATATATCTTGTAAATTTGTAAAAGAAGATAGCAACGAACGTCCGTTCAGTAATACCAATCAAGATACACAAATAACTTTGTTTCATGTGGAAGCTAGTGATAATGTTAAAGTGTTATTTTCTAATCAGTGTACTTATTCGCATGAGAAACGTTGGTTCGAGTACATGGTGAAGTCGGAGAATATACATAAATGTACATTTTTGCCAGAATACAAATATTTGTGCGACACAATTGATTTTGATCAATTGAGATGGTTGCCGGAATATTTTGTGAAAGAACCTAACGTAGACGTCGTGGAAAAAAGCCATGTCGGTTTTATTAATGGCGTGGAAAAAATAACGCCTTGTTCAAATTTTGAATTAGAAATTGTTAACACTATAGAATTATGTTACAATATTGTCAACGAAGATATGTTAAAAAAAAGTACAGTCATCCACAATAATACCGACTTGTTATCATGGTACATGTTTAGCACTGGCTATTCGACGTTCTACATTTTATTAATCAGCATGTGGCATTATTGCGAAGTTGTTATAAAAATGCATAATCAATACTCTGTTCACGATATTTTATTTTTTTTGAAGACACTTTGTGATCGAATAGGCGGCAATCACGATCTCTATGTAGACAATTTAATTTATTTTTCGTCGCCTGTTGCTGCAAAAAATTTTATGAACAGTTTAGAATTTTTTGTTAATCCTGAACAGGGTGCTGAAGAGTATTTTAACGCGATTAGCAGTTATTTCGCAATACATTTGTCGGTGAAAGACAACGATGAAAAATCATCATTAAACGATTATACCGTAAAAAAATGTGGTGTAGAAGACGAGGTAAAAAGTGTGGGTTTTTTCAAAAAAATTAAAGTTGGTAAATTTGATTACATATTTAACGGCAACTTATATGTGCACTACAAAAATAAAAAAGATAACGCCTTAGCAGCTATGTTTAGCAAATGTCCAGATGTAACTGTCTCTTCTTTGCTATTTAACAAAACGCTTAATTTTTATATGACCGAACATGGTGTGTTTGATGTTTGTAAAAAGGTTTATAAAGAATTTTGTCCTTTTTTAGTGACTAGCACTCTAAAACAAAGTTTCATATCTAAAGAACAAGATTATTTAGATAAAGATGTTTTCAATAGATTGTATAGCGCCATCGATAAAGATTTACAGTTGTTTAAAATTTATCACGCTCGAAAATTTCTAGACGAATTTGAGATTGTCTGCGACAATTTAAAATATTGCAATCTAGTGGGAGAAAGTATGGCAGAAAAAAAATATGAGTTAGAAAATAGATGGAAGGATTTGATTGTATGGCTTTTAGAGAGTAAAGCTAGTGATATTGTTATTTTAATGATTAAACGTAGCGCTAAATTAGATCAAGCAATTAACAATATTGTAGCGCTACCAATTACTATAGACTTGATGGGTTTGCAAGTTGCTATAACTTGCCATTTGATGTGGCCCGACTCAAAAATAGAATTGTTTTTCTGGGCGCTAATGTGCAATACTGTGCAAGATTTTGAGGATTGGTTGGAAGGGTTTGAAATGGGAGATTTATCTAGCGATAGCGTGTATAATAATAAAAAGAAAATTACAGAAGCTATGCATCAATTTTTGTACAATTATAATTATGATGACGAGATGAGTTTGGAAAAAATTGAATCGATGGTTAACAATCTTAGCGAACCGGACAAAAAAAAATATGAACAAAAGAGGATAGTTAAAAACATTGGTATCGAATATAAAAAATATAACAAAATGCGTCAACAATACAATGTGTGGTCGGATCTATTACTTGTGTACCAGGCTGGTGATAATATGTATGATTGGCTAACTCGCTTCTATATTCGAATATTTTTAAACGACTACACGGGAAACATGAAACAATTGTATAATGTTGTATTGGGTTTTAGCTATTTTAGAGTGTTTACAAATTTTCATTCAAACAATTCAAAAGCGCTGATAAATTTTTGCGCTTCACTGGCTCAACCTATTAATAATGAAAAAATGTGTTTAGTTCTGTCATCAAAACCCAATTGCGGAAAATCTTCTTTGTGGGAGTTGTTTAGTAAAAACAAAATACTTGTTTACAAACAAGACAAAGAAGAATATAGACACAGTAAAACGGAGCGTGATGAAAAAGTAAAACTGTACGAATCACAGCTGTATGTAATGAACGAGGCGCAAAAATTTAGCAAAACATTTTTGAAAACCATTGTAGACAGTACCCGAATAGACTCTGCTCGTTGTAATTATGGTATTATGGAAAATTTTAACATAACATTCAAAGCGCTGGTGTGTAACAATGAAGACGATAAAATTCTAATTCATGGATATGACAGAGCGTGCAGCAATCGGATAGGACAAATGTATTTTGATCACGATTTTGACGACAGCAGTGAATTTTCGGGTAGTGTCTACGAACATTATTTAAAAAAAAAGTATTGTGAAGTTAGAGATGTGACTGATTATTTAAAAGAACCTGTGCGAGCATTTTTAGCAAACATTCTTCAATACAAGTGTAATCCTAAAGACGGTCAATTATATTACAAATGTTTTTTGCAAAGTGATAACACATATAAGCATAACAAAAAATGTTTGTATATTTATAATAATAGTTTAGAGGCGCTATTGTATGTTATAAATGTCAAAGAACTTAAAACCGCTCCAGAATTTAGTGAAGAAGTTTTAATTGATACTATAAAGTTGGCTGAAAAATATGTAGTTAATGTTTTACATTATAGTAAACGTAACGGGGTATCTTTTGAGAGTTTGTGCGGGGAATTTAAGAAAAAATATCAAGTTCCGAGATTTTTTAATCCCGAAACCAACATGTATATGAATATACAAATGACCACAGATGAAAAATATTTTCAAACTTTTGCGCCTAGATTTAGAGCAAATGTCGATATTGGTGTGTAATTTTAAGTTTTGTTTAAATAAAATTATTGTAACCTAAAACTTTTTTCATTTTTTACAAACAAAGTTGCATTATCGTTTATTTGAGTGTATCCCCATTCTTTTAGAACCAATTGTGCACTGGAGTTGTTGGTCAAAACACAAATAGGATAACTAACATCTCTCAATAATTCTGGCAAGGTGCTATTGCTGGCATCAATGAGAGCGTATACCATTTTGTTACTTTCATATCTAACCATTAAGTTATTGCTATCTATCTCTGAATAATCCACTCCCTTGAATACAATAAATAGATTCTTAAACTTTTTTATTACTAAATTGTTGGTTGCTCTAGTTTTTAAGTTGATTCCGTTTAAAGGTTCTTCCAATACGCCTAGATAAACCGTGTTAGCACCCAAACGATCACCTTGTTCTATAATCTGATCGTATCGCACAGGCGATTCTAGCACACTAATTTTACTGAAGTTGTTGTCTCCGTGTGATATGCGAACATTTTTTACTCGCGAATTGTTAAATCGAACATTGGCCCGGCCATCGGGTGTGAATTGAATAGAATCCATTGATTGACCCGAGCTTTCATTTATCGAATTTGCATTTAATTTATCGTTAACCCATAGTAAATAAAGAACAGTACCGATTACCAACAGTAGCACAATAGTTCCCAACATGTTTTATCTTATTATAAAAGTTATAGATTTTTATCTTAATATACCAAACTCACAGTTTTCATTAATGTAATACAATTTCTATTTTCCAAATCAATCAATAATTGAGCTAATGCATCTGAATAACTTGCAGAGGCGTGCATGAAAACAACAATATTTGTTGCACAACTGAATAGTTCAAAAGTATCATAAACGATTTCGCGACATGTTTGCATTAAGTCCATATCGAAGGCGGCTTGTTGATCGTCAAACTCGGTCAGGTACAAATCGTACAAGTATAATATGTCTAATAGAACATGGTCTCTACAAAATTTACCATCGCATTTGTTGATTAAATCATGTTTAATTTTTTTAAGTAACAAACATTGCTCTCTTTTAATTTCCAAAAAACAGGCTTGTTTACTTTTTTGATCGTCAGTTAACGCCTCTAGTATCCCCTGTATTAAAAAATTTTGTTTATCGTTAAAATCGTCATCACATTCTGTGTTTGGCTTATAGGTGAACAGATTTATAGTTGTTGCCATAATTTTTACTTAAATATATAGAAATGTTATTTGAAACACAAACTGTACTTAGGTACAGGCAAAGTTTTTCTTTGTTTGTGTATCGTATGTTGGATATGTGCCGCATGGCACCGTCAACCGAGTTACAAATTTCTTTAAAAAAACAAGTGTTGTTTTTGTACAATATTTTATGCTTAATATCGTATAATGAAGACAGATCGGGTGCTGTAATTCACTTGGTAGATTGGGCATCGCAAGTTGGATCTGATATAAAACTGGAAGTATTCAAAGACATGTACTTGTCCAAATTAGAAAATTTAAACATGAAAGAATTAAAACCCAATAAATTTTTGTTTAGTTTTAGCACTATTTGGGATAGCTTACATTTAATGTGTTTAGTGGGAGATGACGTGATTCACAACAGACATTCTTACGCCCAAGAAAATGTCTCAGCATGTATAAGAAACATGAAATGGGTGTTTTATAATATATTCATAGTATTATTTTGTCCTATATGCGCCAAACATTACTTGACCGTTAACACTTTTCCATTTGAATTTGAAAGGGTGGAAGTGGGTTTGTATAGAGAACAACATGGTGAACCTTTGTTATTAGTAGAAGAAATTAACAAAACACAGAGTCACAAGAATATATTATATAAAAATCATTTATTATACAATTCAATGGTATTCCATAATCATGTTAATAGTTATAGACCTATACAACACAATAAAGAAGAATTAAACAATTTTCAGAGAATGGAATGGTCCGTTCTAAAAAATCTTTTAGGTTTGTAAAACGCTAATTTAAAAACACTGGTACAAATAGAGAAATCTTTTGTCTACACATTGGACAACGTTTGTCTGGAATAGTAGATAAACAGTCGCCACACAAGATAACATGCTTACACGGCAAAAGGCACATGTTTCTTGTATTGTCCATACACGTCACACATAGGGAATTGTCTGTGTGTTCACTATCTTCTGTATCTATATTTTCAGTTTTAATAATTTCTTCTTTGTTTATTTCTTTGTCTTTCAAAATATCGTCAATAAAATCATCTTTTTTTCTCATCAACACATAGGCGCATTCACTGTTAGCTTTTATATGTCTACGCCACGCTTCGTCTTCAGGCCACCAATCGCATAATATCACTCCGCAATAAAAACATTCAACTCTGTCACCGTAACCGCTGTAGTAAAATCCCGCGTCCACCATATCATCTTTAGTTTGCTTCAAACCTAAAGGCCATGTTTCAAAGGTTTTATATCTGGCTGCTTTGGTATTAAGGTTTTTATTGAACGGTTTTGTCATTAAGACGGCACCATCAAACCCTTGCGTCTCGTCTTCTTCGCTTTCTAAACCGCTGTCTTCCTCCATATTTTCGCTAGTGCCCAACAATTCTAGTAGTTGACTTACATCAATAATATTATCGTTGTATACCATATACATCGAATGTGTTACATTTGACGCCATCCTATTAATTACTTATCAATCTGTCCGGTCTTTCTTTTAAAACCTTTACTTTGTTATCGTCTACTATTATCACTTCATAAATTTTACCCGTTTTGTAATCTATCTCATTTTCTGAATTACTATACTCACCAAATGAACACAAAAATGTTTTATTGTTGGTATATTTCATTTCATACGATTTTTGAGGCTTTATCTTTACTAATCCAAAACTGTCAGATATACCTACAAAACCGTCATTAGGAACGTCATCCTTCACATTTTGTAAATTTGTATGAAACTGTTGAAATTTGATAGAAAAAACTTTTCCACAATTAGTTGTCAATGTGGTTTTGGTGTTGTGTTGATTGTTTAAAAAGTTAACCGAATTAGACACGTCCACACTGACACCGTACGAGACATCATACTGATTACGATTGTCGTATTTGTATTTGTAAACGCTAACAACATCTGTAATGTATATAGTGTTTATCGTACATAAATATTCAACTTGAAAACATACTATACGATTGTACAAAAATGGTACGCTGTAAAATATATTATCACACGAGTCCGAGTTAATTTGCGAAATTTTTAAATTTAAAATTTTCAATTTTAACTCGGACTCGTCTCTTTCCACTGTTCCGCAAAACATTTGCATGTCATCAAGTTGTATAAACATTTTTACACCGTTTACGATGTACGCCTTGCCTCTGATACCATCAAGTTTTACAGCCCAAAATTTTATATCGGCAGAGTACTCTCCTATCGTTAGTTCGTTGACAAAGGGTTTGTAACAAATTTCGTTAAATAAATTTGTATGAGAAATAAATGGTGAAATGATTACATCTCTGAGAACAAATCCTTCAATGAAGTCTACGAATTGGGCAGCTTTCAATAAAACACTTTCGTTTAAGTTGTCTTTGTATTCCAGTTCAAGGCGACAGTTTGCTAATATTTCATCGGACCCCAAATGTGAATTAATAGTTATATCTATAGGGTTTTCGGGTTGAATTAAATTATACAATGTTATTTGTTTGGTTGCCGTTAAAGGATCCATCGAATCGCCCACATTGTATTCGTAATAGATTTGTTCAAATTTAATTTCCAAATCATTGTGAGTTTTGTAAACGCGAGTTTGAGATACACGTTTTAAATGACTATCGCTAGATTTATATATAGTTTCGCGGCAATCTCGATTTACCATTGGTACAAAATTCTCACCTACCATAACAACTAAACGATTACTTTCAATCAATCGTTTTTTTACAGTGTTTAAAATTTTTTCATTAAAAATCCTTGTGCGCACATCATCGATATCGTAAACTTCCACGTATTGTTCTACATTTTTCAGATTAACGTCCAACCATTCTTTAAGTTTATACAATACATCTTGAGAATAAGTAAACGTATACGACAATTCTTGTTCACGTTCTGACGACATCATTATTATTTAAGACACTTGTGTATCGTATATATATATTTTAATTATTACTATGGACGTCGTCACTTATGAACCGTGTGAACTAAATAATTACTGCATTTTCCAAGGTGTTATGGTGGACATGTTAAGGTGTAACAATTACGGCACACAGTGTAGTAACGATGCGTTCAATTCACGTTTAGATGGTACTTTCGTTTGTAATTATCATCTTGGTAAATATTTCAAGATATTAAAAAGTCGATTTGAAATTCCATCCGGTAAAGATAATCGTTCATTCAAAATGTTAATTGGTCAATCGTTGATCCCACAAACGGCAACCGACAGAGTTCTCATACCGTATGACGAATCTCATTTTAATACTGCCAACCGTTCCGCAATGGAAAAGTTTATCTTGTACACTATTTACGAAAAAGATGATTTGAGAGAAGCGTTGTGTAAAGAATTGGTGAGTCAGGAATATTTCGAACAACCTTTGTGGGTAAAATTTCAATATAGTATTAATTCTATCATGGGTTTAATTAGTCCTACGGTATTGTGTACCATCAACAGAAACACATCGAACAGAGTATATACTCAACAAAACAGTTACGAAAAATTACCACCGTTTCTAAGAAATTTGGTTGATCAACTCGTTCGACCTAGATTAATGACAATCAGCAACACAGACATAATAATTGACGAACGCGATACGTGCACTTTTACAAGCAATGGTCTAGAAGCGCCACAATTGCACAATCCTAACCAACCAGTACGTCCTGAAAATCCTGTTATACAACCCAAATTTAGTTTGAGGTCAGTAGTGGAATTTGACGGTATGGCCACTATGGAACAGAGAGCTTTAGATATGTATGATGATGTTATTTTATCAAGACCTTTACTGAATGGTACACAACAAATTTTGTAAACGAATTTTATTTAAATACAAACTCCTGTTGAATAACGATCAGTGTAAAATAAGCATTCATCAAAATGAATCGTTTACGTACCGACGAAAGAAAAATCGAAAATTATAGGACCGTGACCGAGATTGTAGATGCTGAAAATTCATACAAAAAAGAATTTGATGTAACTGATTTGGTGTATCAGAATGAGGCGTATTTGAGGAAAATTAGTAAAAGAGAATTGTATTTGATGATTTCAAAGTATTACGTTGAAGTTGTTCGCGAATTAAATTTGCCAGAAATGCGTATTTTGTTTAGCAGTAAAACAATGTTAGAAAAAGTATTTTCTTTTGTGTATTATTCTTTAGCGTTTGTAAATAATCAAATGGTACCTCATAGTGTTAAATTTGTGGATATGAAATTTGTTGACGTACGGGATAGGTCTATGTCAATACCAACAGAACCAATTATTTTTTACAAAAGTTTACAAAGTGAAGACTCAACAATAACCTGTTTTATAGACACGGCTAATATTCTTAGAATTTTAGAAAAGCCGGTAGATGTAACTACTAAATTTGAAATGGATGACGGAAAAAGTCAAATATTTAAAATGCTGGATAAAATAAAAAATGTGGAAAAGAAACAAATGACTCAACGAGTAGCCGTTTTTCCTTTTGTTGAAACCATGGAACTTGCACCGAAAATGAATGAAGCATATGTCACGCAATTCGTCACGCTTCTAATACTGTTTTCGAATGCATATCTTGGATTGTTTAAATTGATGCGATCGGATTTTCAACAGTATTACAATTATTTGTTAAATCACGAAAGTCTGATGAAAGAACAGTCTTTACCAAATATTAACAATTTAATACTTGGACACTTCAGTTTTGGTATTGACACCAATGAAAATAACAAGAGAAACAACGGCGGTCTAATTTTTAAAAGATAATATCAAACTTTGTATAATACGATTCGAACTTTGACTTGAAAATATTGTGTTTTATATTGAAAAAAACAAATTTTATATTCAAATTGAGTATAAAATATCAAACTTTGAACACAAAAAATCAAACTTTAACAAAACATAGTATCGTTAACATCGATCTTTATATTTAAAATAACAATCTTAATATTGAAAAAATCAACTTTTAACATCAAAAAAATATCAAACTTTGATCACAAAATGTACGATGGAAATTTTATTGGTGACGGGGTGTTCGTGGGAGGCTTTTACGGTGATCTGGAAGCAATGTTACAGTTTGTAACAGAAAATAATATAGAATGTGTGGTATCACTGGTTGATTCTGATGTTTCATTGATTAAAAAAAAGCTTAATATCAAAGATCATATCCATATTTTTTGTAAAGACAATCCAAGTTGTAATGTAATAGCTGATAAGTTAGATATGATTTATAATTATTTGTATAAAAAAATTAATTTAGAGTGTAAAAATGTATTGATTCATTGCCATGCCGGTGTGTCTAGATCTGCCACTGTGGCTATATACTACTTTATGTGTTCAAAAAATTTAAGTTACGAAGAAGCGTACAATTATGTAAATAGCAAACGACCGATTTGTCCCAATGACCATTTTGTAAATTTGTTAATAAATAAAAAGAAATAAAATGTATTTAAACTGTATTTATTTTTTAAATTTATTTTCCCAAATCAATCTTGTTTCGTGTACTTTGTTGTATATAAAATCTTCGGCTTCCACCTTCAATCCTACATCCTTTAACATTTCGTACACACCTTCTCCGGTCACCATCACCAAATTACTTTTCCATTTTATATTACAATCTATTAGATTTCGACTAAGCGACCTCCATTGCGTTAAATATGTATTATAGTTTGTGTAATCATTAATACGCAATGAATATTGTTTAACAATTTGATGTAATTTAAAATAAACCCTGTTCGTTGTTACTAAGTACTCAATATTGGTATTGGATATTTTACCAACAACACAACCTTTCGCTTTCAAAACTTTTTTTCTGTACCTTGATGGTGTTTTAATATATTCCAAATGTGGATCGTGATTATAGACACTTTTAGTGATGTCAAAATATAATTTGGTGTTACCCTGAGTGGCTATACACAATTGCTTTAAACCAGCGTCTTTTAAAAATATTGTGTTATCTTTCCATCGATTTTCACAATTTTTCCATATGTAGTTATTATTAATGTATAGTTTCAAATCACCCCACAAAACCATATACTCGTCATCCACATATTTATTTATGTTATATGAGGCGCTGCAGTTCAGATATCTAGCTACATCGACAGCTTTATAGTATGTTTTCTCGTTTATAGAAAAATATTCAATATTATTAGGTAATACGCCACACAATGTAGAAACCGTATCCACATCTTCGATCTCTTCTTCGGCTTCTTCATTTTCTTTTACGAACCTAAATTTTCTGTCTAAATGTTTATTGTTTTCTAAAAAGCATTCTTGTAAAAACGACAAGAAGGTAATTCTTTGGTATTTACTACAAAATCTGTAGAAAAATCCATACAAACCATTAATATGTATTAATAAAGTATTCGGATGAAGTTTGAATTCTGTGTAATTAGGTTTGCGTTCCAACAACTCTTCGAATGATACCACAAATTTGTCAGTATTGAGTAACCTCACTTTGTTGTAGCTTAACAAAAAACAATTAGTCAATTCTCTCAGTTTGAAGTAATAGTTGTCAAAACCAAAGTATAAAATTGTTACAGGAAAAGAATCTTTAAAAAAACGATACTTCATTTTAACACTATAATTTTGTTTGCAAGGGTATAATAAGTTTTTCGTGATCTTAAATACACATAAATAAGGATTAATAAAATATAATGAATGATCACCGACTGAATATTGCTTTTAACGATAACACTATTGTTCCGGATGGCGCACACAGACATACAGAATTGGAAAAAGTTCAAAAAGAAATTTTAAATCAACATAAATACTTAGAAACCCAATTAAATATGTTGCGTGATAATATTCGCAGTATATGTTCCACAAACGGTATGAGCTGTGATTTTGCAACGTTTGATACTGTTAACAGTAGACCGCTATTGGACAGAGTACCCAGTCGATATATTAACAATTTTAACAATTACAATAATTTAAAAGGCGTTAGAAAATTTTAGCTAGGTACTGTAAATAAACAAGTGTAATTATTTACAAAACGTTTATACAAGTCAAAATAGGGTGTATCATTTTTGTATCGACATTCCCCCTTGTATCCGTTTAATTTATTTAGCTGACCGTTAAAATCTATATACTCTTCGTTAGTTAAAATGACTTGTTCTACAAAATCACCATCGTTACAAACATTATACCTGCTGTTATCCAAAAAGTCTACTGTAACATTGTTTTTGCAATCTTCGGCAGTAAAAGTTTTGGAATTTAAACCTATTTCTCCCACGTCCCTACTGTAGGTGACAAAATCGCTAACCATATCACTGTTTACAAAATCATTTTCATCTCTAATTTTACTAACTCTACCAACCATACTGTTGCTTAAGTAATCATGATCTTTTACGGATACTAAAAAGGTGTCGTTCAATACATTCACGTTTCGTACAGAATACGCTTCGCAATTATTTGTTTCGGTATTAAAAATTTGCCTAGGTAATTGAACTTCGAAATTGACCGATAAAGGATGACTAAATTTCTTATCTGCCACAAAGTCCCCAGTATCACATTCGGTTACATTAATAATTTTACCTCCTTCACATACACTTATACCAGTGTTAAAACTTATATTGTCATTTGTAATATTATTAAAAATTATTCCGCTACCATCGTCAAATTGTTCACAATCAAATTCTTTATCACACTCGTATTCTCCATTATTAAATGTTAAATTATTAATACAACTATGTAAAAATAAATTGTTGTTGTTTAAACATTCAAAAAATTGATTAGAAGCTATTCGATTAGTGACAAATTTATAACCGACATCATTTTGAAGACACGGTGAAGCGTCGAAAGGGTATACATAATTAACAGGCACCATCAATATTGACTCTGATTTGGTTGGTGGTAAATTATCAATTATATTCGTGGGTGTAAGAATTGAAGTATCAACATGCTGATATGCAAATTTTTTGTTAGCAATTTTCGTTTTGTTCATCAATATCACGGGTCCGAGTTTATTTGCAAAATTATTTTCTTTTAAATTTTTGGGAATTAACTCGGGTTCACCGAATTGTTTTAGGGTGTATTTGGTGTACTTATTTTTGTATTGTATGTTAGCAGTGTTTGTATTGATGGTATTTGTATTGATTCTGTTTATGTCTCCATCAATCACGACACCTTGTCCGTTGGTTAATAATGGAGGATCGTAAACACATTTTGTGTACTCAAAACGTTCACCGTTCAAACATTCGTTGATATGGGGTTTGGCGTCAGAATCACAATGAACGTAAGCTGTAGGATGAGATATTGTGTTGTCTGTGATATGTTTTGTTTGAGCAGAGGATTGGTTAAAAAGTAAAAGGTTTAACCTGTCTTCTGTAAGTGGTAAATTGATATTTGGTTGGTCGCACAAAGGAAGGGATGCACATTTTGTACCATCGAATACACCAGGCTCACAATCCATAACCACTTCTCCGTCGTCGGTGTGAGCTATAAATTTACTTTTGTCATTAGAAACATATTGAATGCTTGAAATATTTCTATTATTATTATTTAAAACCAACGAAAAGGATTGGGTTGCAAAATTGAATATTTCTTTGGTCTCATCGTATATTTCCCGTCCGATTGTTTGCATGTTTTTAGTATCAAAATAGGTGACTAGGTAGTTAGTTTCGTCGACGTGACTTACGTAAGCCAATATATTAGGAACGGTGTCGGCCGAACGTAAATATTCTTTAAGAACATTTAATCTAGCGGCAAAAGATTCATTGTCAAAATCGTCTACTATAAATTTATTATAAAAAAGAAAAACAAGACACAACAAAATCACGACGATTAACATGGTTGATGCGGATAACATTTTGGTTTACTACGAACGTGACAACGATATTTGTATTTTTAAAGCTAAAAACGAGTACAGATTAGAAAAGTTAGGTATACCTGCTTATAAAAATAAGTATATCGATTACACAGAAGGTGATGAATTCAGCGACGTTACTAACAGTAGTAGCAATGATTATCTAATATTGTTAAATTCGTGTCCAAATGGGTTGGTGGGTTTATTGATAGCTTTAAAAAATAACATAATCATTAGTAAAAATCAAGTGTTATTTAGTAAAAAATTGAATTCTAAAAATGAAGTAATAGAACAAGAAACAAAAGTCGATGATGTTATACCGAAAACAACCTTTGACGAATTTTCGAATTTACCGAAAACAACCTTTGAGGAATTTTCGAATTTTAATAATTCCGATCTAACTCCCGTCGCCGGTAGTAGTAAGACCTCGTTGTTTGATAAATATTATGTCGAGCCAAGAAGAAAATTGTAAACGGGTCAAGTACGATTCTCAATTATTATTAAAATATGTGTTTGATTTTAAAACTGAGGACACCCAAAATTTACCTAATATAATTAACATATGTAGGGTTCGCGTCAGAAAAACAGGTGGCGCGGTATTGGCGCATTATTATGCTCAGGTATACTTGGCGAACAACTTTAATTTTGAATTTCATCCTGGTAGTCAACCAAAAACCTTTCAAAATATAAACGATGACAAAGAATATTTATTACAAAAAAGTTTAGTAATGTGTGAAAATTGTTGTAGAAAAGAATTACAACAATATGTGGAAGGGGAAAACAATTTTAATATCGCATTTAAAAACTGTGAAACGATTTTGTGTAAAAGAAAAAGTTTGCAAAGTGTAATAGGTGTCGTTTTATTTATAGTTCTAATAATCAATATTTTAAATTTTACATTAATTAATTTAATTTTTATCGCTTTTCTGGTTTTTCTATTGTATTTTGTAAACAATTATATGTTGATAGAACCACGCGTAGAATACTGCGAGCATTATCAATCCCTTTAGTAAGTGTTAAATGGACAAATTAAGTTGGAATACGGTGGCTAACATGATTAATTTATATAGGGCCAACAATACAGCCAAACTTACTCCAGAACAAATTGGTTGTATGAATTTAGTTAGAGACTTATTTATAAAAGCGGATCCAGTGCCTGTAAATGTCACCAAGCGATTTCAGTCTGATACCGAATTGATTGAATATTACGCAAATCTCGAAAAAAAATACGGCGGAAATTTAAAAATCAACGAATCGGCCCATGGAATTTTCGACAAATCATTTATTATTTCACCTATTATGAAATCGTACGCTGACCATTTTTACAAACGTCGACTAAATTTGGCCGCTAGTCACCTGAGTGACGTGTTCAAATACCAAATGGCGAATGCTGTTACTCAAAACAAACCTCTTCCGATGCTTAATAATGATATAACCAACGAATACATGCAAACTTTGTATCATAAAGCCGATATTGCACCGAATGTCAGGCAAGTAATTAATGAAGGTAATAATGACAAACTGAAAATGTGCTCCGAAATTTTGAACAATTTAGTTGAAGACATATTGTACGGTACACACAATGGATATTATATTAATAATTGTCTTAATTCTAAGTTAAAAACCGCCGTACACAGGTTCAGAAATAACATAACATTCTTGGTTAACAGTCCGTTATCTCTCAGTACCAATATTTTTAATCTAATCGAAAATACAGCAATTCAAAGTGGTCAATCAAAAAATATTGATTATACCTCATTGGAAGTTACACCTAGTAACAAGATGCCTGCTCAGCAACACATTTCGGAACTAGCTTTCGAAAATGAAGCTTTGAGAAGGGGAAAAATACAAGAACTAAATCTAAAGTATTCAAACATAAAAAGTCCCTAGATAAGAAACAGTTTTTTCATATTCATTATGAATAGATTAAATATAAACCTATCGAAATTGTATGACGCCAATGTAGAACCTATCGCATTAAAGCTGGCCCATAATAACGAAAAAAATACATCAATCAGCAATAATATTAACATTGAAGACGACGTAAATATTTTCATGTGGTGGATAGTTTTATCGGGTATATTTATTTTGGTGATATTGTTGTTGTTAGGTTATTTTATTTTGTGGCGCTATGACGACACAGGTGATTTCGAAGAGGAATATGGAGAATTATAAAATTTGGTTATGGGTAATTAAAAATCATGGCTTGTTCGCTAAATTATTAGAGGAAACCATTGAAAGACAAAAAAGAGATTTTGATGTTGAGGGTGGTGAAAGGAAAAAAAAACTATGGACCCCATTAAAAAAAGAACAAGAGTATAAAGAATCGACTAAGCAAGAATTTAAATCATTGCTTTCTAAAATAATTTATTGTTTAATTGACGATCAGAATCTGGAAAACTACGGATGGTACAATTTAAACAGAGAAATGGAAAGTTTGTTGGCGGGCAAATCTTTGATGGACGTTGAAGATTTTATAGAGCGGTTACTAGAAATGGGAGGTATTAATAAAAAACGTATGCAAGCCACAATTAACTATTACACGCGTTCACTCAAACTGCCCGATTATCGTATTCCCGCAGGGGTAGAATTACCTAAAGATAAAGAAAAGCGTAAAAAAATGGCCAAAAATAAAACTATAGACTTGAAAGACGATTTTATAGACCCAGTACGCCAATATATTGAAAATGAAATTCAATTCAAAAACTATTTTAATAACCCAGCTTTGGTAAGGGCGGCAATCGCCTTTAACATAATACAGGGAACCGGTATGCGTATAACAAACGCATATCAAATTAGGCTATCCGATCTAGAGAAAGTGTACGAAAAAGGAGAACATAAAGTTTGTGATTTTATTACGAAACATGCTAAAGTTGATTTTTGTTATGTTAAATGTATAGACAAAAAAGCTTTAAAATTAGCCCTTGATATGTACAGAAAAATACCAGTCGACTCTTTGAATAAAATCAGCCCAAAAAGTCCTACACGTTTTCATGACATAAAAATGTTGACCGATAGGGTAGCAGATTGGAAGGGTGGTGATCAAAAAAGATTCACTAGCAATATGATTAGAAATTTCGTTGCAGACACAATGCTAAATAAAGGAATAAGCCTCAATAAAACTAGTAAAATGATGAATCACGCTTCAGTTAGTGCCACACGTCACTACGTAAATAAGTATCATCCAGGACCATCGCTCTATTTGGACGAAGAAAATCAACTTTCTGACGAGGAAAATTTATTAACTCATCTTGGTTAGCAATTACTATAAGAGATCAAACAATGTTGACACCCACCCTAATAATAGGTCTAATAGTTTTTGCATTTTTAGTGAATAAATTTAATAGTAGCGAACTGTTAGTTACTGTAATGGTACTATTCGTTTTGTTCTTTTGTATATTAAATTATTATTATGCCAGTACAGAATCGGCTCCGCAAGATTTGTATAATGAAAATGTTAAAAAAATGAAAAAGAAGCAACACCTAAACGATGCTTTCGATGCGCTTCTAAATAAAAATAATTCTTCCCATTGAATAAGGGAAAAATGAATTTTGACTTTCTGAAAGACCTAGTAAGTCTCAATCCAATCAAAACTTCATACGTTTCCAACAATTTAAGATCAATTTTTAATTTTATTGTTGACGATCACGTCAAGGAAAAAGAATTAAACTCTAATAACCATACTCTGTTGGAAAAATTGCATAAAATATTTTCATTGTTTTTAAATAATAACTTGGATACAGAACTATTGTACAATCTTTTTGGTAGAAATCTAGATTTAACTAACAAACAATTTTATTATTTGTATGATAAAATTAAAAAAGATGTATTCACTATAAATTTAATAGAATCCGTTTGTAGTATAATCGAAAATATAAATAACACAGAAAATATTAAAGGTGTTTTGATTAATACAATAGATGATCAAAATGGTTTTGCAAACACTAGCACTTTTTTAATAAGGGAATGTAATAATGCGGCAAAAATAAAATAATGATTACACACACAATGTTTTATTCATGTCAAATACAAAAATATTAATTCTGGTTGATACAATCTTTAATTTTTTTGATTTCTTCTTCCAAACAAAACACGAACTGTTCTTGATCTTGTTCATCCATTTGAAAAAGACAAGCGTCCAACAAAGCATAATTATTGTACTCCGTCTTCATCAAACGTTGGAATTCATCGAAAATAGTTTGATTGTTTATTAGTGACAGTACGTAATTGTAGGCCGTCCTCATTCCATTCAACTTGGGATTACAAGTTTTGTCTTGATTCGTCACTCTATCCAGGTTTATATTGGCGACGTCGGTATTGACAAATGCCAATATACGTTGTTTAACAACATTACGATAGTCAACAGTTAGACTCGACTTCCATATCTCATATTCTCCATTTAAATATATCAAATCCACCACCGTTTGGTACATAATTAACGTGATTCAGACTCGAACACTGTTTTTATAATGATACTAGCCTCGAGCGAGTCCCAGTCTTTTATACTAGCGTCTAGAAGGTCGTGATTCGGCTGTTTTTGTTATCAAGTTCATAGTCATCTGTTTTTCCACTGCAGCTACGCCGCATTCGTTACAGGCGGGACAATCAGTGGAAAATTTATGCACACCAGTCTCGTAATTTGCCTTACGCTTAGTCATTGTAAATTCATAGTTATGAATAAATTTTTGATCGTTGTTTTTCAAAACATCGTTGTATTTATCATCGCTCAATTCCTTTTTATTTTTAATATTCAACTCTTTACACATTATGTCTTTTATACGAGACTGTGTCATAGGTTTTATGGTGGGATACAATATATCGAAACATTGCGTTTTTTGCATATCCATACATATTAGTTCGAAGGCGTATACGAAAAGTGTATCGTTACCGATCATCGACATTATATCGTTAATAAAGGTTTTTATTATTCCGATATGTTTGCTCCAATTAATCGAATCGTTTTCGGTTATTAACTGGGTAGGTTTAACTCTGTCACGAACTTTACTGGCCACTTTATCTATGAGCAAATAGGGAATTCGATCACCAGATGACGGAATGTATTTTGTGTTGGCGTCGTTGCGTAATTGCATATATAATTGATACGCAATAGTTACAGATTCGCCCGCCCCGCCATTTTTAGTCTCGTTCAAAGTTTGTGAAAACGAATACTCCTCACAATTCGATGCATTAAATTCGTTTCTACTTTTTGCCAAAGATTGTACCAACGTTTTCAATACACAATCCAAACTGTGATTAGTTAATATTTGATAAATAACTTTGTCAAAAGCCTGTCTTAAAAATAAAGGGCTATCTTTTTTTACATTGAACCCTCGCTTGTACAAAGATCCGTCTTCTTTTAAGCACATATATGCTTTTTTGCCTTTTATCAACATACAATTCATTATATTTTCCAATTCCATTTTGAATGCACCATTCCATCTGCTATTCAACGGTACCATGATATCTTCTGAAATCAATTGTCTCAAACCTTTATCCCCTCCCATTCTTTCAAATTCATCTTTTTTTATATCGATGCTGACAAAATTGGAATCGGTATCGCCATAAACTACTTTCAGTTTCATCTGGCTTAAATTCCACTTTTTCTTTATATCCTCGTTTTCATTTAATCCATTTAAAATGCACTGTGCTTCTTCTAATTTCATGCGACCCTGTGACGTCACAAAATTAGCCAAAGGTTTGCAACACAGTCCGAACCATCCGTATTGTGAATTACACACTAATTTAGCAGCATTTTGCCAAGAATCAAACATTTTGTATTCAAAGGAGTTAGGATCGTGTTTCTTCATTTCTTTTTTGTATAACACTCGATTTTCAGACATTTCTTTCAGAAACTTGGTGGTTATGGCATTTGTGTTTCGCTGTAGATACAGCTTTTTATCGCTTCCCACAAATAAGTTGGACAAGCATGTTGTAAAGTGTATCATAATACTCGGATAGAGCGAAGAAAAATCTAAAGTAAACGTTTTACTGTAGTATCCAGGATTCGGGGATAACACTTTACCTCCTACATACTTCATTCGTGTCTTTATATCACACAATGCTATTGCATCTTCGGGAATTTGATTTTTTGGAACAAAAGGACGACCCAAGACAGATAAATCCACAAGTTCTCCTTCGGTTTCTTCTTCTTCGTCGTCATCGTCCACATCACGCTTATTCATCGAGTATTTACCCATGATTTTGGACAATTCGTTCTTGTTAAAAAAATAAGCATCGCTTTTTCCCGATTCATTAGTGTTATTTATGGCACGTTGAAATAACGCTAAATTAATTTTTCTAAAGATTGTCAATTGTGAATCATCATTGGTCATATACAATAATGACGCATCGGCATATTGTTTATTGTTCATCTTGCATTTTATAAAAATCTGTATCGGTAGTATAGAATCTATCACGTTGTACTTGACGATTTTGGCATATTGATTTTTGTTATACAAATCTATCATTTCGCGCACAGACAACTCTACTTTTTTTTTCTTTAAATAAAAACTGGCAACGGTGTCCAACTTTAGGTTTTCAATCTTTGACGCATCAAATGAACTTTTGATAAATTGGTAAACGTCCAAATGATTAAAATACTTCATAAAGTAATTATTGAAGTTATAACCAAATTTCGTCTTCACTTCAATTGTGTTCATGTCAATTGGGGGTAGATTATATCTACGAATAAATTTTAAATCGATATCTAATAATTTGGATCGCTGAACCAAATAGGGTAAATCGAATTTGTCACCATTGTAATCTAATATTGTATCCGGATTCGATTTCCACAAAAGCAAAAAAAAAGCTTTAATCATTTCTTTTTCATTGTAGAAAGGTAATACAACGATTTGTCCGTCCACTTCTGCGTCCACTTTGTCATCCAATGAAAAATTATTTCCTTGAGTGTTTATCAAGCAGTACATTTTCATCTCATCGTGCATTTTTACAACTAGTGAAATGGTTATTATAGGATCTATATTGGCGTTTGAAAAACTACTCAAGTTAGTATAGGTTTCCAAATCAAAACATGCCACTATAACGTCGGTATACTGTTTAACCTGGTCCATTTTAATTTTTTCCACATTATTCAATGGTCCCAACGCCAATCCGTCGTCATTGACTCTGATAACGTTCTTGAAACGAATATAGTCACCTTCACACAATCTCAATTGCATTTGAATTCTATTTTCATCAGAGCAAAAATTATCTAGCAGAGATGAATCGTCTCGTGCACACTTTGATCTGTCCACTTTGTACACGTTTAACCTTTCGCATTTGTAATTTTTCAAACCCGTAACAATCATGTTTTTATAGGATTCACACTTGTTTGGACAAGGTGTCCTGTAATGAAAACATCTCTTGTATGAATATAACGTAATGGGTGTTCTATAATAAAATTGAACGTTGTTAATTCCAGTTAAAAATAATAATAAAAATCCAGCGTCGTATCGAATTCTGGTAATTAAAAAATCGTACGAGTTATCGAAACACATTCCGGCGCTAATCAAGTTGTTGGCAAACAGTTTATTTACATCAAAGCAAGTGATAAAGCCGTTTACAGTTTCTTGTGTCATCTTCGCGACCTTCGCTTGAGAAATGTATTCGTTGGGATCTTCCAATTTTCTTTTGGACAACGACATGATTCTGACTAGGTACAAAGGGGTAGATGTAACTCCACACACGTTTAATAACTTAATAAAAACTATTACTAATCATAGGTCGATTAGCAACACAAGCTACAGCAAAAGTAACTTTGAAGAGAAGATACGGGATATTATATTGGCCTTTAATCCTTCATTAAAAAAAAATTGCTCTGATATGACTACGGAGCATTTGCTTATCAGTAGTTTGAAGGTCAATGATAAAAAGGAGGTCACTCACACTTATAACTATAACACCTGGGGAGATAAAAAATTTATAAACACGCAAGATAATGATAGCGATAATAACGATGACGATGATGATGACTTTGACGAAAATATTGCTAGTAGAATGAAAGATTTATCGGAAACCGAATGGGATGCCGAAAAACTGTTTGAATTACTCAAATATTTTGCGGGTAAAAAACATAAAAATAATATAAAATCAATAAAAAAACGTTACAAAAAATACATAGAAAATTTAAAAAAAGATTTAAAAGAAATTAGTGATAATGAAAAAGATATAATAGATATTAATAGTTTCAAAACTATTTTTCAATTAAAACGTTCTTCTGTCAAAGAGTGTGTATCTTTGCTCAAGAACATCAAAAAATTTGTAGAGAATAATTACGGACCGTGCGACGACAGCGTAGAAAAATATTTATATGCATTTAGAACTATCGGTTTAAATATCTTACAACTAAAACAAGACTCAGAAAACCCACCACAAGATCAAAAATTAATAAATGAAAACCAAAAATTAGTAAATGAAAATGAAGACATTCAACATAAAAATCAAGCTTTACAAAATCGTGTCGACTCTTTGCAAATAAAATGTAACGATTTGGAAACCACTATTAACTACAATGCTATAGAATTAGCCAAACTGGGCGCCGCGATTGGAGATAAGGATTGTTCTATAGAAAATTTATATACGATAAACAAATCATTACAAGAAGAAAACCGTACTTTGTCAGAAAAACTGAATAGTATTGATGAAAATTATCAATCGTTAAAAGGTAAATTTGACCAAATTGACGAAGAAAACACGGAGCTACTAAAGAAAGTGTCCCGATTGGAATCTAGAATACAAGAACTGGAGGAAGAATTAAACAGAGAACAAGAAAATAATAGAAAACAGCAAGAAACTTGCTCGTCTTTGCTACACAAAAATGATAAAGACAAAGACGATAGGGAACGTGATCATAAAATGCTAATTAACAAGTGTGCGGATTACGAACGTGAAATTGAAAAATTAAAAAACGATAAACACCTATTACATAATCAACTAGGTGAATCGAAAATATCTACCGAAGAAATTATAAACTGTATTACGGTGGAACTTGAACAAAACAAACAACAATGTGTTCTTTTAGAAAACAGATTATTACAAAAATCTCAAGAAGTTGAGTTGTGCGAGGCAAGAGTTTTTGATATTCACAACAAACACAAAATGGACCACTCAGACTTGCTTCGAAAAATTAAAGATCTCGAGTTACAAAATGCAAAATTAAAATCTGACAATGAAAAAAATTATGAAGAAGCGTTTAGTGTTATAGAAGAAAAGAGTGAACTTCAAAATACCATTAGGCAATTAAAAACTAAACTTGACAATGAAATCAAAACTAATATTGATCAACAAGAAAAATTTGATATTCAATTAAAACAACTGAAAGAAGATCACGAACTTCAAATAAACGACGTTTCTAACAGCCTCACGCAATTAGTAAATAATAAAAATAAAGAAATGTTTGAAAAGGAAAAAAAAGAAATGGTTAAAAAATTTAATACAGAAAAAAATGATTTACAGAATAAAATACAGAAATTGGAGTCAGAAATAAATAGAAAATTATCTGCTGACGAACAAAATACTATCGACAAACAGAATAATTTACTAGAAGACAAAAATGTCTTGATAAATAATACAAAAAAATTGTTAGACAATATTTCATCGGCAGAAAGTAGTAAAATATCAAAAACAACTGCAATTGATGATTCTCGCAAACGTAAAATTACAAACGCTTCTACTTCTGTAAATGTCAACGAAAAAAAACATAAGATCGGTTCTATATTGCCTATTAAAAATATTTCATTTGTAAAACCTAATGTACGAAAATAAAAACGAGGATTTAGGATTTTTTAATAAATTTATTGTTACACAAATATTACAAAACTCATATAGAATGAGGCCGAGTTAATTTGAAGATTTTAAAAATTTTATTTTTTACAAATTAACTCTGACTCATTTTTTACAATACGGGCCAAATTTACAAAACTCATAACAATGAATCCGAGTTAATTTGAAGATTTTAAAAATTTTATTTTTTACAAATTAACTCTGACTCATTTTTTACAATAGGGTTATGATACAGTCGTCATCGTCCAGTATTACAGATACAACATTGTTAAATTTTTCTTCATCAATTTTTCTTACATAGATACAGTACAGTTTCGCACCCATTTCAATGGAAAAATTGGCAGAAGATATATCCGCCACCACATCTTCAGCGTCCTCAGAATCTATACCAAAATGAGTGGCATACATAATATTGTCATCCAACTTTTTCAATTCAAACATTATACGATGGTTACTTTTACGATTGAAATTGTTGCGCAAATCGTCATCTACCGGCATAAATTCGCACTTGCATACCGATTTGATGTTTTCAAGCACGAAAGTTTTATTAGGTCCGTAAGAAATGTTACTGTATAAATCAAATCTGACATCTGTATTTTCTGAAATTTCTACACTGGTATTGTCACGAACTATCAATTTCAAATACTTTTGATAACGACTGCAAGTAACATTAAACACCCACCATTTATTCAGCCATTCTTTGTAGCATTTGTTAAGAATCGTTTCGACACGTTCTTTTTTACTAGTGTTAGCATTAAATCCAAAACAAGATGATGTATTTAATTTTAAGTACATGTCGATTTGTTTGTAATCGGCTTCAAATTGAATATTTCCAAAAATTTTTATTACATCATTTTGACAGTATGCTCCTTGTACAAAAAAGTTGGTCATAGTTTCTAATTCGTTGTTAAAATCGTCTTCGGTCAAATCTGGTTTAAAGCCGATAACAACGCTTTCTATTTTTTCGTATTCCAATAAATAAAATCTTCGGTTTTCTCTTCGTTCCAAAACAAATTTATAAGAACAGTCAATTTCAATCTCGTCAAACATCTTCTTAGACTCGACGCACACTAAGCTTTGAGTTTTCTCATTTGCCGATTTACAATCCAGTTTGTAAATTACATTATCAGCGCCTTTTTGAAATTCTCTTTTCAATAGCACTATCTGCTCTACTGTAGTTAGAATTTTCTTTCCACCACTGATGTCCTTGACAGAAGTTTCCGATCCTCTTTTAGACATAATGGAGAGATATAATTGGCAAATAGTAAGTAGACAATATATTGAAGTAGTACCAAATGAGCGAAAGAACGCGTGGAAAGATCTTTTTATTATGATGCTGAGTAAGACTCCACAATCGTACCGCAAAAATTTAAGAAGAGCTAATCTTGAGAATTTTGATTATAAGCAACCAATATTCTATGACTTGAAGCGAAAACAACTGGGCTTAGCAACAAGAGATATTTTACAGTCGCTCGATCCACCCAACGATGCCGTGTTCGACTCAAGTTTGATATCTCCTGCGGTCGTTGTATCGGGTTTTATAATGATATTATTATCATATATCATAGTGGAGGGGATGTACTAATAAAAAGCGGATTACTGTTCGATGTGTCATTACTCATTCCAGCAATATGTCGATCTTAAATAAAGTTATAAACAAACAGCGCACAAATAAGGTAGTCATAGAGATTGTGCAGGAGATTGTTCGCATTAACACCTATATGCCAGATGAAAAGGTGATAAATAAACTTAAAGAAGCTTTTGTTAGCAATAAGGCGTTTGAAAAAGTACGTGACGACATCATGGCCGTGTACGAGGTGTGCAGAAACGAAGTTTTAAAAAGGGTTATACTGAAAAATTCATTTTATAAAAATTGTCGTGTGACAAATTTTGTATTAGCAGCTGCCTTAGAAAAACAAGAAGATCTTATAACATGTACCCAAACTGTAAGACTGATCGTATATTTTGTAGGTGACGAAAGTGTTTGCTTAGATTGTATTAAACAATTAAAGGGTGTAAACGTGACACCCGACTTGAATACCGAAGTGACGGTGCAACCAAAAGATGCTTGGTTTTTTAGTCAAACTTATATATGTAGTTATTGTTTTACAAATAAGCTTTATTCTAAGATATAATAAATTATGCTAAACTATATATTTTTTTTTATTTAAATAATTTTACCAATTGTTATAACTACTAACACAATGGACGTATATGAAAATCGATTAAACAGTTTTAAATATTGGCCGGGACACGAAAACAAGGAAAAATTGGCGTTGGTTGGATTTTATTTTAGTGGTGTGGGGGATAGGATTGTGTGTTATTTCTGTAAATTGGATTTATATAATTTCTGTGTGGGCGAAGAAGATTCTGTCCGTGATCACAAGAGATATTCGCCAAATTGCCCGTTTTTAACAAACAACATCAACCCAAACTATATTAATACTCGATTTATGTCTCCAAGAAGTGTTACTTCAAACTACCCTCTCCTGACTGCACATAAAGGAGATTATAGTTTATTGGAGCAGCGAATTAACAGTTACCTAAATTTTCCATCCTGTTTAAAATCTTTGGTTAGCGATTTAGCCTCAAACGGATTTTACTATACAAATTTTGGAGATGCTGTTTGTTGCTACGCTTGCTTGATAGTAGCAAAAGACTGGACAACAAATAGTAACGTGAAATCAATACACTCAAAATTGAATTCACGATGTCCTTTGCTACATCTAATATCCTTGAATCATAATAACAACGAAAGAAACATTGACACCAAATATCAGTACACTATACCAAGCGCCCCAATCCCTGACGATAATCATTACGCTCTACCTAAATGTTTGAAATGTAAACAAAAATTTATAGATGCTGTTCTGTTACCCTGTTACCATTTTTGTTTGTGTCAAGAATGTGCTATCACAAGTTCAGAATGTGTAGCTTGTAACGTGTACACTGGAGGTTTTTTTTTAGTTAAAATACCGTTCAATAAGCTAAACCTCGTTGAACATGAGCAGATACCGGATAGAATTTGAAAAACGTGACCCCACTACTGTGAGCGTGCTTAAAGATATCAAAACATTGCCCAGGTGTATGCTGATGTCCAATGAGTTATTTGGTAAATTTGTCAGGGATCTCCTTAATTATTTAAAACAGAGCAAGTGTGCATATTACAATTCTATGATCGGACAATTGATAACTACCCATCAAGACGTTGAACTAAACACCAACAGTGAATATATTAAAACCTTAGCGAAAGCTCTATTAGCGGACAATATTATTGTCACCGATATTGAAGAAAGCGTGTTTTTAAAAAAACTCAAGACTAATAAATTTACTGACAATATTGATTATTTAATTTTGCCTAACTTCAACTTATGGGATCACAATTACTTGGTGTTTTTGAACAAAAAATTTAATAGCAAAAAAATAGGTGGTTTGGTAAATGTATGGGGAGCTATGCAAAAAATACCTCTCACTCAGGGAATAATTAAAGATTTGATACAAAACAAAAACGGATACGCTGGACAATACTTGTATTCTACATTTTTAAACACTAGCAGTATTTATGCAAATGTGCAATGTTTCAACGGAATCAATGAGATTATACCACCAAAAATGAGCGTGGACCGTTATTATGGAAGACCTATAAAAGATGTTAAAGTGTGGAACACTCGTCATCCAAATATATCTCAGTTGTCCACCCAATTTTCGAGAGTAATTCAAAGAGATGAAACAAACTGGAATGTAAAATTGGGTCTAGGTACTTTTGTAGGCGCCAACAGGGATTGTGATGGTGACAAAGAAGTAATAACTTATTTACCGTATCCAAATTCTTTGATAGAACTGGAATCTTTGCTATACTGTGATCCCAAATATTCGTTTTTATGTTTCGATAAAAACAAATTAACCTTTGTGTCACAACAAATTTTTTATCTCCATAATAATCTGAATGTAATAGAAAACCAGTTAAAATTATATCCTGAAATTTATAAATTGTGGCAACTTCAAGATGCCCAGACTATCACTTTTGCTCAACGATTGGAAAAATTCTTTACAGATGTGACGCTAATGTTTAGCAGCAACATGGCCACTTTGCTATTTAAAAAATTCTGTGATATTATCGATAACGAAAGTATGGTGTGTGACGATAAAGATGTATTCGGTTTGAATGGATGTTTTGAGGATATTATTAAATGTGGCGCAAAAGGTAGTAAAAATTTAATAGAAAACACCAAACAATATGTAAAGACAAATAATTTTGATGTTAATTTGGTAGCAGAACGAGCTATTAACGGATTAAATTCACATATAACAAGTCACGGTAGAGTAAAATTCAGTGGTGGAGATATCTACCATAACACAGTGATTTTTTTAAATTTATTCATTTACGACAATTTAATATGTTACAAGAAGAATTCTTTAAGCCTGGGTAGTATAAGTAATTTGCCTGAACAGTTTTTGTTTCCTACCCATTTACTCGACAACGTTTTATTTAAGAGTAAATGAACAAAATGCAACAGCGGCGACCGGAAATTGACGAGTATGTCGAAATTTTTGGCTTAGGACAATGGGATAATTGGCGAGAATGTTTGCTGTCATTGTGTAAGGCATTGAGTTTAAGTTTTAGTGACATAGAATACTACACAGTTAAAGGTAATGGTTTGTTAGTAAAACTTATCGATGAAAGAGCTGTCAATGAATGGGAAAGAAAATCACGAGAAAAAAGATTAAAATTGTCTGACATTAAAGACAATATATCGGAAGAGGATGATAGTAAAGTTAAAGTGTTCGCAGCGGCGCCAACAAAATTTAAGCTGCTGTTGCATACAGTTAGAAAAACTTTACCTAATTTCCAGTATATATGGATCGGTAAACGCGGCGTAATGGCGCGACACAAATCTCGTTCTCAGATACATGTTATTAAAAACGAGTCAGACATAGATTACATTAAAAATATATACTGATAACGATAATTAATAAAATGCAAGTAAATGTGTGTATATATTTTATTCTTTATTTAGTACCCATGGGTGCATACACGTTGTACAATCGTCCGTGGTTCAATACTCTAACCGAGTTAGAATCTTTTGAAACGATATTTAATATTATAGTCAACAGCGACGCACTGCAAAATGACAATGCTCAATTTATGCTTGAACCTCCTGAGATGACACTACCACTGCATGAATTGTGCCAAGCCGAGCTACATATGCTTATGTGGTATATTAAATATTCCAAAGAAGAATTTTTACCACAGAAATGGTATTTCCTTTTTTTTATAAACGATACAAGAACATGTTACGAATGTTCAAATGATGTTCCTGATTTTCACGTGTCATCTCAAACTTACGACAACGAGGACGTGGAAGAGCTTAAACTAGAATTGTTTAACATTAACAATTTTTGTGTTAAATGTAAACGAGCGCTGTTTGACATTTTCGACATGACCGATGAATATTGTAACATTTTTGAAAATATTAAAAAAATTAAAAATAAATATTTGTCCAAATGAATGCGTATATTTTATTTCATACAGGTGAATAGTTTTTAATATTATCTTTGACAAAAAATTCATACAAATTAGGATAATTAAAGCTATTGTTTGTAATACTTGACAATAACTGAAGATCAAATATAGTTGTGGCTTCTTTGTAGGTCTTGTCATCTCTAACCTTGATGAATCTAGGAAGACGAATAGAAACATAGTTGTGCGAGACATTATTCCATATCCAAGCATTGTCACTATGAATAAAATCTCCTTCCATTTCCCACACGGGCATACACAAAGGATTTTTCGCTACCACGTCTGGTACTTTATTCAACATTTTTAGATGCTCATCGTTCACTAACCAATCACATGTTTCGCTGCTATATGGTTCCATTAAGTGTTCATAATTTAGTTTGCTAAATTTCACTTTGGATACCGGTAAAAACATCCACTTTTTATGTTCGTAGTCGAAAAAAGGAGCGGTCACTAAGTATATTGTTATTTTTTCACCACCTTTTTTATTGTTAAGCCATCCTCCAACAACAACCAAATCTGCGCTGCAAACGTTCTTGAAATAATTTTTTTTTAATTTTAACCATTTTTTCCTTTTGGGTTCGTAAACTCCGTTCCAATGTTTTATTACTACTCCTTCCAATATACTGGTATCGTTATCGTTTTCTAAACACAAAACTTCTTTTACCCAAGATTCCACCAAATGTTTATCCTCTGATAAAATATATTCTATACATTTAAAGATGCTGTTCTGGTAACGCATTACATCGCTCAACAACTGTTTCCTGTTGCACAACGGCTCGTTGATCAAACACCGATCATTTAAGTATAGCAAATCAAACACAATTATTTCAGAGTTGTTGATTACTTCACAATCCAATATAACATTTTCTACATGACTAATTGTGTTGGCGATGATAACTTTTAAATTTTCACATTTTTGGTATTCATTTAAATTTCTTTTGTAACACGTTATTTTTCCATCAAATTTATGCACTTGCATCCGATCTCCGTCATATTTGATTTCTACACACATTTCTTTAAACGTTATAGAATCAAAAGATTTGCATGGTTGAGCCAGCATTGGTTCTATTGGTTTACCGGGTTTTATATTTTCTACAGAAACATTGTTTTTTATCGTGTTTAATGTGTTCTGTTTTAATTCTCCCATTAGAATATTCATCTCTTCCGAACCTTTGCGTCCAAATACTTGTTTAAACAAATACAAATTTCTTTTTTTTGTTTGCAGCTTTTTATTTTTATTCGTATTTCTGATTAGATTAATTAAACAGAACAAAGTTTTTTTATCACATTTTTCTACAATATATCGAAATTGTTTCATTAAATAAAAACTTTTTGATGGTATTTTTAAAAGGCTATTTAAAAAGTTGTAAACATCGTTCATTGTAAGTTTACAACTAGAAGTACCTAAGTCGACGACTATGCTACAAGATTGCGCCACTCCGTGAACTTTGAACGAATCTTGTAAATTTTTTCTATCAATGTGAGGTTCTTTCAATTTACAAAACACGGTCAGAAGATGCTTGTCATTTATTTTAAATTTTTTTTCAAAAGTAGACATGACATACAACCACAAATATAGTTCATTTCGCATATGCGAAACTGTTTTGTTGATGTATGTGCTAATTTCGTTAACAGTTGTCAACTTAATTAAATCATTGTACACGTCTGCAAACTCCGAAAACAACATTGTCAATGTTACAATATTTTTGTAACAAGACGTGAAACGTACAATCATGAGTCCGAGTTAATTTGAAGATTTTAAAAATTTTAATTTTACGAAATTAACTCGGACTCATGGTTGGCTCCGTTCCAATAGTCGAGTATAAAACGTTGGTAACCTGTAGAATCTGTGTCAAACAGTAGCGTTTATTTAGGGCAGGATGAATGAGGAGGGGATTGAATCTCAAAATGAATCTCAAAAAAAGAAATGTTGTTTTCCGTTGCGAGTTCTAATAGAAAAGACTGTCATAAAAAGTTTTACTAAAAACTCGAATATATGGTATACCACCAAAAACGGTAATACATGGCAAAATCGTCACCAATCCAAAACGTGGTAAAATGTATACCATAAATTTTTGATAAATTACGGAACAACAACGAATACTTATTAGTGTAAAAGAAAATATGGGATTGTGCTGTAACAGTTGTTTTGACCGTATCAACATTACGGAAATCGAAGATGGCGGTTGGGATGAAGAGGACGATGATGAAGAAACCAAAAAATGTTGTTGCTGTGGTTGTTGTAAATGTCTAGTCATAATGCTGGTTATGTTTATATTGTTGTTGGTGCCGTCTATTTTGTTAGCTATAAAATACAAACTAATTAAATGATTTTTTTAAAAGTTTTTATTAAATAAATATATATATGTTATTTACATTAGTTTTCATTATACATTGTCCTATTATAGTTTAACATTAATACAAGAAACATATTTGGTAAATTAACGGTTAAAATATTACCTAAATTATTTGAATTACATTTATCGGATACTTTGTCAACACTTGACAAAATATTGCTACAAGTTAATTTTTCATTGTAGCTGGTTTCTTCAAAAACTATATTTGATTTGGTGGAATGAGAAAACGACATAGAATTTTCACTGGTGTTGTAGGATAAATAGTAGTTGCTATTAATAAATTTTATATAAAAATAATCACGCAAAAGCGACTGTTCCACTCTTATCTTACAATCGCTAGTGTTTTCGTCACTCATAAACATTCCACATTTCGTGTTTTGACACAAGAATTTACAGTTATGCACATTTCTGAACAGATATACATTTGGCTCAATAATATTTTTATGGAATATAACATTTGGTCCGTTTAGTGAACCATCACCATTAATAAAAGAATCCCCTAAACGAAGTTTGTAAAACTTTTTATCGTCTTTCTTTACAAACATATCATTATTTGTAGACGGATCATAATTGTATTCCAGAATGGTGTCTGTGACGCATTTGTTTTTACTTGTGTCCAATGTCTTTTGTGGTATTTTACTAAGAGACGTACACCTAACACCAACTTCTTGAGGTCCATATTTAACCCTAAAAGGTGTAGGTAACATATCGACATTTAATGTGTTATTAACCAATGCTGTTAACAAATTTTGTTCTCTGTCGAATTTTAAAATTTTACTCGGATCGCCATTTTTGTTAACCATATAGATACCCAAACGGTTTTCTTTCCACAATAAATTAAATTTGCAATGATGACGCAGTCGTACTGGACTGGTAAACACTTTACCACAATGGTTTAAACAAAGAAAATTACAATTTTCATCTCGTATGTAATACTTGTTGTTGTTGTCTAGATAAAAGAAAAATGTAAAATTTGCAGTAGTAGATCTCACGTCGATAGATTTTGGTTCAGAATGAAGATTAATGTGGTCATTTAAACCTATCACATATCCCAGGCCGTATGTTTTATTTGTCAATTTCAAGTAATCGTTCGGTGTTCTTGAATCGTATAAAACAGAACCGTCCTTTAAACTGATCGTGTAATTAGGTACAATTTTTTCTTTATCCACGATATACTTATAAGGATTGAATGTTTCGCAACAAACAAAAATTATTGACGATAAAAATAATAAAATACTTAGTTGCGTCATTTTGATACACCGATAAATTCTAAAAATTGCTCAAGTTACCATTTATTTATACGTCAAAACGGTTTATATTTAACGTTGTGCTCACGTTAAGCTTAATCACTTATTTCTTAAACATGATACTGTTTACCAAAGAACATTTCGAGCAAAGAAAAGTATCAATTATCATGGATAGTAATATTCAGATTTATTTTAAATTGGTTGAAGTTTTGCGTATACTGTTCAAAATGTGCGACCACACATACATAGATGAGTCATATATTAAAATCTTCAACGAATTCCCTAACACCAAATATGTGTCGGCTGCAGGTCTTCAAAAATTAATAACTTTATCACCAAGAAAAGATGTTGGTTGTAAATTGGAAATGTGGGCAGATGAAGTGTTTTTAAAGTTAATAAACATGTACTAAATATTTAAGAATTTTATTTCCCATCCATATATTCATTTCCTTTCAGTATGGCGTACGAATTAGCCGTTGCCGAAGGTAACATGACTGACTTGCAACTTGAATTTGCAAAAAAATTTTCCCTTCAAAATTATGTTAAAACGTTAACTTTAGAGCACAGAAATAGTAAAGAAGAAATTTTGAAGCTGGAAGAATCTACTCGTGGTCAGTCTGACAATTTATTATGGAAACTATTACGTGTCAACAGGGATACAGCGTCTGGTTGTTCTTCCTATTGTGGCAATAACAATCCTGCTATGCAGTATGGAATTAAACAAGAGAAAATTTTGAAGGAAGATAAACTTATTATAGACACAGTGAAAGATAGAATAGAAAAGAAATTGAAGAAAAAAATAATTGAAGAAGTATTAGACTGCGGTCTTTTTTTGTCTACAATCGGTTTGTGTAGCGCCTCTCCGGACGCATATTTTATTTTGGAAAACGGTGAATTGGTGGTTCTTGAAATTAAATGTCCATACAATTATCGCAATGAATCGTTTAAAAGTGTAATACAACAGTTGGGTAGTAAGCGCAAAAGGATAGCGCATACAGCATTGAAACGAGTATCACACGACCCGTTAATTATACACATTGAACAGAGAAACAACCATTATAGACAGATTCAATCTCAGCTGTATGTTACGGGTGCAGTAATGGCGGTGTATCTGGTTAAATTTTCCGACAAATGCGACATACATCTCGTGGAAAGAAACGAATCATATATAAAAGAATTGGCAGATAAGGAACGGTTTCGACTAAATATGATTATTAAAGAAAATAACAGAAATAAAAAATTCACCTTAGAGGTTCACAGATTGGATAGTTTTAAAAATAGCGGTTACGACGAAGAAATCGTTAAACAACTGGCCAAAAATGGATTGTATTGTTGGTGTGGTAACGTGATTTGTTTCTTTTGTGGACAACATTTTGAAATAAACGAAAAAACAATTCAGCAAATATTAAACGAGCACGACAACGAAAATTGTGATAAGGGTGATAATTGTAGTATGACAAACGTTTATAACAAGCGATATCTCAATATTTTTGACCGTATAAATAACCTAAACGAGTCGCAAACATTGTCTTTATCGGAGATACGCGATTTAGCTAAAAAGGGTTATTACAATGACGGAAACAAATTCGTTTTGTATTGTTGCGGAGGAGAAAAATTACACAGCAACGAATGTCACAAAGCGTAAACGAATCGAACGCTTACAAGCGCCTACAACTTTAAATAAAGAACAGAAATATTTATTCGATAAAGTTGCTGACACGCATAATTTTTCGCCGATATTTGTTACCGGATCGGCAGGAACAGGCAAAAGCGCGCTATTGATGACCCTTAGGAATTATTGGCGTAATCAAGGAAAAACCGTTTTTGTGGCAGCATACACCCATCTAGCGTCTAGAAATATCGACGGTAAAACATGCCATTCTTTATTCGGTTTCGATTTTAAATTAAATTTAATTGATAAAAAAAACATTGGCATTCCCGATTACATCATACTCGACGAAATCAGTATGATACCTGACAAAATGTTGGACGGAATAGATTCACGAATGAGACAAGTCACTCGAGAACCACAAAAACCGTTTGGAGGAGTAAATACAATCGTCTTCGGAGATTTATATCAGTTACCACCTATCGAAGATAAAAGAGACATGACGTTACCGCCTTACAGTGCTGATATTTGGAGTGTTTTTAAATTGTACGAATTAAAACATAATATGCGCCAAACCGAAGCGGAATACATTAAAAACTTGAACTTGATGCGCTCGGGTGAAATATCATGTCTAAAATTTTTTAACACCTTGGTAACTAAGTTTTCGATTGGAATAGAAGATCTATTGGTACACACGTCATTGGTTAGTACACACAGAGAAGCGGACGATATTAATATGCAATGTTACATTTACAATTCTGAAGAAAAAGAAGAAATCATTTTAAAGAGTACATCCAGTTTAGTTTCATGGAATTTTTATTTAAATGTGTTCAACACAGAACAGGAGAAACTAATATTTAGGGATAGTCTTAAAGTGTGTAAAGGTACAAGAGTGATGATAACACACACAACCGGGGATTTTTGTAATGGAGATTTAGGAATAATTGACAATATAACGGATAAAGGTGTGATGATAACGAGGGAGCATGATAACAAAAATTTATTTTTGAGTCCTATATGTCTCAATTTTTACAGTAATATAAAAAACACTGTTAAGCAAGTAACAGGACTACCTTTGACATACGGTTGGGCAATAACGATACATAAGGCTCAAGGAATGACGATAAAAAATTTGATCGTTTTTCCAAAATGTCTTTTTGCTCCGGGTCAAGCATATGTAGCTTTAAGTAGGTGTATTCACTCGAATGGTTTAAAACTAGCAGATCCTGTTCCTGTTAGAAGTGTTCAAAAAATGAATAATATAACAAATGTTTATAAAAATATGGAATTGTTTATTTAAATAAAAAAATAAAAGTTATTACAACTAAAATTTGTGTGTACATTTCTTTCTTATATCACCGTTATTTTTATAGAAAATAATATTATCAAAAAAAGTCCACCAGGATATTTCTTCTGTTGATTCTTCGGTTCTATTAAAATTTGGTATTAAAGTAGTTGATATTGTTGATGTTTCAATAGTTGTTGATGTTTCAATAATGCTAGTAACACTAGTTAAATTTACGATAATATTTTGTTTCCAAGCATTAATACTTTTGTCCAACAATAAACCATCTTCGCATGGCCATTTTTTTTTATAAAAGTAACATATAAAAGTACCAAATTTGTCTACATGATTCAAACAATTTTCATATCGAAGTCTAAATATTGTGGCAGATTCTTTATTTCTGACAGTAGAGAGCGACGTTTCAGATATGTATAAATAATATTTATAATCGCTATAGGGAATATAAATTCTAAATCTTAAACGGTCGCCAATATGGCTGTTGTCTATACATAGATCATTTTTATATTCGTTAAAACTATAAATTAATGTTTCGTTTAGTGTATTACTTAACATTTCAAAATGTAATATGCAATCGTTGAGGTAGATTTCTCGACGCCGGATATGTCAACATTTTAAACATTTTTTCGGTATTCAAACACAAAATGTCATTTTGATCGTAGTATTTTAATACGAAACCATTATTCACATGAAACATTTGAAAAGTTATACCATCCTGGTGTTGTTTTAAGTAAAGTCTATTGCCATATCGTTCCGGTTTGTGTAGTACGCCGCTACCGTTATTGTCATACAATTTAAACTCATAATACTGGCTTGAAACAAACAAATCCGGTGTAATTTTTATAACGTCTAAAGGATATTGTGCATGGACCAAAACAATAAATACAAATATTAACCAAAACATGTTAGTGACAAATATTGAACTTGTACACATTATATGTATATCGGTAATTAAAAATTTACGTTAATTAATCATTTTTATGTTATTGCAATGTAAAAGTGTTTGAAAAATTTTGTATTGACCAGAGGGTTCTATTAAATTATTACCATTACGAACACAGTGCAAACCTTCAGCCAAACGATTTCCTACAAATGATTGATTTATACTCCATTGATCGAGCCTAGTACCCTCCAACTTTTCGTAACCCGTAATATTTTTACCTATAAACTCCTTATATATGTTGTCGGGTGTGTTGTTAAAAAACATATACGGTATAAGAACTAAAGGGATTCTGTTTCCATTAATTATGCTGTATTTGACCGGCAAATTATCAAAATTTGTCTGTCTGGACAAATATGATATGGGAGATAAGCAAATTTGAGCGTGAATACTGGGATCATCTTCTGCTACAAATTTACTCAAATCCTCGGCTTCGTGTAACACGCCTTTTTGTCCATGTATTCCACATATCTTTAATCCTTCCAAATCTTTAACACTGTATACTAATTCGAGTCTGACAAAAACTCCTCCGCTCTGATCCACATTCATTTCGCTAGCAACCCTTTCGATAATTTGTCCTTCGACTTTTCTAAAATACATGTAAAATTTATAAACATGCCAATTTTTGCTGGTACAATATTCAATTTTGTACTTTTTACCGTCATGATTCCAATTGATTTTGTTGTTACATAACATTGTACCGAAAATACATAAACGATTACTGCCTTCGACATCAATAATATTATTCGTATTGCTTTTTTCGTATACGAACTCACAGTTTTCTGCATTTACCTTTCCTTTTAACCTGTTAATTTTATTATGATAAATTTTTATGGGCAATTGCGTGTGGGGTATGTATGGATCTTCGGCCGTTTTAAGTTTATTGTCCATCACAATGGTCCATAAGGAAAACATGCGATCGTTACAATAAATTTTCTCATCAACCACTACACTATTACCTATAGGTATCATATTAAAATCATTCTTTTGTACCACCATTCCGTTTTTTAAATTTGTAAGACTGACTATAAGTTTAGCGACGGGTATTGTGTTAAAAATATGCAAATAATTTTTATAATACTCCAAAATCATCGTTGACATTAACGACAGAGTAGTACCCATATCTCCACTTTCATCACACCGAAACACCGGATCGGTGTTCAAAATACTTTGTTCATTGTGATATTCGTATGGAGTTTGCAAAGTTTTTATATAAATTTCATCGTTTATATGTACAATTCTTTTTAACATAATCATTCCTTCATGGTGATTAATAAAAAGTATGCTGTTAGTTAGTTTAATTTCAACTGGAGAACGATTTCTCTTTAAAATATAATATATTTGATACAGTAAATTTTTAGTGCAATAATATTTAGTAGGACGGTTGTTGAATGCAACAACCAACTCTTTTGTGAGTCCGACTTTATTTGAAGATTTTTTAAATTTTAAATTTTCACGAATAAACTCTGACTCGTCTACATTTTTTTTTGTGTAGAAAATATTTTTGTCGATCAATTCGCGAAACAGTAGACTGATTCGTTTGTAATCGACGTCGGGCAATACTACATTGTGACACAAAAAGAATTTCTTTCCTGCTACCGTCATTTCGCCATGAAAAAAACTATCAACAAACTTAACATAATCCCCGGTGTGTTTAAGCATATCTTGTTGAAGATTTTCATTGACGACCCTTAATACTTCATTGCCTATTCTGTTACGTAGTGGAAATATTTCAAGGTTGTTATTGTTGGAATTGTATTCTTGGTCGTATTTTTTCTGTTTACTAAAAGTTTTCGATACCGACTGGATCAGTTTACCCATTACAATCGTATCACTAATTTTCTTAGATTCGTTCATAAATAAAATATTTTTCTTCTTTAATGTTTCATTTTCCAAAGACGATGTCAAAAGTTTTAGTTTATTTAAAATTACGCTGTAGGTTAAATAGATTAAATAGGAATGTTTGTATATAATTTTGTTTGATAACGAGTCAATTTGATATGATATATCAACACCCATGATCATTTTTAAAACATCGAATAGTTCTTTATAATCGTCGAATGAGAACACAAAATCCATGTCCGGCCATTTACCACTACACATTAAGTATTCCCTCAAAATTTGGTTTATACTACTGTCCACAATATAATCTTTGGCATATACATCCCTTACATATAGCACATCATCCAATTTATCATACACCAACTGTATGGCTCTGTTTACTGTTTTGTCATCGTCGTAGTTTCCGTAGAGAAACATTCTTTTCATGTTTTTATCCCGTGCATATTGCTTATCGAAAAAGTTGTGAATTAAAACATTGTTGTTCATCATTATATTCGGAAAAGAAAAGAATCTACCATCTATTACGAAAGTTCCTGCAAACACTTGATTACATTCATCTCCTCTAAATTTTTTGTCCAACCAAGTACCAATAACAACTATAACACAATTGTGCAACACACATTTTTTTAAAGGAACACTTACTGCACAACAAAAATATGTTTTTATAGTATCCAAATTGGCGAAGGTCACTTGAGGTTGTTGACACATTAATTGATATTCCAAATTGTAAGAGGAAGCTAAATTGGTGTAAAGGTTGTTGAAATCGCTCAAAATACACATATTGAAATAATAAAAAAGTATCGATCAAACCTATATAAAAAGGAAAGTGTAAACTTAGCGACATATTTACACAATGCTTCACGTATCGAACATGCTATCCGTCGAACAACTTCAAAATGTACACGTAAAATGTGGTCCATCCAATCCCGTATTACAATTGACCGTGTCTAACGGTTTATTGGTGTACCAAACTGGCGGTAAAGAATTAAGCTGGATCGAGCTGAGCGGTATAAAAGGAGATATGAAATTTGTATATGAAAATGCGATTTATGAACCTGTGAACGGACAAATAAAAATAATGTTTAGCGACACTCCGGTAACGAGAGTTTTTGGAAGTTTAAATAAAGACGATAAAATTGTAGCCTACATCGATATACAAGTAAATGGATTAAAGGATTTCAATATATCAATGTTGTAAATAAAAAAAATTTTTTACATTATCTTTGTTTTATTTTATGTAAAGCAATAGTAACCACGATTACAACTTCCATCATTTGTAATATACAGCTAACGATGTTTACAATAAAAGACGCTTGTTATATTCTTCAGCACTTATAAACGGTGCAGCCTTAACAATTTTGGTGAATAAGAGCAAAATACAAACAATGTTTTTCATAACTACCCAAACGGAATGCAAATCTGCTGCCGAAACAATTATAAATGAACAATTTCAAAATATGGAATGTGCTATATGTTTAAATAGTATTAATAGTAGTAACAAGGGAGTGTTGTATGTCACGTGCGGAGGTGCGGCTGATTTAGAACGTGCCATGTGTAAAGAATGTGACAAAAGATTCGAAAAACAAGACCCTTACAAACGTGAAATCGAATATAGATTTGAATACCCTTTTGTGAATAACGAACATGCAAAATCATTTTTGCAAAAAAGTAAAACGTTTGTAATAAACGATGGCGAAGAAGAAAAAATTGAACAATTTACTAAAATATTAAAATCTACAACAGAAGGATATCAAGATGTCGAGTTTAAATTAAAGATATGTCTTTAAACTTTTGTACAACAAACGGTTCTTTAACATCTTTTGGTTTTGGTGATTCTAATAAAGTTAAATAATTAATCTTAACAGTGTTTGTTTTATATAAATTGTTGTAAAGCCTTTCAACAGGTGTTAACCGAATTATTTGAGAATTATACGCGTTCGTTATATTAGCATTTTGAAGAATAGTCAAATCGTTATAGTTAGTGACTGCAGGTACAACATAATCTTTAAAAATATATTCTAAATCGTATATTGTTTCGTAATCGAATGGTTGATCCAAAAATTTTTCTATTACAAATTTTAACAAAAGAAAAACATGATAATTTATGATATTCATCATTTCTTTCGTTGGATCTTCTCCATTCAAATTAATACACAGTTTATACAAATTGGGAAGATATTTCAGCCATTTCATATATACAGATTGTGCCACATTCAATAAATTATTGTATTGGGGTGTATTTTTTTCGAAACCGTAATAAATCAAAGTTTCTCCAAACAAAAAAAACCCAATAGATCGATCACCTTCCATCTGTGCCAATTCGAACACAGTGTAATCACCATCAAGGTAATCAAACAGTTGATTGATATAACTCTGTAAATAATTTAGATTACTACTATTAACTGGATTGAATATTGCCGTAAAAATATTACTTTGTTTAGTATTACTTGGAACGGTTGTAGCAGTAGTAACTGTAGTAATTGTATTAGGTGGTTCCTGTTTTTTGTTAGCATCAGGCGGCGATGGTGTTTTATTGTTTTTATTAGGCAACACTGGATTTTTTGTTTCAGACTTTCGTCTTACCATATTGATAAAGGCATCTTTAATAGAATTTTTGCGCTCTTTAGGTTTATCGCTCGTAGACGGTTTCGATTCATTAAAATTTTCAACGTCGAACATTGATTTAACATTTTCTTGTTTACCTTCCATATCTTAATATACAATAACAAATTGTGTATCGGTCAATTCATTTAATTTAATCAATTTATTCGGAAAGTACGTGTATCCTTCGCCGCCTTTTAAATTTTTATATTTATACAAATCGCCATCGAAATCTTCCAGTGTAAATTGTTCGGCTAACAATACATCTGATTCTTTTAATATATATAGAGTTTTGTCAAAAGACAAAAAATCAATGGTATCGTATTTTGTTAACGACATTTTAAATAATATATTAAAGGATAACGTTTCCCTAATAAATAATAAATATCTTATTTTTAACGTATTGAATTCGGAAAATGAATTGTGCAGAACGTGCTTCGGTACTATCGACTCCTGCATACCAGCCGATACAGATAGCAAAGAGACAATGTCAACTACATCCCCAACAGACGAATTGTATTCTTTTACAAACGAAAGGTCTGAATAAAATTTTTTACGAACACTTTACCGCCATTGACATACATTATTGTTCAATAAATGGCGATCCTTATTATGAGTGGTTACTTTCAAATGACAATACTACGCGAGAACATTTTAACAACGGTTACACTATGGAATGTAGTGTTAAATATACAGTCGATTATGATGAAGTTATGAGAAGTATCGAAATGGCGGGTGAATACGACGAATTGTTAGTGCGAAAAGTGATGAAATTTGTACACCAATATATATATTCCGATAACGGATCTTTGAACGGACATGCCAAAAATCCTTCAATACAAGAAGAATCAAAAGTGTACGTTCTATTCAAAGATATGTACATACATTGCTTATATTCACATTTGCAATGTATAATTTTACCGCAAGAAATGTACTGTTTATACAAAGATGGTGAAGAGCCCAATATAAATGCTGCAATGTTTTATAAATCTATTCCAGAATATGAGGATACAATAGCGTGTCAGCATATTTATAAAGGGTTTTTGGTGTACAACACTGTTTTGACTATGTTGTTGGCAGAAAAAAATCCTTTCAACGACAAAAATAAACCTATATCAAAAATAATAGAAAGTGTAGGTGTATGCAGCGGCGGGGTGGAAGGCGGAAAAAAAACTAGAATAAAAGTTTGCGAATTAAAGTTTGCAACTTCTCCACCACCCAACCACATAATGTGTCCGCCCAGAGATATGGTTAAACGTATATACACTTATGCTAAATGGCACCTGAAACCAAAAAACTATACCAGGTATTATGCTATGTTATTCGATGACACCCCTAAAAGACAAGAACAACTACGCGAATGGTCAATTTTTATAAATGAATTCAAAACGCACTTTTTTCCCACACAATAACATATAATAAAGTTTACAATAAGCGATTGAACTTATTATGTCAAAAACTTTGTATAGAAACGAAGAAGTATTATAAATCAACGACATTAACCATTCCAGAAAATATTTCATCAAATAAATTTTGGTGGGTGGGTGTCAATACCAAAGAGATATTTTGCGACGCCGCGATATTCGTCAGTATAATTACACTTTTCGTTTTTATTGTGTATCTTGACTTTACTACAAGATGATGTTGTTCGTTTTTTTTATTATCGGCGGTATTTTAGCTGATGATAGTTTTGAAGGTTCCGGAACGGACTGGATGATAAACGATGAAGTTTTGAACATTTTGAATACCACTACCAGTTTAATAATCGATGAAACAAATTTTGAAGACGATTACGTAGATTATGTGGGAGAAACTTATGATTACGAAACTAAAGTGATACAATTATTTCAATATATAAACGGTGAAAAAATATATTTGGACACGAGTAATCAAGAGATTGGACAATATATTGTGGATAATGAATATCCTCATCGATTTTTAAACATAATCCAATATTCGTTATACAAAAACACAGTGTGGGACGACGATGATCAAATAGTTTTACGTCACCAAATATCTCAGTGGTATTTTTGTTTAACTAATTGCGGCGTATATTATATGTCTGAAATATTGACTTTGGATTGTGTTTTTGTCAGAGAATTGGTACAAGATATTTTAGAAAACAGTTTGGAAAAAATTTATTTAAAAAAGAGATATAATGGCAACATGGTAACGATAAACATGGAATATGGACAGATGAATTTTAAAAAGTATGCAACGTTATACAGTCAAGAAATCGATTACCCTATTGAAAAGATACCTAAAATGACACCAGTTCTCGACATGGCAAATGCTGACATTTGTTCGTCCAAATATATCATGCATTTCGTCGATGAGATTGAACCAAATACTGCAGTAAATAATGTACAAGGAGCGGGGATGAGTTTTTTCGTTCTCATAATTTGTCTAACTGTAATCATTGTAACATTAAGTGTTTTAGTTATAATTACAGTTGTTTTTAGATTTAAGAAAAGATCTTTTAAATTAAACAACAAAATATAAATCGATTTATTTATTTTCGTTAAACATAAACATTACATCCTTATTTCGTAACATCTTTTCGGTATACCACAATGCCCTATGAACAGGTTTTAACGGTCTATCCCTAATCAATTTCTTCAATTCTCCAACTCTTACATAGTATTTATTATTGTTAATCATATTTTCAATCAATTTGTCGATTTTTTCCTGCTCAATTGTTACCATATTTACTTTTTCACCAATACCTAACTGAAACACCCGTTCGCAATTTAAAAACTGATCACCCATCAACGGTATACACATCATAGGAACACCACTATCGATTGCTTCGTCCATAGATTGTAATCCGCCATGAGTAACAAATAATTTAATTCTAGAATTAAAAAGTAGATCTCGCTGAGGAAACCAGTCGCGGATCAGTACATTTTTAGAAATATTAAACCGTTGATGGATGCTTTTATTAACTCTCCATAAAATTTTATATGGCAATTTATTAAATACCCTGACAAATTCTCCTAGAGCATCCAGATCCATATTATTAGCTTCTAAGATAGAACCAAAATTCACGTAAATCACCGGAGTTTTGCCTCTAATAAACAAACGTAGCTGATGGTCGTCTTTTAGCGGCAAGGGTCTCTTCAGATGTAACCCACCCAAGTACTGTACATTGTTAGAAACCGCGCGGTTGTTATCGATCACTGGATACACATTTATGAACAACAACACGACCCGTTTCTTTAATTCCCGAATCGCAGGGGTTCCGTTACCAAACATTTGCTTCAATCTCATATCTTGTATATGTTCAAGCTGATTCCATTCTTCTTCAAGTCTATTCTCTATAGTTTCAATTTGGGTTTTATTAGAAGTAAATGTGGATCGCCAACTGTTCGGATGAACAAAACTATTATATGTTACACCTCGATTCATAATTTTAAAATTTTCTTTCGTTCCATGTCCTGATGACATTAGAATTACTGGCGCATTGAATAAATGACCAAAAATTAAGTTCATGCTAAGATACGCTTCACACACAACCAGATCAAACTTATTGTCTTTGTTTTGGTAGAGTTTGGTAACATTAGCATTTTGAAATTGTGAGGCAACCATTTCCACTAAAGGTGTGTATTTCTCAACCGTCACTGTGGTCTCGTCGGCCACTATACCTCTAATTCTGAAATCGGTTGAGTTCTTTACCAACGCACCAAAAACAGCTAATGATTTACTGCAATCTATTTCATTTGATATTCTTCTCGGCATAGGTGTTATCACTGTTACGTTGTGACCCGCTTCTATTAATTTGTCAACATATGCCGAAAACACAGATTGATGACTGTATGCCGGTGTTGGAAAAACACACAAAATATTAGCAGCATCATTGTAAGCTGCACAGCACAACAGCACAACAAAGATACTATACATTTTGAATTGAGGTCGTGTTCCGATTCTCGTATTTATACGACCTAGATAAGTGGGTGGGGAGATTGGCTGTTGACCTATAACGTATAAATAATACAGTATATGTTTTTTATATCAACAAAACTGTTTCTATAATTTCATAATTTTAACCAACATGCATGATTTTAGAATTAAATTTTTATCGAAAGAAATTCAAGAAGTGCTTAACAGTTTAGTGGGATTAGCGCAAAATCTACACAACGGTATTAACAGAGGATTTTGTTTTGTTTGTAATTTACAATTTAAACAAGTGAATAATAACAACCCATTCATTTTTATTGTGGTTACCAATTACTTAAATGAATCGGATGACACTTTAAAATTTTGCTGTTTGAAATGTTGGCAAAATAGTAGAGGACACATGGATATTGTAGAATTGTATCCGACCTTAAAATTGTACGACGTCAAAAAGTTGATGTACAATAATGTGTTAAGAAAATTTTTATTCAATTTTAGAGATACAAACACTGTTCTATACAAAAAATACGCAATAAATGACACATTAGACGATGTTTTAAAACAAGTTTTTCGTGAAAAAAATCACCATGACGAAATACAAATGGTGAGATTGATTCGAAACGAAAACGATTTCGTGGCTGAAGAGAACATAGCCCAACTGAGGATTGAATACGGCACCAGATACACTTTCGATAGACCTTTACTTATAAATGGACAACTTATTAATTCAGTTAATAATCATTGCAAACTAAACAAATATTACTTGGAAGTGTTTTACAAAAGTTATGAGCCGTATTCACCTTTTATGGTGTGTTTTAACATCGATCCACAAAAAGAATGTGTTTATTGTGAAGGAAAAATACTGAAAAACACTGGTCATCCTATATTTAATTGCAGTCATTGCGGACTAACGAATCCCAATTATTTTATCAAAAAACATACTATGATGATTCCTTTTTGGACCCACACCTATGACTACAACAAGGTGTATTGGAAAAGTCTTAAACATAAAGGAATGCTAAAGTGTGATTTGATGGTATATGGTGTGGATACCAGAAGAAATATTTAAAAAAAACAACATATAACACTTTTTATAAGGAATTTTAATTTTAATAACAAGAT